GTTTTATGTGCAGGTTTGCATCGCGCAATTCAGACTTCGCAGTTTCCAGTTCCTGCCGCAGCTTCACAATGTCGCGCTCGTCTTGTGCATAGATGACGCGCAGTTGTCCTAGTTCTACCGCATCAGCCTTCGCAGCTTCCAGTTCCTGCGCCATCGCTTTGTGCTTTGCCAACATTTCAAGCATGGATGTGCGCGAAGATTCGTGACCGATAACCAGCGCTTCGACTGCTGCGCGGAGTGCGGCGCTTGCATCATCGCTTGCTTTGCCTCCGGGTATGTGAAAGGCATACACATCAGCCAGTTCCATGATGTCGTTTACTGTGGTCATTGCTGCTCTCCTTGTGCTGCTATTGCTGCGTCGATTGCAGCGTCCAATGCCGTTTCGTACTTCACGCCGTTAGCACCTAACCAGTACATCCCCATATACCCGCCAATGCGAATCTCTACGCCAATCTTTTTCCCGTGGTCACGTTGGCGCAACCACCGATACCGCTTCGCATCCAGAGCATCCTTTGCAACGTCTGCGGGTATCTGCTGTGCGCTCTGTGGGGATGCGGATAGCATTGCTGCGTAAATTCTCTTGTAGTCTGCTGGTGTGTCTTCAACAAATGCGCCAAAGATTGATTGACAAATGGCAACCATTTCAGGGGTTGGCGTCGCGGGCACCAACTTCCAGCCTGCGGGTATCTGTGCGCTCTGTGTCAGCTTTCCAGCCTCATACCCACGGCGATAGTGAGTCTGAAACTCTTGCTCCATCGTGTCAGTTGGAATCTTGATTGATCGGATGTGAGCGGGCTGTGCGCTCTGTGTGGGTGCTGCTAGATGCAACGGAATGTTTTCAGAACCATCTACTTTGTACGCGGACACTTCGACACAAGCCCACTTATCAGCTTTCAGTTTGTCAATATCAGCTTGATTGCAATAAGCAAACGCCTCTCCAGTCACATCCTGCCCACTGCGTAGTGTTGCGAGGGCTGCTTCGGTACGTCGTTTTGTGCTATGCATCTCAAGATCATCCGCAGTAATCAGAATAGCCCTCAGTGCAATCTCAAGCACCTTCACTTGCTCGTCTGTGTAGAGTCTCATTTCGTCTCCTTGATGGCGTAGAGGGGTCTTGGTAAACACGGCGCGTTATCAGGCTTGCCATGTAGTTCGCAGTTCCAAGATACGCAGTTAGTACACGGCTTTTCTTCGCTGTGCCCAACAACCTCCACCTCTGGCGTCTTGTCCAGAATGGCGATGGCTTCGGTTGCAACTACCGTGTTCTCCATGCGACCTGATGTTGTATCGTGCAGTCTGCGAACGCTTACAACGTAGTCAAACCAGTCATGCAACATTGCAAAATCTACCGTGACTTTTTGTTTCATGTGTTCTCCTTCGGCGCTGCACCGTATGCTCGGAGAATCGTGTCGACTTTTCCAGCTTTCACCAATCCACCAGCCACCAACGGCTCTGTTCCATCTTCCCACTGAGGCGCTGCACCGGGGGCAAGTGCGGCATCAATGCGCTCCATTGCCTCGTCATCGCTGCCGTCTACGTCCTCTGGGTGCATTGCTTGATACCACTCCAATCCAGACTTAGCCTCTTGTAAAGCTGACCCCATATCCTTCAGTTTGGCCCGTAGCTCCACCACCTCTTGCTGCATCTTCATACGCTCGTGATTAAGAACATCAGCAGTTTTGCGTAAATGCTCAATCTCCCGCGCTTGCTCGTCACACTTTGATTGCAGGGTCAATATCTCTGCTTTAATCTGCCGACATTCATCAATGGTGTAGCTGCAATAGTCCAGCAAGGTTTCAATTGGGTTCTTCATGGTGCATTTACTCCGTTCAATGCTGCTTGCGCTATCTGGTTTCCTTCGCTATTGCCGTACCTATCGCCGTTGCCGAGTCGCGCAAGTTTCTCTAACGCAACCAGCAAGGCATCACGCCGTTGCTTTATGTAGGTGAAGTCACGTTGCAACTGGTCACGATCTGCCTTCGCCTCTGACAGTTCCTGCCGCAGAGGGTCAATCACGGCCAAGTGCTTAACCAAAAGTTCACGGTGCTTTGCCAGTTCCTGCATGACTTCGGATAGGGCTGTGTGCAGTTCGGCTTGGGCTTCGACAAAAGCGGAATGGTCTGAACCGCTGTAAACCTCTGCAAAATCTGCAACCAGCGCCATCAGGCTTTCAACTGTGTGTTTCATGTCTTTTCCCTCTGTGCTTTCTTGATGCGGTAGATAACGTACAGGTTTTCGATGATGTATGCGAATACCATTCCGCAACTGAAAGCGACAAAGTACAAGTCTGTTTCACAGGTCATGTCGGTTCTCCTTTGATTGCGTAGAGTTTTCTGCCGACCAATAGAGAGGGCGGCTCGGCGTGTAGGTGTTCAATCTTTCCACCCCAAGTGCAATTGGCAACCACTTCCACACGTTGGAGCTTGTCGAGGATGGCGATAGCGTCGTCTCCAATATCACTTCCATGAGCATGAAAGTATGAATTGGCTTGTTTCAAAGCCTCTCGCACAGCCTTTGCGCTGGCGTCTGTGATGATATAGGTCATGTCATTCCTCCCACTTGTACGCTATCTCAACGCCGTTTCCGCACGTCACGTCAATCTGGTACTGGCGTTTGTTGACGCTGATATACCAGTAGTGTGGATGTTCAATGACATTGATACCACCGTTAGGCGCACATAGTTTCTCGGCCATGTTGATGTGTTGTAGGCGAGTGGTATGTTCAAAACATCCTGCCAAGAGCAGTGCTGTGAGTAGTAGTGCGTATTTCATTTCTTCGTTCCAATCACAGCCATTGCGATGGCTTTCTGCGGGGTGTCTGCCCAATTGTTAGGTGGTGATGCCCATCCATTCTTTTGAATATCACAGTTCAGCGAATGTTTTGGAAAGCAGTCGTACTTCTCGGCGATGGGTCCGATGACGTTCCAGTCGCGGTAATCAAAATCTTGAAAACCGAAATCTGTATTAACCATTATCTGTTTTCGCTTATAGCAGAAGACTTTCTTTTTATCCCACCCAATTGCCAGTGCAAGAGCTTTACTGATTTGAAGATCGTTCATACGCCCTCGGAAGTTTCTCGTGCATCATTAAGTTCTTGTTGCAGTTTGTTATTTTCCGCAACCAAATCACGGATAATATCTGCGTGAGTATGAAGCCGAGGAATCAAATCAATCAGCTTCATGTCAGTTCGTCGCAAACGATCTACGATATTCCCGACGTCGTTTGCTACTTTCAGATAAGTTTCAAGTTTGTTTTTCATAATTAACTACGAACTACTCCGCGCCATGGAAGATCCTGTGAAGCACTATAACCAAAAAGATCACGACTTGACCTTTTCTCGGCTTCCTTTTTGGTATTATACCCAAGACCAAATCCTTGACCATCCCAAAAACAATAGCGCCATTTGGCAGTATAAAGACGCTTGTATACACCGCGGCGCGCAGGTTTCTGTTCACCGCTATAAATCCCAGTAAGTTTCGTTTTCATGTGATTATTATAATACACAAATGAATTAAAGTAAACCACCACATTTCTCTATGGTTGCATTAATAAACATAGTCTCATACTGATCTAGGTAGCGAATGTATCACCACTGCGTTTTAGAGACCATATCCATCGGAAGTCCATTCTAGTTTCTCGTAAACTAAGACTGCGCCATCTGGCAATTCAATTGTTTTGATTTTCATATAGTTGTCTCACAAGTTTGAACTCTGTCACCCACTCGGTTAATTTAACGTCATACACAAGAACACCATCATCCTCGGTAGTAATCAGAATTCTGGCCATAGTTACTAATTCACCGGTCCGTTCGTACCAAGCAACAGCATACGCGGCGCACTGCATATAATAACTATAAATTTCTTCGGCTGTTTTGAATCGACGAGAAGTCTTAAAGTCAACTATGAATGTCCGCCCATCAATCTTGGCTATACAGTCAACTGTTCCCGCGACGCGAAGCTTATCACTCCACAGACCTTGTTCCAACGCATATACAACTTCGAACTTATTGAGTTCAACTTGTAATGCGGCAAACATCTTTTTCTCGGTGGTGTGAAACCACTTAAAGACTTCTTTGTTTTTACAGAGGATATAGTTTTCCGCTGCTTCGTGAATAAGAGTCCCACGTTTTGCAGCTGCATCTCCAACTCTTTTGGCTTCTTCCTCGCCAACCGCTTCTCGCCACGCATCGAGCTCGGGATTTTTCATTGATCCCAAGACTGTAGTTACACTTGGGTATAAGTTTCCATCTGGTGTACGGTAAAGACGGCCGTTTGGAGAGTCAATTCTCTCGCACTTATCAATATGACGCAATTCAAGTTTCATACCATAATAATACCACAAAAGAATAAACCCAGAAATAAAAAGATTATTTCTGGGTTCTTTTTGTTGGGAGTATAATACTCCTGTGGTTTTACAGAATACTTAGAGCTGTTTGATATACACTCTGTCTGTGTTCTAGTCCAATAACTCCACCATTGATTCTCTTGGTTAGCTGTATGAAATCAGTAACTGCAAGTAAGTTATTAGACTTCCAGAACCATAGAGCACTACCCAATGCATTTGGCTTATGTAGTAGTAAATCCGGATCATCCAAAAGGACTTGTTCATGACCGAATAGTTCTTCACTGCAGTGCATGTAGTTTGCTTTACCGGTGACTTGTAGGACTCCACGGCCCCTAAACCTATAGCCGTCACCACTATCAGCAGGGCCATTACCCATGCGATTAGCATAGACAATATTAGCAATAGCTTCAGGGTTGCGGTGGTAAGGTGCAACGTCGATGTTCTTAAAATACTTAGGAAAAACAATTTTCAACCTATCAGCACTATAGTTCAAATTTTCTGCAAGGATATTATATGAACTAGATTCATGCGCGGTTTGAGCGATAAAAGCTGCCACCTGTTCTTTCGTGGTGAAACCCCACTCAGGAAGCTCGGTAGAAATAATATCGCACCACTCTTCTGGCTCTTTACAGAGCGGTAGAATTGCAGTAAATTGTTCTAATGTAAACATATTAGTATCCCATTGTTTCTTTGGCGATAATGTAGTTACGCACCATTGATGATCTTACAATATCATGGCTTGTAAATTCTATATCACTGTAATCGGGCATTTTTTTAAGAATTTTGATAAACTGTGGTAATCCCGACACATCATATTTAGATGTTACCAAGTCGGTTTGTTTTACATCTCCAACGAAAATAATCTTAGAACGATAGCCAACCCGAGTAATAATCGTATCCAATTCCTGCATTGTCATATTCTGTAATTCATCAACCACAATGATAGAATCATCAATGGAGATACCACGAATAGCTGTAGTAGAAATAAAGCGAGCATAGTTCTGCTCTTTTAAACGTTCCCAGGCATCTGGGCGATCAAACAGAGTAGTGCAGATTTCTTTGTACGGTAGTTCATAAATTTCTTGTTTCTCTTCCAACGAACCAGGTAAGAAACCAACATTACGAGTTGGCACACAAGAACGAACCACAACAACTTGACGGAATGGATTTGACTTATCCAAAACTTCTTCTAATGCTTTGTACAAAGAAATAAATGTCTTACCAGTACCAGCCGAACCTAGTACACCCATACAGTAATCACCTCGCTTGTACATATCATAGAAAACTTGCTGATTTGGTGTAAGAGCATCAAATGTCTTTAGGTGATCAAGCTTGATTTTTAATCCATTACTAACTGGTTGATGGTGATTTTTGTGGTTTTCTGCTTCCATGTGGTCAATCCGTTTCTGAACACCACTATATTTTGTTTCAGCGCCTTTTTCAATTGCTTCTGCTACAAACAGGGCTGGGGCCTTTTTCTTTGTTACCATTGTTTTCCTTATTGTTGTTTATCCCATGGCGGTCGTACCAGTATTACGACCCGATGCTAAATTGGTTCGTTTATTCCTTTCTTTGATTTTATCTAATACTTCCTTAAAACCATTATCCTTTTTCGCAGTCATCAAACGATCAGGTCTAATAGTTGTCATACAACTGGTTGGTCGCCACTCTCCTGCAGTAGAACCACAGTATGGGCATTCGTGTGTATTATCTTTTTCTGCGATGCGGCAGGTCACTTCAAATAGCTCTTCACAGTCTGAGCATTGTCGATCATAAATTGGCATTGTTAATTCTCCTATACTGTTATTTAGGGAATTTATGGTCAACAAAAAAGGACCCGCGGGTCCTTAATTTTTATCTTTGACTAGATGACTTATATGATCTACTATGAAGTGATACTCAGTGTGCTCGATAGTATTTCGGATACCTTTTCTTTCGCCAAGTGCCTTTCGTTTCCAGTGCTGGCCGCCATATTCAGATACCCGATTAACGATCGCATCTAGATAGCCTTGATATTCTGGTGGATCATTTTCATGCAGAACGAACATTGCTTTCATAAAGATTCTCCACTGATATAGATCGTTCTACTGTAACACCACGCTCAATCAAAAATTCAACACCTTCTTGGCGATAATTTTCACCATAGACCACACGGCGAATACCGGCACTATTAAGCAACTTAGCACAATGCATACAAGGAGCAAGAGTAACATAAGCAGTTGCACCATCGGAGGAAGAACTTGATCTAGCGATTTTCGCAATGGCGTTTTCTTCCGCATGGCTTACTTCCTTATTAGTTACATAGTCTCCATCCATTGATACGGAGTAATCATAGTGTTCGCAGTTATTATCCATTCCCGCGGGCATACCATTAAAACCCATAGAAATGATGTTCCCATCTTTTACAATAACACACCCAACCTGTTTTCGTTTAGCATAGGACATTTGAGCCACCCGCTTGGCAATGTCCATATAAAGCGCGTCATAGCGCCGAAGTTTACTGGAAATATCCAACATTCTTTAGTGCCTCAAATGTAATACCCTTATAAATTCGCGCAACCGTTTGATCTTTACACGCTAGGATAAGTTCCGCCTCTTTTGCAGATACCGATTCTAATGCTTGAATGAATGCAGTCTCGGTCCGCGCCTTGGCCGCACCAGTATATTCTTTTTGGAACATATCAATACGCCGGGCAAACTGCCAGAAAACACCTGGTGGCACAGCAGCTTCTTCCATCTTATTTGGTGAAAATGGTGGATGAGTTTCTGGGAGTTTTAGTTTTGCGTCTGGTAGAAAAGCAGCATTCATGAACATACGAAGGAAGTTATTATCCTTATGTTGCATAATGGACTGAATATTATCTTCAGCAGCCTTCATGATTTCAATAATTGTAGCCATCAAAATTCCTGTATAGAGTCGAGCAAGTTCTTGCAACGGTGTTTAATAAAATAATTGAAGATTTTAGACTTATCAGCCTTTACACCTTCGGTTCCCTTATATGTAGCAATGATTTTGTCTGCAATTTCCTGTGGAATATAATCAAAATCAATCAGCTGGCGGTTCCGCTGATAGTTCCGATTCATAGTAGTGTCGGCAAAATCAATTGGTAGTCCATCATCAGCCTGCTTAAATGCTGCTTCTTTGATTTTTGCAGTAATCGGTGGTTGTCGAATACCATCTACAAGTTGACTGTCACTGCTACGGATATTCGGAATTCCATCACCAGAATCACCGGTCAAAATCTTTTCCAGTAGGAAGTGCTTGTCTGTTTTCTTGACAAACTTCTTTAGTATAGGATTCCATTGACGGACATTTTTGTACTTATGTAATTGACCAAAGTCACCATCATTAGATTTAATGAAAACTGGTTGCGGCTCGTCATCAATGAGGCCGATGGTGCGCAGTTCATTCTCCTGTGTATACTTGGTCAGAACTGCAATTACATCGTCGGCCTCGGCTTCATTAACCATGACAAAACGATATGGGAAAAGACCCTCAAATTCTTGACGTAGTTGGCTACCAATATCAAAAATCGCCTTCCAATCGGTCTTTGATTCATCGCGATTCTTTTTTCGGTGTGCTTTATAGTATGAGAATATACCTTTACGCCAGTATTCACGACCATCTACCGCTAGAACAATCTGACCATACTCACTACCATACTTTCGTTTGTCTGCTAGTAGGGTGCTAAGAATTGTATGACGGAGAATATCCACCATCTTTTTAGTGTCCTTACCTTTATCAAAGTCAGAACCAAAAGCGGTTGCACCAGCAATAATCAGCTGGCTATAGTCAATTAAAATCATCGTATAATACCCTTAATTTTATTGTTCTTCTTTTCGTTTTGAAGACGCTCATCAATTTCTTGGAAGTACTCAAGTATATATCGAGCTTCTTCTAGTGAGTAATACTTTTGATTCGTTGACCATCGGTACACATTTGGCAGGCCTGGAATCACTGAATATTTTACTCCATATTCCCAGCAGAAAAAGCCATTAAATTTGCGAACTAGATATTGACCACCAACCGTTTCTACAATGTGGGGTTTGAATGGATTATAGAATTTCATAGTTCAACATATGAAGTTTTCTTCATATCTTTCTTTCGCTTCTCTTTTTTTTCTCGGTTTTCCAAGAATTTGGTGTAATGTTCCATTACACTTTTTGCTTCACCCTTTGTCATCGTGCAGTAGTCATCGATTTGTTTAAATCGATCCCACCACATGAAATCTTGTCGATCCATATATGACCAACCAAAGAAACATTCCTCAAATTTATATGCACGAATCAAATACTGCCCGAGTTTATTCTGAACAATATGTGGTTTAAATGGGTTATAGAATTTCATTTGTATGTTACCAAGAGGATACATTCTTCGTTGATACGACCGGTTACCTTTTGTTCAGCAGCCTTGGTTTCTTTAAAGAACTTATTCAGTACTCGCTTACCATCGGAGTAATTAATCAATTCTGGTTTGCGGATCGTCTTAGACATGGATTTGGACACATCAAAATTTAGCAGAGTAGTTCCCTTGAAAGTCAGTGTCTGACCTGCAATTGCCTCGTAATACTGCAATTTACGATACTTGGTATTGAATACCCAGAGTTCAGACATACCAACTACAGTGGTGGGATTGATAGACTTCATTTTCAAGTCCGCGTTATCCTTGGCATATTTTACCTTGGCTGCAACGACAGCCGGTGGCTTGACCTTAACGGTTCGAGTCTTACGAACAGTCTGTACTTTAGCTTGATTTAGTGCTTCGGTTAGGGAAGTATAGATACCACGAAGACGTTTCAGACCAACTTTTTTAAACTGGCTATAACCTTCATTCAACTGAGCGTCGGTGCCCTCGAGAACTTCATCCAGTTCGTCGATAGTATTCTGAATCCGCGCAAGAACCTTCTTGACCATTGGTCCGCGGATTCCCATAGAATTCACCAAGCTATCAACCTTGGGAATAGTACCGTCGATGCAGTACTGATCAACAAGACCCGCAAACTCACCCAAGAATTCGGAAACCTTGTCATCCATCTTATCCTGAATTGTAGCCTTGGGTACTTCTGCTTTTACTTCAACTGGTTTGACCTTCTTTTCCTTGAAAGTATCAGTCAAGCGATTTAATTCTTGTTGCATGACCATCTGGTGGTGCTCGGATAACTCATCACCATTATCAGTGATACGAACCAGATTTGCCAGCGCACGGAATTCTACCATTGCCAAATCTTTGAATTTGACCTTAGGATAGTGTGCCTTAATCCATGACATACGTTCCTTGTCGTCATACGTTGTGTTGAAGTAACTCAACACGCGCACGAGACTCTCTCGGTAGTCCATAGGGTTCAAGTGGGGGTCGTTATTGCGCAAGAGTTTGTGTGCCTTGGCGCGCTTTGCTTCTTTAGTGGCCATTCCAGATGTCCTCGATTTGTTGTTCCAAAACTTCAATTATAGCATAGCCATGGATAAAAGTAAAATCACCTTCTTCTGCACCAGCTAACTTAACCGCTTCATGAATCTTCCAGATAGCGGTCTGCAAATTACTAATCGCTGTTCTATTTTCTAGAGACAACGATCGAAGATTAAAATTGAGGTTTGGGAGCATATTCAGCTGTGATTTTCTGAAGACGACGGAGGAATTCTTCTTGCTGTTTCTTTGGTAGTCCAGCAACGATCGTGGAAATAGCACCACCCAAATACCCGGCAGCATGGGCGTAACTGTCGTAATGCGCCTTAGAGACATTTACAAAAACATCAACATGTGCTTGCAAATCTGTTTTAGTCAGTTTAGCCATTTCAGCTCCGTATTACAATAGAAGTATTATACCACGGAGCAGAATAAAAGTAAACTACGGTTCAATCCAGTCTTGATTATCCATAACGTCATTCTCTTGAATAATCTCGTTATCCACTGTTGGTTTGACCCATTCCGGTTTCTCGAACACAAATAGCTGTTTGACCAAAGAAGTTGGTATACCACTTTGCTCGCACGTCTTTTCAGCGATTGATCTATTAGCAAATATCTGATTTGTATTTGCGATAGTGTATCCAAAGAATTTATACATCAGACCATTTCCTCTACAATGCCGAGGATTTCAGCTAAGAAGAATAAAACACCTGCGGAAACGAATCGATTTCCCATTAAACACACTGCCGCAAGAATCCGTAGTCCACTCTTAATCATAGATACATAAAAATGTCCATGACTCGTGTCTTTTGGTTGTGGCTCAATAATCATAGAATCTTTCTCTTAATCAATTTGTCAATAGTAGCTGGGACTGATGTAAACAAAATACCAATACCACCATACTCTTCCCACAATTTAATATTGCGAACGTAATCGTCAATAAGAATAGAACCCGGATTAGCACGTAGCCATTGAACCTTATTTACGCCACCAACGACTGTATTAATTGGTATAGTTTCTGAAACGTTGCGGCGGAGCCAATTTCGCTTATCCGTATCGGCAGAGTGCAAATATCCAGTAGGACGTGGTAATGCAGTTAAAAACTCCAAATCGTAATCTTTGAGAATATCAATCAACTCCAACGAGTCTTCCATTAACTCAAGAGTGTCAAAAAAGTTTGGTATCTTGGAAATAGGACCCCAAATTTCATTGGACATACGAGGAAGTCCAGGAGCAATCTCAGCTAATTTCTTATCAAAATCTGCAAATACACCATCAACGTCTAGATAAATTTTCACGTAGAATCCTTATATTTTCTTGTTTCCACCATCTAATTTCTAATTCACATTCAACTATTCGTTGACGTAGTTCTGCATTCTCTTCCATTAAAGCATAGTTAATTGCTTTAGCCGGAACGCCTGGTGTAACGCGTTCCGTAGCAGTTAGTATAACTTTACTCTTGTGGTCCGAAGAGTGCTTCATATGTTTCTTCAAACTCGGCTTGATCTTGCTTTTGAGTTGCGAAGTTAGAAGCATGGTAAGTCTTGGCCATCTTCTTCAAGATTTTCTTGTCGAGCTCATGTTTCTCTGCCAAAAGTGAAACCGCTTCCTTTTGGAAATCCTTTTCACCCTGAGTACGAGAAAAACTTGCACTCATCTCGTCGCAAAAATCCTTAACTGCTTTTGCCACAACTGGGTCTTTAATATTAGCCATTGTTCACTACTCCATAAAAAATTGGTTCATCTTTATATCGTTCACGTACCACGAGATATTTTGTATCCCAGATGGTTTCTGTTAGCAGAGCCGTAGGGTTGTTCAGTGGAAATTTGCAAACCATTTTATCTGGTTCACCATTAACCCCACGAAGCCATGATTCTACGACTACATTATAGTCAGAAGAACATGCATTTTCGACGCGAATCGTTTTAGTCATGCTGGAAATCCATGGGCTGTATCAACTGTGCCACCATTTGCAATATAAAGTGCCAATGTGCGAACTACAGAACCATTACCCTTTGCAGCTTGGCGCTTCATAACAGTATACACTGGGTGAATCTTCTGAACAGGGCGTCCATTTTCAATAACAACACTGTTCAGTTGTTCGCCAATATACTTCAGCGGATTCTGAACCATGGCAATACCACTTGCCAACCATGCTGCTTTCTTAGCTGCCTTCTTTGCTGCTTTTTCTTCGGGTGTCAATACAATCTTCATAATATACTCCTTATCGTTCGATTGTTACAAGATTTTCCAAAATAAATGACTTCCAGTGACCTGCATCCACATCATAAACGGGGATTGTAGTATCACTTATCATACGTGTTTTACCATCATTTACGGGGCGGTGGTCCGCCGGGATAATAGACATGTCCCGTGTTACGGTCAATTCACGTAGAGAGCCGTCAACCTTAAAGAAACTAATCTTTGATAGACCAGTTGCCAGTTGTGCTTCAACTACACTCTTTTCAAAACCATTTTCATTCACATTTTTCATAATTACCTCTTATTTCAACTCACTTAACTTATTTGCCATAGTTTTATCGAACCGAACTTGTTTATAAACCGGTAGGAAAAGACTCTTGGTTTTTACCTTCGGGTCCTTGCTCTCAATTACTTCATTATCTCTCATCATAAACTCCTAACGGCTCAAACCGTTGTTTAAGTTTCTCAAGTGTTTCTGGGTATTCGCCAGGATCATTCCAGTGTGAGATTTTATGTTGCTCAAATAGAGATTTCTTAACATATTCTCGACAAATTGGGCAAAAAAATTCTTGAAATTTATTTTCCATAAATACTATTGTAGCACAAAAACTACAAGTCAAAAATAATGTCCATCGCGCCGCCTGAGAACGACCATGGACCCTAACACTTTAAGGGAGTGCCAGCTATGTCTATTTATAAACCAACATTTCTCTACATCAAACAACATATTGTCACTGGAAAATTATATTTCGGTAAAACAACACAAAATCCGATAAAATATTCTGGTTCTGGAAAATATTGGTTAAATCACATTAGAAAACATGGCGTAGATAAAGTAGAAACAGTATGGTATTGTTTGTTCACAGATAAAGAAACTTTAACTAAATTTGCTTTAGATTTTTCCAAACAAAATAATATTACTGAATCAGAAAATTGGGCCAATCTTAAACCAGAAACCGGTTTAGATGGTGGTACTATAACAAGAAGTTTTGAATCTAGATTAAAACAATCCAAAACTACTCGTGGTAGAACACATAACAAAGATTGGGTTAATAAAATTTCTCGATCATTAACTGGTAAATCCAGAGGTGCTCAGACACCAGAACAAAAACTTAAAACATCAATTGCTTTACGTGGTAAAAAGAAACCATTATGTACGTGTCCACATTGTGGAAAAATTGGTGGTGTTAACACAATGCATTTTTGGCACTTTGATAAATGTAAATTTATTTCAATTCCTTGACTGAATTAGCCTTATTCTTATCGTCACGAATTTTAATATACACAGGTAAAAATAAACTCATAGTATTTTTATCTTTCGCTGTAATAACTTCGTTGTATTTTATTTCGATGATTTTCCCAACATAATAACTCGGATCACGTACGCGATCAGCATCGGTCAGTCCTGTACCACAACCTGTTCGCAAGAGACCATCAGAAGTTTCTAGAATCAGATTTCCAATAAGACCCCTATTCTTGCCGGTACCTTCCTCCCAACCGACACACAATAGGTCAGCTGTTTCTTCGGCTTTCATCTTGACCATGTCCTTAGAACGCCGATCTTCCCACACACCATCCGCAACCTTAATGATCGCACCCTCTTCACCTCGGCTTCGCATTTCTGCATAAAACTCCACACATTGCTTAAGCGTATCAACAACCTTTGTTTCAATGACAGAGATCAAACCTGGATTGAATTTCTCTGAAGCCAGAATCAGATTCGCCAGGCGTTTAGAATATGGTTCAGTTCCCTTACCACTCTCGAATTCAGCGAGAGGGATAATATCCCAAACTTCAATGCACATCTTTGTGACTTCTTCTTTGGACAGTGTTCCACGAACCGCTTTGGTGTATAGTCCATTACCGACTTTACGATCAGCAATTCCAGTTTCTGTGCGAACCAACAATTCACCGTCGATCACTACATTTTGAAGATTGGAGAATTGTGCGTCAAAGAACCCATGTAGATCCAATTCAGATCCACTACGAGAACGATAAACAACGTCACCTTCTGTGACAATAATATTCACACGACCACCGTCAGACTTCTTCTGAGCGATCAGTTTATCCTTACCTTCTTTCTTACGGATATAATCTAGATTTTTTACTTTGCCCGGTTGAGCCAGCATCATTGGATACTCTGGAATCAAATCCTTCCAAACTTTATTGGATATTGAAGTTCCACAATTACAGCGCAGGTCTTTATTGATAATTCGTGCCAGAATAATCTGAGCTTCCTGTGTCAGTTGTGACATCATCCCGTCGACGAAACGTCGCGCAGCATTACCAGTATATTCTCGATTAATGAGTTTATCCAACTGTGTGAATGTACTCATGCTAATATCATTAACACCATCGCCGATATTAGATACTTCTACTTTAATATAGAAATTAAAGCGTGGGTTTTCGGTGTAGAGGAAAGTATTTTTCAAGACTTCGTTGGTCTTGTTATCCTCTAGAATTTGCTGCTTTGCTTTAGTTGAGCCAATAGCAGCGATGGATTCAATAATTTGATAGATACTCACTTCAATACTCTCCGATTTTTCATTTTGCGTGGTGCATTATCGGGGTGCAAAACAAACTTGCGACCCATACGCTCTTTCATTTCAGCAGCCCGTGCTGCGTTGCGTTCACGTAGTTCTTGTGTGGACTTATCCATAGAACGCATTGCCAAAAACTCATCACTCACCATCTGCATTAACTTCTTCCTTCATTGCTTCTTCAAAACCTTCACCGTACGATTGAACCATAAGTTCTTCGATGTAGCGATCAAATTGTATACGAGACCATTTTCCAGATTTAACACACTCAAACACCATACGGTGGTCGAGATGCGCGATCTGAGCTGGCGTGAGAGAATTAAATTCGGTCAAGTTCACGACTCAAGATTTCCATAATAAATGAGTTGCCTTCTTCGACCCACTCGGCCATGGAGAGACTATCCAGAGTAGCTGTATATACACTTTTGGTATCGTAAATATCACCAGCGGAATACACAAAGTAAAAGTAATACTCACCCTTGTAGAGTTCGAGATACTTATTACCGATTTGCTTAATAATTTGTTTACGTGTAATCATTTTACAAGTTCATATGCTTCTTTGGCTACTTGATCTGCGTGTTTCTCGGAGAATCCCTGTGAACGAACCACCAGAGAAGCATAATCAATACACTGTTTCTTTGATGTTTTAGAATTTTCCTGCAACATACGAGAAATGTATTTAGTTGCTAGAGCCAGTTCCAAAGTCATAATGATTCCTTGATGCTATGGATTAATTATACTACGGAAATGAATAAAAGTAAATCACCACAAATCTTCTGTGTATAGTAATCCCGCGACATAGACAAATTCATCTTTTCGCTTAATCTGTCCTGTTCTCTGAGCACGGATATACGCCCCGCCACGTGTTAACCAATTCCCATTGGCATCCAAGAATCCGTCTTGGCTTGGTCCTGCGACACCACCGATACTACGAACAATATCCGGATGACGGTTTGGTCGCGGAAGAGAATAAATCTTTCCGTTATACTTGATGGCTGCACAAGCAATCCGTGCATATCCGTTACTGTATTTGTAGGTGTAGCTCATTTGTTCGGATCAAAAGCATCTTTCAGGTTTTGCATAATAGCAGAACCTGTTTCTGTTGTATTGTCAAACGGTCCACGATTCAAATCATCAGCAGTGACTGGAAGCGTTACCACATCCACAACTGCTGCGACTGGAAGAACGACTGTTGCAACTGCGGCTTTCGCCAAAGAATTTAGCATACTAAACATAATTTTCTCCTAATTAATTACCCACTCACACAAATCATCATCCCATTCAGCATCAAATGAAATAATTGGTTCATTTGGTAACGTCACGTGTTGACCTGTTCCATAATCAACGCCGTGCGAAACCAAATGTTCATTTCTGGTTGAACCATCAGGATACTTAACTGGATAAATTCCAGTAATCAGAACTATCATACTTTGACAACCTGAAACTCGTAGCACAGAGTCTGCGGTTCGTATCCATGATAACCACGTGGATTGCTAACCACCAACACATCGCCAATTGTGTAATAAACTGGATCGTGAATGTGACCATGAACTGCCACGCGAATATCCGAATCCATTAACATTTCTGAAATGTCTTCGTAGTAAGCATCATTGGTTGCATTACCTTTGTAGCTGTCACTGATTGACAAACTGCATGGTGCCATATGCGTGATCAAAACTTTCTTTTTGTCAGTTTTGAGATCAGCAAACTCTTTGATTTTCTCCAGAGTTCGACGGCATTGAGCCGCTGTATCTTCCGGTGTCAACTTTTGCTTTTCACCCCAAGCAGATGTCGCTTTCCCAACGTGGATGGCTTTGTAGTCATTCATCAGGATAGACGCATCCCACATTGCTGATGGATTACCATTGTGGAAAGTTGTCCACATTGTGGCACCAAAGAAGATAGTGTCGTCGATTTCCTTTGTTTGCTTTTCCAGTAGAGTAAAGTTTGTCAACCCAGCACGTTTGAATTGTGCCCGGAGATTCTGCTCTGTGTGGATAAAGGAATTGTCGTAGTGTTCATGGTTACCCATAACGTACAAGACATTCTCAAAGTTCTTATTCAACTCACGTAGGTAATCAACGATGCGATCGCGATGCGGAGTGTTCTGTTTTAGCAGATCAACTTCCACTGTATCACCCGCAAGAACAAGGGTGCTGACTCCCTCTGCCTTTACAGGAAGAAAGTCAAAACCCTCGTAGACAAGGTGTAAATCTGATGCAAGAGCAAATTTCATTTTATAAGAATAAAAACTGGAATATTCCCCGAAAACCTATCTGGCGAGCCAGATTTAACACCACGATACAATACCATGGAACCGACACCACTAGCTTTTTGTTTACGAGTTTTTGGTAATGATTGAATTATATAAAAATTCATATTAAACTTTCACAATTTGAAACTCAAAATATTCTGTTCGAGCACCAAGTACCGTGCCTAGAAGGGAATGAAGAACGCGAAAAGTGTACTCCAAAATCATTAGAACTCCAAATAAGATTTACCGATCAGCCAACGTACAGACTCAACATCTGTGGAAGAACCACATTTAGTTAGTACGAAGTCTTTCAGTTGATAATTCTTACCATCATACATCTTGAACAGACCCTGCTTATAGACAGAATCCTTAACCATTTCGGCAAATTCCTTTTTAGAAGTCAAGTGCTTCAGCCGATCAAAACAACCAACCATTTCTTGTTGAGCCAGATTCAATCGATACCATACGGATTCGTTATAAGCAACTAGACGATCACGAACTTCTGGAGTTACCAGTGGTAGAACGTCATCCAACTCGTTTTTTAGAACCAATTGCAAAACATCCTTTTCGTTACGCAGACCATCCAGAGCGCGGTGCTTCAAACAGTAGTCGGTAGCCTTAATTTTCACAAAGCGACCATCATCAAACTTGACAACAACACCTTCTTCACCCAACAGACCAGAAACCTTCTTTGCTAGGTCACCTAAACCATGGTGGTCTGAAATAGTACGTGCTACAATAATCCGAGGATTTTGTACAAACCAACGCAGAGTCCGATTTGACTTATATTCACCGGTCTCGTTACAACGAACACCAGTTACAGCCAAAAAAGGTTCGGGATAGTCGATTACGATCCGTTGTTCACGCGAGCAGAATTCAAAGATGACAGTATGGTTAACTGCCAGCATAGATTCGATCAGCTTTACGTATGCAGCATACTTTTGGTAAGAACCAACTTCCCAAGACTTTAGCAGTGCCATAGCCTTATCTGCAACTTCGGTCACACCAGCGCGAGTACCGAACTTCCAAGAACCGTCTGGCATTGGAATAGGAGTAATCATCGAGCCGTCCAGTTTTTCCTGAACAACGTGCGGAACACCCAACGGGAAATTTTCCTCTGCGTACTCTGCGTTCTCATTCAGATTGTGGAACTTGTGATATGCCAAGCGGATAATTTTACCCGAGTGATCAAAGCAGGTACCACGTAGGTTTTGCAGAATCAGGGTTTCACGCGGGGTAGAACCCTTGAATGATTCTGTGAACGCCACAGCGTAGTCGATCACATAACCATACTCGCGTTCGTTACAACGAAATTCTGGCTTATTCTTAATTGCCTCTAGGGCTTCTTGTAGTGTAAACATTTAGAAAAGATCTTTCAGAATGCGGAAACCAGTTTGGTCACTCTTACGAACATACCAGTTACCATCCTTACGCAGAATGTAATTATATTCTAGCATATCATTATTCAAACGATAACTATCGAACGAACCAAACCGGTCTGCATTGATATTTTGTTCACCGCGATCACGGCCGTAGAATCGGCAAGAATCTTCTACATAATCATTGAAATTATGTTTTTCACCAATATTTTTGGCCAGGAAAGACATATCACCCAAATCCATCAGCTGCCGAACCTTGAACGGATCGCTATAATGTTCCAACAGCATTTTGCCGTTGTAACTCAGGTAACCGTCAGAATGACAATAGATCGAATCAACAGTACCGTCGGCATATTCGAGCGCAATTGTGGAATTTGTAGACATAATGTATCCTTGTTACTATATGATAATTATATCACAAAAAAGAATAAAAGTAAACTATTTGATTCCGTACTGTGCTTGATAGTATGCGTATTTTGCCATTCTATACGCATAAATCATTGTGTCTTTATCAATTGACTTATCAACTACCGTTTTTGACTTTTGAAGTGCATCAATCCATTGATCGATTTTTGTGATAAATGGATCGGCTTTTGTTGGTAGAGAATTGGCGATTGCTTCACGGATTATTACTTGTGTATCAGCGATATAAGCAACAGTTCCACCATTATCTTTGATTCTCTCTTTGGCATCAAAAACACGTTCTGGATCACACCAGTCTTCTGCGTACGTATTTAACCAATCATCGAGTGCTGTCTCGGCTGCCAATAGAGCCATTACTACTGATGTTTTCATTATGCTTCTACCCCGGTCAGAAGTTTAACAATTTCTTCCTTGGCGCTGGCCATAGACATGTTTTCCAGAATATAATTCTTCACACGGCGGATACCGACATTAACATTGTAACCGATATTGAACTTGCCGTGAGTGCTTTCCCAGTTACGGAATTCAATTTCTGTGGCAGAATCATTGGTTTCACCGGGCTTACGGCAAGAAACACGAACAACATTACCATTTTTGCGGGCCAGTTTGATCAGCATATCAGCAGTTTCTTCATCAACCTTAGGGTCAGCAGCGATACGTGCTTCCTTGGCAGCCTTTTCTTCTGCTGCCTGAATACGGCACTCTTCACGGAAAGCGAAATATGCAACTTTGATTTGGTCGGAATTTTCGCGCAATGTCTTAACCACTTCACAAGCATCAAGCAGAGCAGCAGCCTTATTTGCATAAGCAACAGCGTCATCTTCGACAACCTTGGGATCACGTCCACCGGATGAATCGGAGATTTCGAAACTGAATTCACCAGTACCCATGTAATCAGACTTCACATAGATACGGAGTGTGTCACCAGACCAGAAACCAGCAACCTTATACGACATATTTGCATATTCACGACGACCAATATCGGTGAACAGTTGCTCGTTGAGTTCAAAATTGCGTGTAAATTGCTGAGACATTTTAATGTTTCCTTGTTACTATGGGATTATTATAGCGTATTTTGGAATAAAAGTAAATTACTGAAATTGACCCAACTTATTGCGCTTGGGGCGATAGTAAGACTGGAAACCCTGTGATTTGGTATTCCATACAGCAACCGGCAAAGCGGTGGCTTTATACCAAGTGTAGCAGAGAGTTTCGGCTTCGCAGAAATCATCAAATTCTGCAATTGGCTCACGGTTGTCGTAAGCCGCCAATTTATACTGTGGGTCCAGTGCTACAACTTGAAATGTTTTGCTCATGGGAGTTATTATAACACACCATTGAATAAAAGTAAATCAGATAACTAGAGGTAGGTTTTCTGATTTTGCCCACATAGTGGCTTCAACGATGGCTTCATCGCGTGAAGCATAAGAACAAAATCCAGTTTCCCATGGTTCCCAAAATCCACCAATGTCTGCCATGTCTGAGTTCCACCAGTATTCTACTGCTTTCCAACCAGCAATAGGTTGATAAACAGAAATAAAACGCTTGCATCCCTCAGGGACTTTATTAACAATTTGGAACATAATTACTCAACAAGAAGTTCTGAATACGCTGTAGCATACAACTCGTCTGTAATGAGAGTGCCACCATAAGCGATGTGATAGGTCTCGGCAACAGCTTTCACAAAGAAAGTCATAACCTTACCGTTTTTGAGAATCAGAACATACTTCATAAATCCCTTTCACTATTTGATTATTATATAGCAAAAGAGAATAAAAGTAAATCAGATTGGTGTTGGGAAATGAACCACTTCTACATCTGTCCAATCAGACCAATGTCCATTATTGATATATTCTCTATATTGAAGTTTACTCGGTGGTGTTGCAGATAGTATCCGATGCCGCCATTCGCTCATAGACTCATCTGGGTCTTTTGGGTATTTTGGTGGATCGTAGACTACTCTACGGATTTCAAAGTTCATATTTCCAAACCGTCAAGTCTTTAAATGAATACTCATCCATAACAGATGAAATAATAGCTGCTATGACTGCTCGGTTTCCACCACCAAGACCTGCTCCAATCATATCTGGTACGTGAACAGAAAGACCATTATTAACAGCAAACTGGATCACTTTTCTGAAACATGTATCAATGGCATCATATGACACATATCGTTGTGGAGATTTTCCGTATGTGGCTTGTGTTATAGCTGATGCGATCCATTCACCCCTTGGTGCTTGATACCAAGAAACAATACCAACTTTAGACAAATATGCTGTCGATTTTAAATCGTCAATATATTTCTTGAATACATCTGGATATTTTTCTCTGATTTGTTTTGCCACACCAGAACCCATTACACCTTGTGCATTACATCCGTGTACAATAATATTCCCACCAATACATTGATCAAGAATATTTCCATCGCGAAACATCATATTTCACCCTTCACAGTTTTAATATATTGAGCTAATTCATCACATAACTGATCTGCTTTGACTATTTCCCGAGAAATATCTGGTTCAAGATTGCCGTATTTGATTCTAACTAGAGCTGTCATTGTAGCAAAACTCAATAAAATGTCTTCAGCTCTTTCTTTTAGATCATATGTCATATAACTCTATCCTTAAGCCAAGAAATCATAGTATCAATATCATTAACTAGTTGAAGATTAAAGCGGTCACAAACCATTTCGACATTACCTTTTCTCCAAAATCCGTCAGGACAACAAACACAAATTTGTTTATTCCTATATTCAGAATTACCTGCAATTAAACCAAGCTCCAATAGTGTAATAGGCGCTTGTGTTTTTGGGTCGAAATAGAACACAACAATATCACAGTAATCAAGTAGGTGATCCATTTCCCACGTGACCTGCTCGTTGAAGTTCTTGTCGTTAATACTTTGTGTCCAAGAACTATCCCAGTCGTCTCTTCGTGGGTTAAAAATATTCACCTGACAGTCTTTAAGTTCTCTTGCAATTCTTTCTTGCCAGTTCTCGGCTTTACCCATTTCAATGGAACCAGCGAGAAAAATATTTTTACCAAGCAAATACGTTCTTTGGTATCTTAGCGGTGCTTTAATTTCAAACATTTGGTTTCCACATCTTTGCAAATTTAATAACGTTTGGATATTCGGTTCTCGGGCAGACCACAGCACATGATTTTTCTCCACCAAGTGTTGAATTTTCATGTGCCAAGAATACATTTGGCAGTTCTACTATTTTAGTAAATTCTTTTCGATTTACTTTCACAACAACCTTCTTAAAACTATTCAACAACCAAATATTATAGTCTGGTGTTAAACCTTCTCCATGACGGTTGTAAAACTGTAAGTGAGCACCAAGGACTGCATGAGCCACTAAAGTAGGAACCATGAAATCTGGTACTTCATCGAGAACTGCAATGTAGAGTTTCATTTATTGGGCCATTCTAGTTTTCTGCCATCTGCATAAGGTATAGTTGTTGTAAATGTATCTGCTTTTAATTTATTAAGCTGTTCGAGTGTATATTTCCGTGGAATGCCTTCATGTGAGATTCTATATCCGGCTTTCCATGTATAGCGACCGAAAGAACCAGCTTTAACTCTCTTCATCTTCTTTAGAGTTCCGCTACCCTTAATTGTATACAATTCTTTCTCAACGACATCCCAGTAATAACCGGGATATTTTGTGAGTACAAGATTACCAGAAGGAAACTGAATCATAATCTCTTCCATTGCACATCAATGGTTTTAGAAAACGTAACATTTAGTTTTGTTACTTCATATGCTCTAAAATGAACATCGCGCTCGGCAAAAAGTTTACACTGATTCACAAATTCTGCTTCAGTCATTATTTCCATAACAACATCAACTTCTTCTGTGTAAGCTGGATATCCATGACCTGGCCAGTTACGGCTAGTTTCATCACCTTCGTGATTAATTGTGCGTTTATAAACAATCAAATACATAATTAAAAAGGAATATCATCGTCCCATTCTTCGGGAATTGAAAAATCTTCTTTGGGTGCTATATACGCGGGATTCCAGAAATTATTAAAAACATCATTATAATCCCCGCGTAGTCTATCTTGATCATCGCTTAATACTTTAACACCACCAAAAGAATCACCAGTAGCATTAACTGTTATTGTTCCATCATTAAAATGACCGTCCCAATAACAGTTAATTACGTGAAAATCAAATCTATTATAAGAAAGATCTTTATCAACCGATACTAAAAGTTTTGGTCCATCGGTGGTACCAAGCATTAAGCGCATTTTCATTTGTTAGAGTTCGCACGAACTTCATCAAAAGTTTGAGTGAATGTTACCTTACCGTTTTCAAAGTAAGTCACCATTGCATCCTTCCAATCAAATCCCTTATCAGACCAGTTTGCGGGGCGGTTTACTGAAGTTTGATATTCACCACCGCTAGTCCAAAGTTGCACACGACCCTTCTTAGAAGTCTTGCCCGGATCGGTTGCTGGGTCCTTGAACACATCACGCCATTCGAGTCCTTCTAGACCATCGATTTCAACGCGGACACCAACTGCACTACACTTCATAGCAAACTTCAGAGTATCACGGTCACATTGTTGCAACAGACCACCACCCATACCGAATGCTAGATTATCTGCTGAGTAGCCGCAAACATCCACAACACAGCGCAAGATACTGCTAAGAGACACAGAGTTAATACCGTCGCCCCAGATAATGCGAACATTATTAAGGACTTTGTATCCCTTTTCGTTAACAGAAAATCCAAAGTGTTTAGCCAGAATGGATAGCATTTTAGGAAGAACCACAACAGGATCACCACTATCAGGACGAATAACAACAGTTGCGCCAGAATTGACAACATCATCTTTTAGCTCCGTTCCCCACTTTTCACAAGCAGCATAAATGTCATAAGAATCACTAACCACAGCAACGATAGCACCAGGCTTTGCAAATTGCTTCAACATATTACGGTAAGCTGCTACTTCGTTTTCACGACCCCAGCTGGTAATGGTACTGTGTTCGGCTGCTGGAATAGAGAATCCACAAACATCACCACCATAAACATCCATAACATGCAGGATGCCAGACATAGTATCTGTACCCATGAAATTGACTAGGTGTGCTGCTCCACCTACTGCCGCGCTTTCCAGAGAACTTACACCACGAGCACCAAAGTCGTGCAGTTTAAAACCGATAGTAGTAGGATCACCAGATTTCTCCAAGTAAGCTAGAATCTCTTGCTTAATGTGCCAGCTGGTTGTACCGACTGTGGTTGGATACCAGATAGCTCGAAGGAGTGCGGTTTCAATCCAAGTTGTAAGCCAATAGCATTTTGGATCGGTGTTCTCGATGGTACACAATACATTCTTTGTGGGGATGATAAGTCCTTCTCGAGCTGCACGGATTCTAACAGGGAGGTATCCACCATGTGCTTCAAGGATGTACTGCCAACCAGCACGGTTAAAAGGTTCTCCGTGAGCGGCCCAGATTTTTTCTGCCAAGTCAATATCCGCTTGAGTAATTGGGACTGATAGCTCTTTGGCAATTGCTTGAACGCCGAGAAACTCTGTACGATCGTACTTGCCTCCTCGGGACTCAATGTATGAGTAGACATACTCGGTTCCTTCTGGGTACTGAGAAAACATGCTAGCCTTATAGCTGTCGGTGTTAAGTAGAATTGAATTGTTCATTTTAAAGTTCCTTTAAAAGATTGCCTTGCTCTATCGCTAGGACTTAATTAACGACTATAGATACCGGAGTCGTTAAAACCGGTTGGGTGAAATTCTACCGTACATCCACTCATATAGGCAATATCGTATTCATCACGACCATAACCAGAACTCTTGTTTCCGATATTAAATGTCAGTGATTTTACCTTACGACCGGTTTGAGATTCAATTTGTTGTTTCACAAACCGCTCAATCTCAGAGCCTTCAATAGTGAATGTTTTGATTTCCAAATCCAATTTTAGCATAATATCAAGTTCCTGTGAAATAACGTATAATTTCAATGTGATCATCAAAGAAGTCTTCAGATTTCAGACTTGCAATTGGTACCCACTCTGCATGACGAGCATCATCGCTACCTTTGACCTTTGGTAGTGGACCAGGCGGAAGAGCAATGTGAAATGCGTGTGTTACAATCCGACCGCGGTCACTTCGTGTGATAGCATCAAATACTTTTTCGTTTACAATGTTACCAAGAAGAACTGGTGCAGGAACTTTGAGTTTAGTTTCCTCACGTAGTTCGCGGATCATACAATCTCGCATACTACGATCAGTATTTGCATTCAAGAATCCACCAGGGAGAGCCCACAGACCTTTGCCTGGAAGAGCTCCACGTTCAACTAGGAGAATATGACCCGCACAAGTAACCACAGCATCAGCTGTGACAAAGACTGGAGCATACTTCAGACCGTCAAACTGTTTGCGGTATTCTGCAATGAACTTTCGTTCTTCGATAATTTGCTTAAATGCTGGACTTGTTGCAAACTGCCGCATGAACAACATAGTTATTGGGGGGACTACATTTTCGAGGAAGTCAAAATTCGTCGGATCACGGAAATACAGATCACGAATATCAGTGGCATGCAAAACATTAGAGAATGGAAACTCCACAAATTCCCATTGGGGGAACATATCCAAATAGAATGAACTTTCATCTTTTTTGTGTCCAATGATAGCAGTGTTACCAGGAAAAACCTTGTTCGCATCCACAATAGCCTGCACGCGGGTTGCCCATGCGTCATCATTGTAGAATGTATCTTCTACAGATGAAAGTTCAACCGAACAATTGTAACGGGCACGTAGATCAGCTTCGTTGATCGCTTGCTGAATCAGATGTTTCCGTTCAAGAACGGTGAACGGGTCTTTATATTTGCGTGGTTTGTTTGCAGAACCGACAATGATAATCAGATTGTGCGCCAGGGACATTGCTTTCTCGATGATAGCAACGTGTGCATTGTGAATTGGTTGAAAGCGGCCAATCAGCACGATATTAGTGTACTTTTTCATACCTTGTTCACCATATCAAAAATTTCAATTGCGTCATCGACCGAAATATGCCGTTTTTCACACATTCCAATCATCTTGCGTGCCTTAGTAAGGTAGTTCCCATGCTCAGAACGCGTCCAGTCATCAATACCATTATTCATTTCATAGTACCAACCGCACCCGTCTGTGTGATTCCAACGACATAGTTTACTATGTAATACCTTGGCGAGTTGTTGATCGGGGGTTTCTGACTTTGCATTTAGAAGTTGTTCCTCTAAATTTTCAAGAGTCTTTTTAGTTTTGGCAATTTCTTGCTCAATTGATTTTACAGTTGACATACAAAAATCCTTTGTATAGTTGATCGGATTGCGTCTATCGCTTTCCTATTGTTATTTATAGCTTCGTGATTCGAGCTCTCCAGAAGCATTCATAAGAACCACCTTCTTCCCAGTGAGCCTTATAAGCCTCTGCTTCCTCTATTGTAGTGAAATACTTTGTATCATTGGGATCAACACGTTGGCCCCAATTGGCTTCATATTCAGTGACGACTACTTTATAGAGACCACCAATTTTAACTTCGGCCATTTTGCTACTCCTTATTTCCTACACTTTCAGTATAACACAAAAAGGAATAAATGTAAATTAAAATACAAACCGAATCAGAAGATAAGTTGCCAATACAGAAAACCAAATTGGAACATATGACATCCAAGTCTCACGTAACATAAATTTTCGGTTTGTTTTGACCAAAATTTTGACCAAAATCCAATCCCAAACATGAACGCTAGCAACCAGAATGACCATGAAGAGAATCATCACACCAAGAATCATTGGTATGTATTCACTCTCCCAGAACATTTGCTCAAGGGGATTACGATAAACAATAATAGACGGGGTGCTCATTTACTTTACTCCAAGCAGGGTACGTTGTTCTGGGGTCAGTTGTGCAACCAGAGCCTTACGGGCTTCCTTACGGACCTTTTCTTCTGCGCGGCGGACACTTTCTGCAAGTTCACGTTCCTTACGGATACGATCAGCTTCTTGATGTTCGTTCCACCACATACACATATAGTTACGAGTGATACCACATTCTTTATAATCCAATTGATCCAGCATACCATCAACACCACCGGGGATTTTACTAGCAGCACTGAAAATTGCGCACAACATTGCGTTGCGTTTGTCAATTGTGTCCTTCAAGTCATCGATTTCACTACTAAGACTTGATGTGTTATATCCACCATCATAACAAGGCATTTTATTACTCCTTCGTTGCTATGGGTTTATTATATCATAACAATGAATAAAAGTAAATCAGTGTACATTTTCCTGTACAATACGGTTCAAATCCGTTCTAGTATACATTTTCCCGTATACTTTAACAGAGAACCAATGCTCTGGGATTTCGTTTTCATCTAGAGCCTTCTTAACCATGGCCGGGATACCAATTTCTATTTCACACCCATCAGTCCACACACTATAATCACGGTCATGTGGAACAAAGAAATAGATTATGGTTGGATAACTCACAGTGAACGGATAGCTGTATTACCAAGAATATCAGTATGAAGTTTTGGTGCAAACATTTCTACATTAAATGTATTTTCAATTTGACCTTTACGAGAACCTTGAACTTTTTGAGTACCCGTGTCTTCTACTTCAACAAATACACCATACTTAGACATTTTTCGGGTGTATCGCATAATTTTCTTCAAACGGGCTTCACCAATATTTTTTGCAACCAACACACGGCGGACTGTCATAGGTCTACTTCCTCTGGTTCTTTTTCATAAAAAGGACAGTCACCACCAATAACACGAACCAATGTAATAGTGGCCAGCAGCGGCAAGGTAATTACTGCAACAATTTTACTTGTCATCGTCTTCAAAATCGTCTTCATATAAGTCCAATGCTTCAGAGAGACGTACAGTTTCTTCCAATTCTAACCTATCATGGCGCGCTTTACGAGAGCCAAATATTTTATCATAATTATCGCGATACGCATCATCATTGCGGGACTTTCTTGGTCCACTGCCTTTACCCGCTTCACTGTACTTCTTACTCATATATTCTTTAGTAAATCTACTACTATTTTATCTGATTTCCTTAGGTGTGTTATTTCATTTTCCAAATCAAGTTCACCAGGCTTGATTTTCTTTAACCATTTTGCTGGAACATCGGCTTCGTATCCAACTCCACCATGTTCCGTTGCAAGTTTTTGTCGTGAAGTAACTCTCCAGACGATCCCGAATAGGGAATGGGTGCCAACCACGTTTCTACACTGGACAATAGCGCCAATAGACGCTCCGTCAGTGGATTCGATAATTCGCGCCAGGTCGCCGGGAGATAATTCATCACTCATACAAATTTAGTTAGATCAGGCTTAAAGTAAGACGGCCCCTTGGCAATTTTACCATTTGCATCAAAAATAGGTTGGCCATCAACAAACTTAGACCAGTTACTTGCATTAACCTCACCACATGCACCTACAATATCCATATTGAACATATGCGCAACACCGGTAGCAGTTACTACTTGGTCAGCCAAAGAATCCAAAAGTTCTTGACGATTAACTGCATATGTCATCCGATTTTCTTTAAACGCCATCGCAAGTTCATGCATTTGTGTTGCATCGAGTCCAAGTGCTTCCATCATTTCGGCAACTTCCTCAAAGTGTACACCAATTTGTACACTCATATTCTTTTCAGTGGGAGCTGGAACAGCCTTAGAAATCCACAGTTTAATTTGTTCAATCATCCCTTAATACCCTTATATGCCATTGTTGTTGCTGTAAATGAATTCATCCAAGACCATTGATTTTGTACATAACGCTTAAAATCGGACTGTTCCAGTTCGACTTCCTTATCGGTTGTCCACTCCATCATCGCAATGATATCATCAAATTCAGATTCATATGAATTTGGTTTGTTACTCTTAAACTGAAATGTTACATCGCCAGTCTTTTGAAGAGTCTTTTGTTTTTCCTTCAACTCCTTGGCCACCAAGATTTTCCAACCATCAAGTGCTTCAGTGTAATCCTTGATATGTTGTTCGCGGTTCTCTTTCAACTTACGAAGCAAATCGCTCACTGCAATCGTTACTGTTCTCATATTTTCTCCTTTAAACCAATATTCAATTGTAAAATCATTGTCACCGATGTGATAATCACATTCATGTGCTTTGATTATATCCTTATAATCGAACATTGTGAAATAATCACTTGACCACTACTTGACCACGGAAGTCCATCGGGACAACAATTGTATTCACCTTACCAGCTGCAATACCTTCGGCTACCTTCAGATTTGCTTGAGCATTCATATACGCAATGGATTGTGTACTGTTTGCTGCTAGAGCCGCCATACGTTCAGATTCCTTCTTAGCAATTGCAACTTCAGTTTCCTTGATCTTTAACTCATTCTGAGCCTTGACATAATCAGTAGCTGCCTGCAGAATTTGAGCATTTGGTTTAATGTTCCGCACTTGAACAACTGTTAGTTGAATTGCTGTGTCAAGTTTTTCTTCCTTTAGTTGATTGGCAACAATTTCGCGAATCTCTGCTTCAATCTTTGCCCGATTATCTGCAATTTCAAGTGCCTTATAGCCACGGATTGCTTTATATGACGCATTATTAACCAGAGTCATCATATAGTTATACATCAAATATGTATCTTTTTCCTTTTCGTCATAAGCATGAAAACTCTTTGACTTTGTGCTATATAGCTCTGCTACAGATGTTGGGTTAATACCATAAACAAGTGTGATATCAAAATCATCAAGCGAGGTATTATCAGAAGTCATTGGAGTTTTATTATCCAATGTAACAGTAATATCTTTGGTTGGGAATGTCATAACACCACCAACAAGAGTCTGATTCCAAGAACCTGGCATCAACTCATTACCCTGAACCTGCTTGCTCATATCAACCCGAACACCAACCTCACCGGTTGAAATACGTGTACAGCCAGTAGCAAGTACAGCAGCCAAAACCAAACCAATCAAACCAATTTTACGCATATTAAATCCTAATTAAAAAAGAACAACGAGACCACCAAGAATAATTCCACCAACAAACAAACATGTGATAATCTTTAGAATAATCAACGCAGTTGAAGGTGTTAGTGTTTTTAGAAATACGGCAAAACCATATACAAAAACACTAAAAAATGCCAGAGCTAGAATAAATCGAAGTATCATACACGTGTGTGAGGTTTATTCAGACGTTTACAACGCTTCTGGCTTCGTGCTTCCAGAATCTCTGGTGTCACATCTGCAATTTCATCTGTGCTAAAAATCTTTGGTGCAAAGTGATATTCACCATTCACGTTGAACATTGCACCAGCTACATATTCAGAATTTGTATTTGAATCCTTAAATTTAAACTGAACACTGTTTCCGACTTTACGTGTATTGCTAGCACGCTTTAGAGGACTTTGCATCACACGTTCTGCTTTACGTGCTACAGTACATAGTCGAATACCTTGCTTGATATAACCAATCTGCACATTCGAACGCAGATGATCTAATAGAGTATCATCAGAAATGGTGTCGTTGTTTTCACGTACAATTTCTTCACGCATCAAGCGCAAAGTGTTAGCAACTGTTTTTGCTGACAAAGTACCTTCGTAATAAGACTTCAGCAAATCCTGTACCATAGCAGCCGTAGTGGTGATCCGCTTACCGATAGAACGGTTCAGTGATTCTTGACCTCGGCTATTCAGTTCGCGAACCAAATATCTGGCGGCGGGGGTTGCACCAAAAGTAAACTCATCGAGAGTCTTTTTGTTTGGTAAATTAGGCCAAAAGAATACGGAAATCGGGGTATTTTCAGGAATATTCATATCATCTTTCTTATTCAATTCTGTGCATTTAGATGCCTCGCCATACTTACAACCGCCAAGATATTCACCTTGGTTACAATGTGTGCCGTGCCCCATCACTTCATCTCCTTCAAAGAACGATAAATCAAGTACACAGACAAAATTACACCACCAGAAATGGCGATATAGTCAATCAATTCAAGTGGGTGGTTCATACCAGTTCAAGTTCCTGTACAAATGTATAGGTGGAGCACATTTCGGGATTATCGTTAATAAAAGCTTGGCACTCGGACTTAGTACCTTCGAAAAGGATTTTGGTCACATAGCCAGTTTCAAATACCACAGCAAAAATCGTTTCCATTTCAGCCCCTTGTTAATATAGAGTAATTATATACCAACTTGGAATAAAAGTAAATCAGAAATTTTTGGGTAGTTCCCATTTTGTATTAGCGAATCCAGTGTTATCGGGATCATCGAATGTAAGACCCTCACATTCTAGAACAAATAGATTGGCAAGAGACAGAGACAGAATAGCCGCTGACACTTGGGCGGGAAAACCTTTACGAGTTCCGTCTCTTGTATCTTGCATTAATTTTTCAAAATAATTTTTTAGTCGAACTGTGCCCCAATTATCTTCAGTGTATTTCACAATCTGTGGATAGGCATTCAGTTCAACCAATGATGTCAAATTTTCAAATGACATCGTCGGAATTTTATTGTGCATCTATTATTTATTACCAGACAGCATGACCCTTGATCAATTGACGATGCTGAATCCAACCACGGAAATTTCCCGACCAAAAACTAAATTCTGTTGCATGTGTCACACCTGGGGTGCCAAGTTTATCACTTGGAAACATCGGTGTTGCCTGATGCTCAAACGGACTAGCGTGTACACGTGAAGCTGATACTAAACGATCGTAAACTAATTTAGCCTTTTCAAGAGTATCATCTAGGCGGCGATAAGATACCTGTGCGCAACACGAGGCAGATACCTTCTTTGCATCTTCAAGTGAAATAAGATCGGGTCCGTTGTAATACAAGAATGTGTCATCACAAGTTGGAATTGACTCAACATATGGAAGGTGCCATGAGCCAGCAAAAGTATGTCGCGGCTCCGATTGATTAAATGCCTTCGTAATACACTTAGCAAGTTCACCAAATTCTGGTTGCGCATCCTCATGATCACGTAGCCACAGCAGATTGGCCCATTCGGTTCCAGTGATCACTGTTTTCATTCGCTGCCATGGTTCAGTAACGCGATTTGAAATTTGTTTGTGTAAACCGGCTTCTAGAAGTTTCCGTGCAGTATGTGCTGCCTCGCGGCTAGCGTATAGCCAATCACCGCGCGCCTGTTCAAGTTCGTCACCAGAAAGTTCTTCCTTGGCAGACATACCAGGTTGATTCTTACCCCACCAAACTGGCATTGCTGGATTCATCTCAATTTGTTCTAGTACACGCTCGACTGGAATAGCACGACTTGAAGCACAATTCTTACTCAACATTCGGTGAGTCATCAACTCACTATGAATGAAACGAGGATACTCCAACTCCAATGTTGTAATACGTACATTATCCCGAGAAATAGAATCCAGAATAACCTTTGCGTTGATACCTTCCTTACCTGTCACAATTCCCATTTTATGTTACCTTTTTAATTAGTTCGCTAATAGTGTTGATTAGAAAAATCTTTGGTGCAAACCACACCATCACTGTGTCTCTAAAATTAGAAATAGTGATCAAAAAACCAACAAGCGTTGAAATAACTCCCATTCCCATAGCCCCCTGGCGGAAGTCAGCCCAATATCCCCATTTGTCTTTACCGCGTTTCCATGAATCAAATATACCAACACGGAAGATACAATACAAACCAAAGATGAATAAAATCAACCCAATCAATAATTGTACCGTATAAACAGTTCGGTAGAAAGTAATATACTGAATTGCAATATCAGGAAGTTGTGTTGCAGCAAAATCAACTGCTTTCTCTGTGGCAGTTTTAACTGCATCAAAAATTGCATCTGCTCGGTCAAGCAACTGTTGTTGCAATGGTGTTAGTTTATCGCTCATAATTAATCCCACAAGTTAAGAAAATATTTTCCAAAAAGTCGAGTTCCATTACTAATACGGTCTTGATGTTTTTGCATTCCATCATAATCACATTGATATGTGTGATTTGGGCCATGTGTCAGTTTTTTGCACCCGGGATGATCTTCAGAGTCAACGAAAACATGATCAATTTCACCTGTGCGATATTGATCTTCCCAATTACTATTAATCTGAGAAAATGCCCAGATCATTTCATCGAGAATCCACTCCCATCGAGCAAAATGAAATTCATCGGTATCGTATTCATTTTCTTTAGGTTTTGCAGCAGTGCTACGAAGATTCTCTGGGACATCTGCATCATCTGTAAATGGTCCACCAGATTTGACTTCCTTCAGTCTTTGGAGCGCGGGAAGAATAATGAACGCAAGAGTAGAATCCAAATTCCAAACATCATAGTTGTCAATCCGGACTTTGATTTTTCTTTTTTGTTTAGAGTGATACCACTCACATAGTCTTGCAAGTCGTGTCGGCTTTCCATCTTTATTCTCTGCTAGCCATTTACCAAAATTCCAGACTGTTTTATTCCGTTTATAATTTTCATCATATTTAGGAATCCAGAATAGAAGTTTCTCGGCGATTTGATATGGACCAAGCCAGTTAACGTGTTGTCCAATATTTACTTTCATGATTTTACCACCATGGCCTGAATGCAGCGCAGTTTTACTCTATTATAAGAATCTGATTCGATTAATACTTTAGAAACACGTTGACATTCTTCTACTGAAGCAAATCGCTCAACCAATGTTACTGGTGTGAGACTAGCGCTGGTTGGAAGACTCACAAGCAGCCAGACCAATACTGTGTTCATTTTAAAATTCCGTAAAGTGAAGACAGATCATATGTGAAACGTTCGCGCATTTTACCCATTACTGCTTCCGGAACACCATGAACAGAACCGTACTCATTCTGGCAGTGAATAACTTGTGGCACAACACCGTGGGTCTTGGCCATTTCAAAATATGCCTTCATTTCCTTAATGGTGGTGAAAGTGTTAGACACAATTACATCGCGCTTATAGAATAGAGCATCATCAACCTGCTTTTGGCACCACTCGTGCGCAGCACCTATTTTCATACCGTCATACTTATAAACGCCATCAACAATGAAGAACTGGTCTGCTTCAAAGTGATCGGTAGTCATAGTACCCATTGCCTTTTGCAACTTTTTGGCAAGGGTAGACTTACCAGAACCAGGTACACCGCGGATAATAGTCAATGATGTCATTTCTTGCTCCAGAATTGAAACTCAATCTTCATGATGGTAATGGCAAAACCGGTTTTATTTAATGGTTTACGAAAACCAAAGAAATTAGTGCTAGTTTTAAAGTCAAAATCCCAACCAATTGCAGTCAGAGATAAATCAAAAATAGTAAACAATACGGTCACAGGCCAGAAAATAGCCAGTGCCAAGATAACACGGATATTTTCTTGAAGATTACGAATTGCAGCTACTGCCAAAATTGCAAAGAAACCGATCAAATAAGCTGTAAACATTTACTACTCCGTGTTACTATGGAATAATTATACCACGGAAAATAATAAAAGTAAATCAGGGAGTTTTGATTCCCGCGTACAGCCTATCACCTTGATAATATGAGCAACAAGCCGGGTATTGTAGTCCCGTAAAGACCGTACACCCAGTAGGGCGATGAATCTTATTACAATCGGGGCACATCCAAGCATAGTCTTTTTTCACACCGAAACCGTAAAATGAATTACCTTCAGATGGCATCCACTCACCTTTACCAAGGTACTCTTTATTATATGTGTAGCGATCATTAAAAATTTTAGCGATCTTTTTCTTTTGAGCAGCTTCCTTTTTCTCGATGCCTTTAACTATTGCAATCTTTCGAGCTTCACGTATTGTGGACAAAATTTCAAACATTATAGTACAGTGTGGACAAAATTTTCAATATAGGCCTGAATCTGTGCTGAATCCTTTGGATATTCCTTAGATGATTTCCAAACCTTTCGATCAAATAACTCTGGATTGGCGGCCATAAAATCCCAGAAGATTTTCAAACCCTCAAAATATTCTGGATTTTTAATGGTAACTTGGATTTTCTTATTCGGAATATTGGGATTTTCGGAGAAAATTATTTTCTCAAAAACACCTTCAGTGAATTCATCGAGATATTCGTACATCAGTTTCTCTTTGTACCCAGCTTCGGCAAGTGTTTTAAGATTAGCTTCATTACTGGCCATCATATAATCATAGTCAGTACCTTCTTGAACACTCAGAAAAATACGACGAGAACCAACTAGAATTTTTTCAGTATTCATAATTAACCTTTCAAAATATTTTCGGTAATTTTAATGCGTTCATTTCTAATCCAATCACCAATTTCTTTACCTTCTAGTTTTCTCAATGAAGAATCAATTGCACATGAGGTATCAATTTTTGAAGTTCTTGCAACAATGATCATAAGTTCTTCTAATGAAAAAGCACAGTAAGGCAAAGCTAGTCTAGCAATAACTAAACGCTCAATATCAAACCAACCTCTTGCATGTGAGATAAAATCAACTGCTTCATCCGCATTATATAAAAGATTATAGTTAGATTTTAAGATACTCATCAACCAACGGACATCTGATGGTACTGAAGGCCGTGTTAGTTTTGCATTACATCTGTAAGCAATTCTCGCCACAAAAATGTTCAGTCTATTAATGTGTGACAAATTATGAGACATATCATCAAAAACATACAAATCTGTTTCACCAAATGTATCTTTGAACATATCACAGTGGTCGAAAACTCCAAATGCAAAAAGCACAGAAAAGAAATTAACCAAGTTTTTTGAATTAACCTTTTTAAATTCTGCCCAAAATCGCTCATCACTAATTTCGTTAAGTGAGCGGGATTCGGCTATAGATTTACACAATCTAAATGTGTTTGTATCTATTCTAAAACCATTATATTTTGTGTAAAATCTAGCAGCTCTAATGACTCGTAGTGGGTCTTCATCAAAAGCGGGGCTTGTATGTCTAATGATTTTATTTTTAATATCCAGTTGGCCGCAGAATGGATCAATGATCTCTTTAGTTTCAATATCAATTGCGATGGCATTCATCGTAAAGTCACGCCGTTCCAAATCTTGCTCAAGAGTAACCGTGTGGTCAAATTGAGTTTCAAAGCCAAGATACCCCGGTCCGATCTTACGTTCACTACGGGCGAGAGCGTATTCTTCTCCCGTCACAGGGTGCAGGAATACAGGAAAATCCGCACCGACTTGGGTATATCCCAAGTCTAACATTTCGTTTGGTGAGGAACCAACAACCACATAATCTCGGTCATTAGGTTCCAGCCCCATCAACATATCGCGGACAGCACCGCCAACTAGATAAATTTTCATAACGATATTACGTCATCATTGCAGCATTTCTGCTATTTTTGTCCTGAAATCATCATTCATGGTGATCTCGGATTACCTTGATTTTTAGTAGTTCGCGAACCACATCATCCAGAACATACGGGAACAGATTATTAGTGTCAATACCAACGTCCTTAATACGGCCCGTCAACCCGGATGGGCTACCATGTAGGTGTCCATGAATCATCATAGAACCTTGATTCATACCGTTCCAATGTGACATAGGAAAATGGCTCATACACAGGAAGTGCTTCTTTCCGTCTACTTTATGAAAGGTCTCTAGATAATCATGAACCGATGCGAACAGACCATCACTATAACGAGTTCCGTCGGCTTGTTTCTTTGTCAGCGTCTTGTCGTGATTACCCTTGACCAGATATTTCAGACCGTTCAGACGAGAAATCAGTACCGGGGCTTTTTCGATTTGACCCATGGCGACATCACCGATGATAAAAATGTCATCTTCAGGCTTAACTACCGAGTTCCAGTTGCTGATAATCAGTTCATTCATCTTAGCAACCTTATCCCAGTCGGTATCAGGCCCACCCCGGTGCGGGCAGTACTTCAGAATGTTCAGGTGGTTAAAGTGAATATCACTTGCTACAAAAGTTGTCATTGAGTTTCGTCCAATAATTTCAAAATATTTTCACGAGCTTGTTTTTCCCAAAGCTCACGTGCTTTATCTGTGTGGTAGATTGATGGTCGTACCTGAAGGAATTGTCTCAGGAATTCTGCACATTTGCGCAAATTCTCTTTATTAACTTCACCACCTTGTTCAATTATAATCGCTTCTTGATTTAAAGTAAACTTATAATAATTAGTTGCCAGAGATTCTAGATCAGCATCCAGCAATGTGGCCAGATTGCCTTGCAGACGCATATGCGTTAAATGCATATCAATGCTTGTATTTCTAATTAACTGGCACACAGATTCAACATCGAGAACTGATACTCTGTGAAGAGAATTTTTACAATACGTGTTCCAATCCTTCTTAAATGCAGCTGCCGAGCATCGTTCGTTGGCATCTTCACCGGAACCGGGAATATACACAGCATCATGATACAACGCCGCATATAGAAGTTCATCAGCTGCGTTTTCATTCAGTGTCAAGCAATTTTGAGCTACGCGTGTTGCATGCTCGAAATTATGATAAGCCCGCACCTCAGCGTCAACTTCATAACGAAACCGGGCTTTTGCTACAATCTGAGGAATCAACCGCATATTAAACTCCGTAGTATGAGCGGCAAGAATCTAGCAGTTTCTGGTAATACTTGTGAGTATCTGTATACGACATAATCCCGTTGATTTGAATTCCATACACATTATCGTCAGTAACAATATGTTGATTCCGCATAAACAAGCGCAGATTATCCGCAACGTCCTTCGCTTCTTTCAAGCCACAGTTTTTGAAATGATCACGAATCAACTTGATTGCGCCGACTTGATTTCCCGCAACAATATTAGTAAAAATTGTGATATGATCCGGATCAATTGTTTCAACGGGACGGTCAGAAGCTGAATCATCTTTTGCCAAATCCATGAACAAAATAGGTTCCACTTTAGCCAGCTTAGTTGCCAATTTATCGTTTTTGTATTCGCCAGTGATTAAAAGATCAACAAATTTATTCAGCTCGACTTGTGTGAATGTAAACATTGCTTGATTATCCATATTATTCTCCAAAATAATCATAAAATTTTTGTTTAAAATTATCAATATCAGCCATTATTTCAAACACATTCGAAATATATGGTTCTGCAATCCAGTGTTGTTCGTATCCATTCTTCAATACCAAACAACCATCGAGATATTCTTTCGTAGAAGAATCAGCAAATGTGCCCTCGAACTGCGCATGTGTATCCGTCATTGGTACATCGGTTTTATCCCAGTCAACGCCGATTTCACGAATCATTTTTAGAAAAGCATCATGATATGATGTAATACCATGATGACCGCGTGAAGTCTTAATCTTTTTATCAACCGGGTCCCATCCACCATAATACGATGGGGTGGCATTTGCTGTACCCATAGCCACCATATATGTCCATGCAAATTGTTTTGCGTCCATTACCAAACTCCCTTTACAGGTTTTTCACCATCAAATCCCCAGGCATCTGCAACAGAATCGTACAGATAGTTCTCACCCGAATCATTATCATTGCCGTAGTAAGCAAATTCACTATTTCCGGCACGATCAAGACCGGCTTCATTATAGCCGTAGCTATCATAACCTTCTGGATCATAGAGAGTAAATTCTTCTGCTTCACGGCTATACTTGTGCCACCATTCCTGGTCTTTCCAGTATGCGTGATTTACAGTTGGAGAATATTTACCGCGTGCCATGATGCTTCCTTGTTAAGGGAATAATTATATCACACCAATGAATAAAAGTAAATCACCAAGAAACGTGAATGTACGGTCTTTCTTCGTCTCGACCTTCTTCTTCCATAGAACCCAATCCACCGCCGATTGTCACAGTTTTAGATTTGATACTGACGGAATATCCTGCAGACTCTAATTCCTGCTTCACAAGTCTTTGCCAAGGTGTAAATTCCGGAGAGTGAAATGCACGTGAAAGAGGTTCGAAGCGATTATCATAAGACATCGCTTCATCGAGATCTAATGTGTATTTTCCAAGCGATGCCGCACCAGTAATTTTTAAATCAATTTGATCTGTCACAAGTTTAATAGCTGCTTCACTACTTTGTGCAAGCTCACGTGCTTCTCTAGCTGTGATCATAACGATACTCCGAATAATTCTTGTGGTACTGAACCGTAACGGTCATATAGAATTGAGCTTTTAATGCTAGAGGCTGTACCTTTAACACCGCGCTCCATCATTTGCCTTTGGTAATAGGCCCGTGCAATTCGATTGCGAACCGAACCGCGGTGACTATTACATTTATTGCAAGCTGCTACTAGATTAGTTTCTGACCAATCCTTCTTACCTTTTGTATCCCATTTGTCACGGAGATGTTCTATCGTAGCAGAATTATCAAGATTAGAACCGCCCACACGGTTATAGAAAACCATACTACAATCGCAATAGTAACATTTACCGGACTGCTTCCTTGAGAGCATTTTCAGAACAATGTTGGCCATCAGAATTCACCGTATTCTTCAATCAAAAATTTTTGAAATTCCAATGCTTCTGGATACTGCTTCAATTCTTCATCTGTCATCTCACGAATTTCCCATCCAGTATTTTCCATGAGTGGTCCACGCAGATACCACATGATTGCTTTATATGTGGAATTACTGAAATAACAATCCGCCCAATGTCCTTGGTGACCCTCAAACTCGTTTGTTTCATCTGTAAGACCAACTTTAATCCAATAAGGCTTTTTCATAATCCATACTTTTTCAAAAGTTCTGTGACTTCTTCGTCACTAGAATCACCCAAGTCCTTTTCTGCCATGAAAACTGCTTCATCACCAAACTTAGCCAATTTCCGCCCCGCCTCGTCGTTATCGCATACAGCAACAACTCGGCGATTCAGAGCACGGAGCCAACCCCTGTACTCACGGTTCACATCACACGACAGAACAGCCAGAGCACTAACCCCACGTTCGGTTAATCGACAAGCGTCAAAAACACCTTCCGTCAAGAATACAACTTTGGGTGTTAGGTGAAGAGACTCAACTCCGAATAAAGCAAGCGTAGGTTGCTTGCGGAGTGTGAAATAACGACCCAACTTAGGATCATTATTTTGTGTCTTAGATGCATCGGGTCGATACTGTTGGTATCCGACCATCTGGCCACTGAGATTCCAGAGTGGGAACGTGGCCACATTATTTTCTTCGTCAAGCCAAGGGCGGTGTAACGTTAGATCACAATGCCTTGACTTTAGATGATGAACTAATGTTTCCATGTTATTATTATAACACGGAAATGAATAAAAGAAAACTTAAGTTTTGGGGCCGCTACCGAAGTAAATGCTAGCAAGTCCTTGAGCCACCAGATCATCGTTTAGATTATAGTCACTAATGAATACTTTGGCAAGAAAGCGGCCATACTTCTCTTGTCCAAATGTCTGTAGTGTTACAGCAGTACCAACTGGAAGTTTACTAATTACATAGTTCTTTGCTTCTAAGGCCTTAGCTCTAACAGCTGGATCAGTAGCATGAAGTTCTGGTGTATTAATACCATAGAGACGAAGACGCGTATTGTAATTAACATAGAAACCAAGATCAACAATAGCATCTACGGTATCGCCATCAACTACGTTATTGATGATGGCATTAAAAATATAGGTATCTTTTTTCATACAGATGTAATAGCCCTTTCGGTTGTTCCAGTATTTATTTAAATTAGTCCGATAGTATTGGTCGGCAAGGGTGGAGTTTCACCACCTCTCTCGTGTTGTGTTTAGGCTTGCAAACCTGTGAACACGCGGGACATCGCCCATCTAGAATCATGCCATTAATTGGTACTCGGTGGGAATTTCGAAATCCCGACCTCTTGGATGTCGACCAAGTGCTCTTCCTCTGAGCTACCCGAGCAATTAATTAGAAGTTTGGATTCTGAGACATTGCGCTGTGCTCATAACCAAATTGTCATCGCCTTCATGGGCTTTTAGATGTGTGACTTGCGTCTACCGTTCACCTCATCATACGACACGGACCCTAGACCTCCGAACCCGTTGCTGTTCTACCAGCTGCTTCTAAATTGGTACCTCGTGAGAATTTTGCAATCCCGACCTTCACCTTGTAAGGGTGTTGCTCTACTTCTGAGCTAACGAGGCATAAATTGTTTTATAAGAATGCTCTGAAATATCATCTTCATCCCTGGCAGGACTAGACTTTCGCAGTGCCAGCTACCGATCCGTCTCTGCCTATGGCGGCAGACGTGACCGTAACAGAGATATTCTTATAAAACAATTGGTCCGGCGTGAGGGAATCGAACCCCCATCAAAAGGGTAGAAGCCTAATGTATTGATCCATTATACGAACGCCAGATTATTTGGTGCGGGTTATCGGACTCGAACCGATACGAATTAACGGCAGATTTTAAGTCTGCTGGGACTACCAATTCCCCCAAACCCGCATTAATTTTACATATCCTCAGTGTGATGGTATTTACCATAAACACAGTGCATTAATTCATGACCCCAGATTTTCATACCTTTAGTATCATCCATCTGCAATACTTCAGGAACATAAATCGTACACGTTTTGGTATCCAGATTTGTTACAGAACAACCATTAGAGCTATAACCCGTACCGAGTTTAGAACACAGTTGTTCCATTTTTCTGAATTCTACGACCTTAACGACCATAGTGAATTCTTCAGTGAAACGTGTAGGTTTCACAAGTTCGACAGTATCAATTTTTTGTACGCTAGCGCAAGCTGTTAGCATTAAAGTGAGGATTGAGATCAATTTTTTCATGATATAATTATACCACAAAGAATAATAAAAGTAAACTTGGTAGGCCTCCAGAGAATTGAACTCTGCTTTATCGGTTAAGAGCCGATTACATCGCCACAATGTTTGAAGCCCATAGCCACTATTATAACACAGTGGCAAATAAAAGTTAACGCATTAACCTATAACCTTTCAAACTCATACGCTCATCACCAATTAATGGACGTGTTGCGATTGCTGTATATGAGTCTATATCGGGTTCAAAGAACATCTCATGTTCTATATCCTTTTCCTTAAGGGATTCTGATACTTCAACTAATGATTGTTCATTTTTAACATCTATCAAAACCATATAATTTTCATTACCGGATTGATACCGTTTTCCTATTTCATCGACCGCGTGAGCAGTCTGTACTATTTGTTGAGGGACACTCAAGTCCCGTCGCACGAACATATAAATGTAGGGATTCATTTCTGAACTCCCTCAAACTTTGAAACAATATCTTCCGGCATGTCAATACCGAAACGTTGTTTAAAGTGTTGCTTCTTACTATCATTTTGGAGTTTACACATCCATCTTGCATTACTTAATGCTTGATTAAAACCGTACCAAGAATCACATCCTTGAATGTTTTTATGTTTCTCCGTAAAGCCATTATCAACCGGTTTGTTGCGCAATACGTTATAAACGATATGCTCAGCGGCAGTATGATCTTTACTATTCTTCCAAGCGGCTGTTACCGCATTAAATTGTTCTTTACTGATATAAAAAGTCTTTTCCATTTGATTCTCCAAAAATAATAAACGTGCACATTTAATTAAACCTGCAGGTTTATTATGGAGGATCTTTGTTCGGCATCTACAACATGACACGTCCTTTCAATTAGGGTTATAAATCTGGCGCGATGTGAGGGGATCGAACCCTCGATCAAATGTTTTAGAGGCATCTGCTTTACCACTAAGCTAACATCGCAAATATCTACTAGGGCTCTGTGTAGTCATTAGACCAAGCTACACAATGTTAACACATATTCAAGGCACTGGGACGTGGTCTGATGCCTATGTGAACCTTTAACTGGTGCGGGCTAGGAGAATCGAACTCCTGCTTAAACGTTGGCAACGTCTGGTTCTACCATTAAACTAAGCACGCATAAAGAATTTTAACACCCATGCCCGAACCCATCGGACCTCGCGACAGCCAGGAATCGAACCTAGATCATGGGTGTTAAAATCCCTTAGTCCCGCCCTCTCACCCAGAAGAGCCAACAGAATCGAACTGTCTGGCGGGACTAAAGAATCTTTGTTTCCAAAACACTTTTCTACCGCAGCATGGGCAAACATTGGTATCATTCCAAATAATCTGACCACACCAACAAAACTTATATTGCATATTTAAACTGGTCCGTGTAGCAGGATTCGAACCTGCGACCCTCTGCTCCCAAAGCAGATGCGCTACCAGACTGCGCTACACACGGATTATAATTGGCACCCCGGGTAGGTACTGCCCCTACTTTTGGACTGGTTCAAAGCCAGTTGCATCACTTTTCCGCATCCGAGGAATAAAACTATTTAACTTGGTACGAGTGGTGGGAATCAAACCCACTCAAGAACGCTAATCTGGCGCTAAAAGGTTTATAAGACCTCTCTGACTATCAAGTCTCACTCGCATATTGGCGGAAGGTATCAGACTCGAACTGATGGACCCCTTTCAGAGTCGCGGTTTAGCAAACCGCTGGTTTAACCGCTCACCCAACCTTCCATATTACTTATTGCCGCCCATAATATCCAAGTTATGAACTGATCTTTCGACTGCCACGCGCAACGGTACGACGAACTGTGTCTTGGTTGACTAACTCGTCAGGGCGGTATCCGCGTGCACACGCAATAAATGTATTTGGAGACACGTAGGGGATTCGAACCCCTGTGGTATCTCTACTTCAGTTTTGCAGACTGTTGCCTTCGTCCTCTCAGCCAACGTGTCTCCAAATACATCTTGTTTGGCTTCCACTACCAAACTCGTTCACTTAAGGTTTTGAATCAACCTGTTATACTAACCGAAGTTAATATCGCAGTTATTGAAACTTTCTGGTTGTGACTTTACCTTAAACCAGATATGGATTATCTTGGTGCGGATGGTGAGACTCGAACTCACAACGCTTTCGCGATCAACTACTTTTGAGGCAGCCGGGTCTTCCAATTCCCGCCACATCCGCATATTCTGGTGCCCTTTAGAGGTTACGCTCCTCTGTCTGATCCTTACCAAAGATCTATTCTTCTATTGAAATAAAAGGGCTTATATTGGCATACCAGGATGGGCTTGAACCATCAACGAGTGAGCTCTAACTCTGTTTTGCTACGAGGATTTATCTTTTGCACCTCTTTAAACTACTGATATTCTGGAGGAGCTACAAGGAATCGAACCCTTACCGTTTCATCAACAGTAGCACGGTTTTCAAGACCGCTTGACGCCATCGTCGCATAACTCCATATTTGGTGCTGAAGGTGAGACTCGAACTCACGTAGGTTTCCCGACGCCTTACAAGAGCGTTGCAATTGCCGCTATGCGACTTCAGCTAATTACCTTCGATCATCGCGTTGATATATCTTCTACGATGATCGGGATTCATTAATATTCGATGGATACTCATTGCGCTAAACCCAAGACGGGATAGTGTTTCAATAGCAAGTTTATCATTGCCGCGTTCATACATCAGAATGCATTCATCAACTGCATCCGATAATTTACTAGCAAGACGTCTATTGTTTTCTGTATCAAGCATCTATTATTTATCCATTTTCGATGTACATTTAAACAAACAACAATGAACTACATTTACTCAAATTAAATCAGATTGTGACTCTAATTATTCGAGGTTTGTATGTACATTGAAAATGGAGCGGGATTGGGGAGTCAAACCCCATACGTCTGATTGGAAGTCAGAAATGTAATCACCAACACTTATCCCGCATATTCACCTGTGATCTTATGCTAAGCCGGTGACGCTTTCGCGGCCAAATAAAGTTTTGGAAGACTGTTCGTTCTGTTTCTTGGTGAACATTCCTCAGAGTGTGTAGATTAGCACTCAAGTCTTCGAGTTATACTCGGTGGTGGTCATACTAGGTAACGCTCCTAGACTTAGAGGTTATGAATCTCTTGTGCAGAACTTCTACACTATATGACCAAATTTGGCTCCCGTTAGTGGTACCGATCCACTGGCCGCTCTCCATAGAGGAGGTGCTCCACCATTGAGCTAAACGAGAATTATTGGATGCGGAGCCTAGGAGTCGCACCTAGTATCGCCGGCTTATGAGACCGGAATGGTTTATATATCTGTTCCACTCGCCCGCTGTAATATTTACACGGCTTCCGCCTCAACCTTGCCGGTCAACGGATTCTTTTTCTTCTTTTCAATCACTTCAAATGACTGCATAATTGCTTGTTGCATCATACCCTTAAAGTGATCACGCAATTCTTTACTTTGAATTGCAGCTACCAATCGCTTTGCCGACTTAGTCATCTTGAAATGTTTCGTTGGAACAAAACGGTTATTTTCATCACGCTTAAAACTCATAATAAACTCCAGTTAAAAAACATTAAAATGTACAATATATTAAACACTTGCTTATAATTTGCTCAATATAATAAACACTTTAGCGACCTGAGAATACAGTCGTTACAACGGTTCTTCGTGCATTATAATGTAACCTTGCGAGTCACACTTCGCTCCTCTTCCACGGGGTCTCAGCTTTCGCGTATCCGTAAACCGTTAACATCGCCGTTTTGAAAGTCAGGCAGTAGACTTATCGTAATATGCTATTCTACAGTATCATTCCCCACCAACCTTGCGAGCTGTTCGACGGCGCTAACCATCTATGAAGTTTCCACCATAAACTAATGTCACCTTGCGAGTTTCACTAGACTTCGTTATCCTTACGGATCAAAGTTTTAGATGTCTTTCACATACTACCGAGACTGTCTTTGCGTTTTAAATTTTGGTTGGATTTGAACCAACAGTGTATTTCTTAACAGGAAATTGCATTACCATTATGCTACAAATAACTTACTGTGATGTGCAGTCTCAGTTGCTTCGCAAAATTTTGTTCCACGAAATACAACACACCACGTACCTTTTGCCTCGCGAGCTACTCAGTCGTCTTTCACGATTCATGTTGGGTCTCGGCTTTCGCGTACCACCATAAACCATTCAAACTGCCAGCCACCCTTGGATGCGACTCCTCGGATTACTCTGACTACCTTTTCTCATACCAGTTGCCAAGTTGGTTTGTAATGAGGTCAGCACCACCTGTTACTCTCCATCGACTGACGTTCCCCTTGCGGGCGTCTAAGCCAATGTTCTTTCCATTACACTTGCTTCACTGTTACCACCACAGGTCTTATCCATGATGGGACCCTCACGAGTCTGAGCAGGCTTGCGTAGAGTGACCTATTGCTAGGCGGTGCTATGTAAGCATCACATCTTTGGGTGTATCACTACACTTATCACACAACACTGACTTTCGTCAATGCCACGAGCTACGCCTCGTTAAATCTTATTTTATACTAACATTAAAAATCACAAAATAATCTTTAATGTTAGTAATTTGTTGAAGTGTTTATTATAACACACCCACAAATAAAAGTAAACTGGAGCTCACGTCGAGCCTCGAACTCGATCCTCTTGATTACGAAACAAGCATACCACCAGCTAATACTTCGCGAGCAATTTTTTGCATTTTGGTGCCTCCTACTGGTATCGCGCCAGTCTCTACGGATTTTCAGTCCATCGCTTTCACTTGATTAGCTTAAGAGGCAAATATTTTGGTTGGGTACCGGGTTACGCTCCCTGGTCTTTCGTTTCACAGACGAATATTCTACTATTGAACTAATACCCACATATAAGAATGAATTTTCATTCTTTTCAATTCGGTGCTGTTTCTTGGGTCTTTTACCCCGCCGTTGTTGACAAGATGATCGGTCTTGTTTACACCACGTGCAGCTCATGGTCGGCGATTACTCTTGGGCTCTTGCTAACCCATTCATTTTGTCACCGCGGGTGGAGTCGAACCACCGCCCCCTGATTCCAGGTCAGGAACGCTACCGTAACGCTTCGCGGAGAAATATTTGAAATTCGCGTATTATGTGCATTCCATAATACCAACTTCTTTACTCTTTAACGACATATTTCAATGTTAGCAACTTACGCAATTGGCTCCGCATGCTGGGATCGAACCAGCCTAACCAGTGATTAACAGTCACGCCCATGCACCATGCTCGGGTTTTACGGAATAAAAATTGGCGGTCCCAGGGGGTAACGATCCCCCTCTTCGACAGTGACAGTGTCGTGTGCGTCCATGAACACTTTGAGACCAAAATTCTTGCTATGTCCTTTTGCGAGGACTCTGGTTGTAGTTTGAGAAGCTTGTTAACATGTATCCAGAGGCTATTCTACCACAGCATAAAGCGATGCTGTGCATCATGGTCCGGCATGAGAGATTCGAACTCCCATCCCAAGGTTCGTAGCCTTGTCAATTATCCAGTTATTATGAATGCCAGAAATTTATTGGTGGAGTTTGAAAGGACTTTAACCTATGCTACCCAACGTCTTAGGTCACCGCTCAACATGCGGGTCCCGGGCACATTCCGGGAAACTAACTCCATTATTTGGTACCGCCGGGAGGTAACGCTCCTCCGACTTCGCGTTATCAGCACGATGTTATACTTTTTAACTAAAGCGGCATTAAATTCTTGATGTTTTCTTATTCTACACTAAAACATCAAACAGTGCTGTAGGCCAATTCGCATTGTGGTGATGGCAACCATGCATTCTACTAATTGGTAGGGCTGGAGGGTACTGGCCCCTCTTCTACTGGTTAAAAGCCAGTTGCTTCACTTTAAAGCTTCAACCCCATCAAGTGGTGCGCCGGGAGGGACTCGAACCCTCAAAAGCACGGCTTCTAAGACCGTTAGGTGTACCAAATTTCCACTAGCCACCGGCGCATTATTTGGTGGAGCCTGCGGGAATCGAACCCACAATAAAATTATTTACAATGTTATGTTCTGGTTTCGAACCCATCAGTAACACCCCTCGAGGATAATTTTAATGAACCATCTGCCCCAAATTATTGGTGGACCGGCGGGGTAACGATCCCCGATCTTCGCATTGCAAGTGCGACGTGTAGCCCTCTATCACTACCAGCCCATAATAACGATCCCGAGGAACGGAAGATTTTACACTGCCGTTATCGACAAGTGACTCCATATTTCGATACACTGTATGGTACCGCCCCAGAAAATTTGGTGGAGCATGATGGATTCGAACCACCGTGCTGTTAAGATCTGATTTACAGTCAGACGCAATCGTCCTCTCTGCCAATGCTCCACATATCTTGGTACCCCGAATGGGTTTCGATCCCACTTCCTCTGCTTGAAGGGCAGATATCCTAGCCACTAGACGACCGGGGCATAATTCATATTTGGCAGGGCGTAAAGGACTCGAACCTTTAACAACGGTTTTGGAGACCGCCGTGTTGCCATTACACCAACACCCTATAAATTCTTATTTTTATTGTTTGTTTATCATTTCAAAGTGCTAGCTGGCTATGCTCCCGACGTCTCAGAAACTACCGGAGTTTAACCGGATACCAACACTTTGAAATGATTCCTCCAACCGGGTTATTACACCACCAGTTGTCTCCCGACATAGGATCGCGTTGCAATCGATGTAGAGGAATACTATCGAACTAATTTTTAAAGAAACATTTTACAAACTAGCTCGATGGCTTATGCTTGTTGAAGTGTTTATTATAACACAGTTTTGAATAAAAGAAAATAATCAATTTAATTCAGAACTTGTTTTTAATGAACACTAAGCGATTAACTCTATCATTTATCGCCGTTATGTGAGTTATTGTATCACATTGTTGAATAAAAGAAAATAATCAAATTATCCAACTTACAACTTCTGCAACTATACAGGGTGTCCTTATCTGTTTCCCCGTTGCATGTGAGTATTGTAACACACTCACGAATAAAATTTCTTATAATTCTCTTTACAATTCATTAAATAGAACCCCAATATCTAGAGGTTCTGGAAAAGGTTATCAATTAATTGAGTCTTGAATTCTTAGGTAATCTTTCCTTAAGAAATATCATCTGGTCATTTAATATCTTGTGTCCTTCCAAAAGTAACTTTTCAGCGTGGCTGGGAACATAAGGTAGGTACAAAAGTTCCATACCTGCTTCCTTCAACGTTTGGTCATCCTTGTCGCAGTTACAATCACGGCAAGCAGTTACAACGTTCGTCCACACATCCAATCCACCACGACTACGCGGGTGAATATGATCCCGACTGAGCTTACTAGGACCGAATTCACGACCACAGTAAGCACAAGTGTTACGGTCACGACCGAACAGTGTTCGGTTACTCAAAACAACTTCCTTATGAATCTTATCCATACTGAAGCCACTCTGTGACTTGACGGCGATAATACTAGATGTTTCAATCACAGATTGAGTACCATCGTTTTGGTATCCACCACGTAGCACAAATTTTTCTTCGCCCCATTGCCATGCAACAGAGTTTGTGGCATGATAACATGCCGCTTGTTCTAAACTAATCCAACTCCGAGGCGTTCCGCCTACGTCCAATGCCAAAATTCTTGTCATAATTAACCCCAATAAAAAAGCCCTACTATTTCTAGAGGGCTTTTTGTAGAAATTAGAAACCGATTACAAAAAGCCCATTAACAATCCCATCCCGCATTAATGCTCGCAGGTGTATAGCCGTCGATCTGCTCAAAAGAGCATTCGTGGCGGAGTGTTAGCGATGAAAGTTTAAATTTTAACATATATTTTATTTAGTGTTCTTAATCTTTAAGATAACGAAAAACCGGTAAAAATCTACCAATTTGATCATCTTTTTCAAAATAAAATTTTGAACACAGACTTCCAATCTCCCAGAGTTTTACTGTTTCTAGTATAACATCTTTACCATTAAAAGTAAAATAATTAAAAAGTCTGTCTTTACTATAAGATTCTCTAATTTGTTGGGAAAAAATTTCCTTAAGCTCAGAAGGTGAAACCGGACGGATCGAGACCCTTGGTTTTGACTTCCCATGCTGGTGTACCTGTGGCTTTTTCCCACTTCGACTCTTCTTTACTTTCTGCTTGCTTTCTTGGGGCATATGTTTTTCCTGATGTTGCTTCTGGCAAGATTGCTCCCTGAGCAGAATCTTCCAAATCATAGAATGTCATCTTAGGTCTGTTAATTCCAATCAAGAATCTCTTATCCTCACCTGGATCACTATATCGATTTTTTAACTGCTTAACCATAATGCTATTCTGTTCATCCAGCTCTTCACTACGGATTAATGCAAACAACATATCAAGTGTCATAACAAGACCCATAGAATCTGCTGTGTTAGAACTTTCAACTTCGCTATTACCAAAGCCGCTGCGGTTCAACTGAACACCAGTCAAGATTGGAACATTATACTCTACAGCCAAGCCACGCAGTTCTTCTGCTACAGATTTGATATAAGAATAGGTATTAACAGAGCCACCCATCTTCATACGACTACTTGCGCAGATACCCAAATAGTCAACAATGATAAGTTCAGGAACAAATCCCTGCTTGATCTTAAGTTCTTCCAATAAAGCACGGAAGTGTCCTACGTGAGCACTACCAGTCGGATATTCCTTAATAAACAACTTACCTTGAGTCTTGGCTTGAATCTTATCAATCTTTGTGACAAACTCATCCTTACCCATTTCGGCCAGTTTATTAATATCTACGCGAAGCATATTAGCATCGATGCGTTCTGCAATTTTCTCTTCGGCCATTTCCATGGAGATATAGAGAACATTACGACCTTGGCGTAGAGTGGCGGCGGCGACGTGTGTCATAAACAAACTCTTACCGCCACCGGATTCTGCAGCAACTCCATAAAGAGCCTTGCGTGCTAAACCACCTTTGGTGATTTTGTTCAGCATCTTCAAGTCAAATGGAATCTTTTCTTCCTTACGGTTGTAAAATTCCCAACGACTTGCGGCATCCGTAGTATAACTGTGTCCAACCGCAGTATCAAAGCAAACCGATAATGCGTCCGTCAATAAACCAGGGATTGCATCATGTGTTTTATTCGGGTCTTCACCTTCGATGATCTTAATGCTTTTAAGAATTGCATTATAGATAGCTCGGTCCTTACAGAACTTTTCTGTCTGTGGTACCAGCCAATCAACAGAAGTTACTTCCGACGGTAGTGTATCGATTTGTTCTACGGCTTTTTCTAGGACTGTATGAGAAACATCCTTCCTATTACCAAGTTCAATCTTTAGAATATCCTTAGTGATTGGTTTGTTATACTTCGTGAAAAAATTGACAGACTCTTGCAAGATTGCTTGGTCTGTCTTTTCAGCAAAATATGATGTTTCTAAAAAAGGAATGCACTTACGTGCAAAGTCCTCATTTGTTAGCAGATTGGATAAAATCTGATCTTCTACGCGCATTAAAGTCCTTCTAGGAGATTACGTGACATTGATGTGCCATACTCTGGTTCCGGGACCTTATAATCCTCTGGGAGCATGATCTTATTTGATTCTTGAATAGCAGTAAAAATACTTGGTCTCTCAGGTACCACATGTGTTGACATATATTCTCCGCCATCACCTTCAATAACTTCTTCGACTCCGCCAGAATAAACAGCAGTGCCATCGCCCATGGCTTTGACCAACATTTGCTGTAGGATATTACCCAATAGTAAACGGAAATCCGGATTATCTTTTGTCAGTGATACGATTTTCTTATCCGTAGAAATCAAATCGTATTCAAAAGACAAAATTGGTTGTTCGGGATCGGGAAACCAAACACGCCCAAACTTAAAGACTACACCCTTAAAGTCACCATGGTTAATAGTGATAGCAGTCTCATTATCACCATGATTAGCAAGGGTCAACCCCTCGATCACATCCTGAAATTTCATGCTGCTTCCATTTCATCATCAATTTCTGAATCACTCATAATAGAGCCATTTGCAACACTATATTGTGTCTCAACATATTCCTTAAAGGACGCACTAGAGAGAATTGGCTCCCAGAATGCAGCAACATTTGTATCTGCGATGCGGTATTTCTTTTCAGAAATCTCGCCTGTTTCCTTGTCAACAGATTGGTACCAACCATTGCTCGGCTTGATCACATGACCAGATTCAAGAGCAATATCAAGTAGACCCGAGTATTTCTGTAATCCACCACCATGCATAACAGTAACAGGGATACGAGATTTTTCGCGGGCGAAACGAGACTTCTCTACAGTGACGTTGAAGTTATAGCCAGCGACTTCAGTACCATCCTTCTCTTGAGAACGACCAATAATCCAAATTGTATTTGCAGAATAGTAGATACCTGTGCCACCTGATACAATAGCCTTTGGATACAAACCCTGTTCCATATAAATGTGATTAACCACAATCATAGGTAGGTCCTTTAGACTCAAGTGTGGTGTTACCATACGGAACAGAGACTTCAGTTGTTTAGCACGGCTCATATCTGCCACTGATTTTTCACTCAGTGCGTCTTCAACTTCCTTCTTTGAAGCCAGATTACCGATAGAGTCAATAACAAAAATAACCTTATCACCACGCTTAATACCATCAAGCTGCTTCATAATATCAAACTTCAACTGCTCGATGTCTGTGATTGGAGTATGCAAAACACGACTCTTATCAATCCCAAACGAATCGAAGTAAGATTGTGGTGTACCAAACTCAGAGTCATAAAACAAACACACACTATCCTTGTGTTTATCCATATAAGCCTTTGCCGATAGCAAAGCGAAGCTGGTTTTAAAGTGCTTACTAGGTCCAGCGAAAACGTGTAGACCAGAAGTAAATCCACCATCAAGGCGACCAGAAAATGCAATATTGATAGCAGGTACGGATGTAGTAGTAAATTCTACATCACTGAAAAATTTACTTTCATCAAGAATAGCAGTTTCCTTGATTGTACTGGCCGCCTTAAGTCTGTCCATTAATCCCATGTGATTCTCCATTTAAACATATTGTTAATTATATCGTAACTTTCAAGGACAAGAAATTATCCAAAAAAGTCCTCCAGTGAACTCGTTTCAACCGCATTCCATTTAATAGCATCCAAAATAATCTGCATACTAGCTAAGAAGGTCTTATTAAATTGTTCTTCGTAGTCAATAGCAGAAATAACTCCAAACTCGTCTGGGAGTTTTCCCTCGGCAGGGAATGCAACAACATTCTCACGCATTTTATTAGGGAGTTTCAAATATAGGAATTTAATTTTTTCACCCTCGCCGATTGAGGGATAAACACCATCAATTTTGTAATGCTTTAGGTAATGATTATATAGCAACGTTGCACGAACTTGAATTGGTGTAGATTCACCCCTACCCTTCTTGTAGATATTGTTACTATCAGAATACTCAAACAAATTATTAGCACCACGCGGGAATGCAACCTGTTGATATGGGAGTTTCATGAATTCATCGCGAACTTCCGAGATATATTTCTGCACACCCTTCTCGTTGCTATCAAAAATAATATCCAGTGCAATCTTCAGTTTATCGCGAACAAAGCGTGGTGTTGAACTGCGAACCATTTCAAAACCCTTAACCTTGAACTTAGGCTTGGCATATGTAACACCCTCGGAAGAGTGTACACGGACTGCATACTTTTTCTTGCCCAACCAAATAGCCTTATCTGCAGCAACTTCCAGCTTGAAACTAAGCTTGTTATCGAACGACCGCATCTTAACACAGCAAGCATCACAATATTTGTTAACAATGGGTGTGATACGTTCCTTAGCGGTTTTTTCCAATGCTTTGATTTGCTTATCATCGGTCACACCATATTTCTTGAAAACACCTTCTAGAGTGAAGTACAAAGAGTCGGTATCAATATAAATCAAATACTTAATACCATCTGTCTTAAATGCTTTGTTCAATGCTTCATCAATATTATTTTCAATAGTACGAAGAACATATTGACCAGTTAGAGTAATCGACGCAGCGTGATCATGTTTAAAGAATCGGAAATACTCATTAGCTGTAGCACCGTACAAAGAATTCATAAGAGTTTTAATTGCGTTTTGCTTTGAATCCAGTGCAGCAATTTTATTTGGAAGTGTTTTATCCTTTGTATTTTCATACACCTGTTCAAGGTCCAACATTTCTCGTTTAGTTGCCTTACGAAGCGACATGAAGTGTTCGACCAACTCAGGTAGAATACCGCGTTTCTCTTTTGAGTAAACAGCACCAGCAGGTGTCACAATGAAATTTTCATCTACATCAATATTTTTATCGGCAAGAAATTCCTCGATATTGGCACCACAATTACCAATCCAAGTTTCAGGGCTGATATTGTTAGTCATAATGATTGACGGATACAAACTTGTAGCATCCAGAGACACTACCGAGTGGTACCAACCCGGTACCGGGTCCTTGACATAAGCTCCTTCAAGGGATTGAGATTGTTCACGCTGTTGTTGTGGGAGGACAATATTCTTTTCCAAACAGTAATTAGCAATAATTGCATCCCATAGTTTAACTGGAGATGCAACGTCCTCATAATTAACATTTGCTTCATATGCCAGAGTAAGCACGAGTTCAATCAGACGGAGTTTATTATCCAGCTGTCGAACCAACTGTGTATCAATTACGTTATAGTAGATGAACTTTTCCCAAGCCTTCTGCCAGAATTCATTAAATGTACCAAACTCACTGTGGTCAACTTTAGTGTGTCCCAATTCCTCTTGAGCAATATGCCCCAATGAGTAAGACTCCTGTTTCACTAGCATATACTTCTTGTACAAATCAATGTAATCAAGAATAGAAATACCTGTAATAGTGACTTCATACTCTAGATTTCCCATGAAAGTCTTTTCACGGTAAGAAACACGATACCATGGGCTAAGACGTTTCACAGACTCATCACCCATAATTCGCTTGATACGATTGTGCAAATACGGTACGTCGAACTGTGCAATATTCCAACCAGTGATCAGATCAGGTTTCTTCTGCTCGAGGAACTGAATAAACAACTTCAGCAGGGTGTATTCATCAGGACAATGTAGATAATTAGTGTCCTTTCCGTTGTAAGGATTCAATCCCCATGTGAAGGCCTCTCCGGTATGCATATTAACCATAGTGATGGCAATAACTTCACCATCAACATTCTGCGGGGTAGGAAAATATGTCTTACCATCTTCATCCTCTGGAACTTTGGTTTCAATATCCAAGGACCATGCCGATAGTAGTTTGTACATCCACCCCGTCGGCTTATACTCATTCATATATTGAAGCGAGTAATTCAACTGGCCGAAAATTTCAAAACCAGATACACCGTCGTATTGTTTTACATAATCACGGGTTTCTACAATCGAGCCCGGTCGGTGTGCATGAATAGCATCACCGTATAGTGTTTTAAATGGAGTTTCACCAGACCGCTTCACATATAGAGTTGGCTCCCATGCATCCTTGCGCATATTTGGAATACCATCTACAATTTCCCGTACCAAAACATTGGAACCTACAATAGCAACATTTGTATAAAATCGACTCACTGTTTTCCTCTCAAGAGCATCAGACCATCATAAGCACAATCATGTGTCGGGTGATGTTTAATAACACTACCGACTTCAAAATCTGGAACATCAACATATCCTGCATTTGAAGTATCAGGATAAATCAAATCAATAGCAGTCCGGACATCCCGATAATTATTATAACCGATAAATGGCTCAACATCATATGATCTTAGTAAAGATTCTAAAACAGGTTGATCAAGAGACCCTCGTACCCAAACACAAGCCTTTTTATGATCTGGTTTTGATTCAAAAAACCCTTTAATTTTATTGATAGCAACCAAGCAGTCTAGGTCTCTTTCCTTATCTGGAATGAACGATGCTCGCTGAACAACTTCTGCTTGCTTTTCCCACCACTCAAGAACATTTTTGGCAACAGTGCGTCCTTTGAATAACTCAGTGACTTGTTGTTTTGCATTTAGTTTTACGAATACACCCTGCTTTAGGAGATATTCATATGCCTCTTGATTATCCTCGGGAAGTTGCTCAGGATCAACCCAAAGCATTGCAGCGGAAAGACAAACACAATTTGATTCAATACCTAGTGTCTCTAGGTCGAGGATGAAAAATCCACTCATAATAATACTCCAAAAATAACATTATATAATCTTACAGAGAAAACTGAAATAATTATTCGTCGCAATGCTTACCCATACTACACTCCTCAATAAACGCCATGGCATCTAATTCTTTCGTAAAAAATCTGAATAAAAATGTACTATCAGGCCCGAATGCAAAAAGCATTATCTGCTCGTGTCCGTAAATAGAAGCACGGAAGACCCATTGATCTATTTTAAGCAACGGAAATACTTTTATATCCATATAGAAAAGGGGCTTTGCCCCTTTCATTAGAAGTCTGAATTTTCATTCAAGAGTTGAGGATGTGTCTTCTCTGAAGGTTCCTCAATATTGATACGGATAGGTTTCTTTTCTTCTGGAAGTTGTTGCTCCAAGAAAATACGGAGCATACCATTTACATAAGATGAAGTTTTGACCCTCACGTATTCACCAAGAATGAAAGTGCGGGCCCAATTTTTATTAGTCAAGCCACAGTGAATGATAGAATCACGCTCCGCCTGTGTCATAACAGGCGGTTCGCACTTAATATTAAGAGCGTCATCTTCAATAGTAATTTCAAAATCACTAATTGAATACCCCGCCGCTGCTAGTTCAATCACGTAAGAATTTTCACTAGTCTTGCGAATATTATATGGCGGATAAACATACTGTCGTTGCTGTTCGATCAGCTTAAACAGATTTTCTCGCGTTTTTGTCATAGTATCAAAACCAATAAAACTACGAGGTGTGTAGATATTTTCAAACATAAGTTCTCCTTAATAGACTTTCGTCCTATTAAAATTGAGTATCCCTTGCGGCGATACTATCCGGGAACCACTCCCGAATTACTTTGGTTTGCGTTCACTACGCATAGCGTATTTTGACTGCAAGTTCCAATTCTTTTTATCTCGATATGCTACTACCTTGATTGAGCTCAAAGGTACCCGCATATCAATATATTCGTCAGAAGAAACAACTTTACATAGGCCCCATTGTTCCAATAAAGCAGCAATGGTGTTTCGGCGTGAAATGTCTTCATGAGAAATATCGGATGGTCTTCCATCCAACTGAAATAGTTCCTTAAACATGGCACAGTAATATTTACCACGTTTGTGCAGAATGTGACACGTCTGATACAGTGTATCATCGCGTTTTGATGCAACCCCAATGCGGGTCAAAGTTTCCTTGATTTTTAGAAAGTCATCGGGAGTTGATAATTCAATTTCCAATAGCGATTCTGAAGTCCATGGATATAGGTCAATTGTATTTGTTGTTATCATTATTTTCCACCACAATTTGTCAACGTTCGTAAAGTATTTATACTTTCTTCATTGAGTAAATTGTAGATGGATTTGGCACGTTGTCGATTGACTTTATACGTGTTCATGATAAGTTCTACGGTTTCATCCTTCTCTGGTTTGTGCCACTTGGCAAACCTCTTCTTTTTAGGTTGAACAGCTAATCTATAGAAATCATACTGCCACTTTTTGGGAATTGTATGAATTTTATTCATCTCGTTGGCCAACATTACTGTATCAACAAACAAGCTGAAGTTCCGATTCACCATGAACGAAACGTAATCCTTCTCTTCTATGTCAGACCAATTATCTGTTGTCGATGTGGACAGCTGTCCAATAATATCAAATAGTCCAGACATTATTCAACTTTTTATAATGAAATATTACCAGCTTCAATCAAGAAGATGCGCTGACGTGGCTCAAGAGATTCAATAAGTTTTTTCTCGCCTTCTGCAAATGTTTTGGTCTGAAATAGAAATGCAGAGTTTACAATATCATGCCAGTAAAATGAACCGTCAATATTTTCATGTGAAATTACGCGGACGGGAGATGAAATATTCATCTGCATTCCACTGAACAGTCCAATTTTGTAAACCATTGATAAAACAAAACCACACGCCAAAAGTTCCCAGAAATATGTGCTTACGAATTCCACACAGCCTCCGACATGAAGTGAGTTAGTGCTGCAGCAACAAGAACTTCTGTGTCCGCTACTTGACTACACTTATACATATAATCACCGAGGGTAACAATAACACTTGGTACACAACGCGGATCAAGCTGTGGAATTACCTTATCATACAGACCGCGGAACACGACTTCCGGTTCCATATCATTATAATTACCAACCCACTTGCGCATCTCGGTGAAGTTTTTTACCTTCAAATGTTTGGCAAGTTCTTCAATTAAAGCATCGGTTTGATTAACAAGAATACCTGTGTCAATCTTACCACTTGAACTATAACTCTGCAATGCGTTTAGTGTACTACGGAAATCAGGATAGAACTTTTTGACCAACTCGGCAACCGCTGGTTTATCATATTCGATATTCTCGGTTTCTAGAATTGTAATAACGCGCTTGAAAAATGCAGCCTGAAGTTTTGGAATTTCTGCCTTAGGAACTTTAAAGTCAATCACTTGGCATCGGCTATGAATAGCATCCATAACCTTATTCTTGAAATTACACGTGAAAATAAATCGCGTGTTCGGAAATTGTTCAATAACACCACGCAACGATTGTTGTTGCTGAGCGCTGGCTCCATCGAACTCGTCAAGAAGAACAATCTTAATTCCATCACCAAATGACACAGACGACGAGAACTGAATCACATTCAGACGAACTGCATCAATACCTTCTAGCGAAGCATTGATATACATCAGGTCGGCATCAAGTTCACTGGCAATGATTCTTGCCAGTGTAGTTTTACCTGTACCAGCTGTACCCGTGAACAAGAAGTGCGGAATATTTCCACTATCCAAAAGTTCACGGATCATTTTCTTAGTTGATTCTGGGAGAATAGCATCTTCAAGTTTCTTGGGGCGATACTTCTCTGCCCAAACTAATGAATTCAGCTTGTCGTTGTCAATGCTCATTGTATGACTTTCATAATGTAGATATGCTATTGTATCACACGGACACAATAGAAAGAAATAATGGCGGGAGGAATGTTTTACTAGCCTTCCCTCCCACTGCTAGACATTATTCGGTTATAAGGCTATGTTACCTCAGAGTCGATCACGCTACAAGAGCGAAGACCTCATCGTTTTGTGCAATATTTGCATTTACTTACATTTAGTTTTTACGTCTATCGCTGACGAGTAGCTAATCTATCTTACTTCTTTCGGAGTCGAAAACCTGTTCAGCCCCATCATAACTATACTAGAACCAGATCAGGATTAACTGATTTATGGTCATTGGTGGGAGTCGAACCCTATAGAATAGTTATGGTGGAACTGCCCGGAATCGAACCGGGGTGTTCCAATCGTTTCTGAAAGTCAGTTGACTACCATTACTTCTATTTATGGAATTGGTTTCCATTCATTAGCTGTTGCCCCTGATTCCCATCGGCCTTGGGCCACAATCGGTGAATTAATTTTGATAGTAGAACCATCTTGACAAGTCACTTCATATGGCTTAAAATTAGGCCAGGTCACTGGGTGCGGTGTCCAATTTGGCGGATAATAACCCGGCCCAATTGGAATATTGTGAGTATTATTTCTCGCAATATTATTCACTTGTTGTTGCAAATTGATGATCGAGGTCTGTAGCAGTGTTACTGTATTTTGCAACAACGTCACAGTCTTTTCTAAATCTTCAATTTTCTGTTTTATCTGTCCTGGTGTCATATAAATCCTTTTGGTGCGACCCCCGGGAGTCGAACCCAGACCTTAAGAATTATGAGTTCTCGGCACTACCATTATGCTAGAGTCGCAATGGCTCTTCTTAACTGCACATCCTGAGAAAGAATTTATCGGCTTGCCAGCAGTTTAATAAGATTCGGCGGGTTGTCTCAATTACTAGCCCGCTTAGAGCCAAAATAATTAACCGTTGAGTTGTTGCTGGCCAGTAGTACCAACAGATTCATCCGTCGATTCAGTCGGCTTTAGCAATTCTTTAACTTGCTTCACGGCGTTATTCAACGAAGTGTGTACTGTCTGTCCACCTTCATGTTTTTGAACAATATATCCGCCTTCGACGGATTGAATACTAATATATTTGTCTTCCATAATTAATCCTTATAGTTCAGATGTAGATTCCAAAGCAACGTAAACGGTCAGTTTACCATCTTCAGAAACAAAGCGGCTAATCTTCTTACGAGAAATAGACACAGTGTACTTACGTGGCATCAGCTTCAAGTTTTCAATCTTGATATTGGCCGTAAAATCTGCTGCATCGGTATCACCCAATTCCAAATTGAATGTATTTGCGGTGGTGTTCTTCAAGTCTCCAACACAAACAACCAGTTTTCCATCCTTACCGATTACCGATACATCCAAAGCACGCAATACACTTGCAGTTTTTTGAATTGTAGCCAATTGTTCTTCGGACAACTCAAAGTGAATATCCGCATCAGGGAACTTAACAGACTTAGTTGGAACAGTCAATACAGATTCATCCGCCGCGTAGAACTTGACACTGGAACCGCCTTCCTTGATGACAGCAAACTTTTCCTTGAATTCAATATCAGGATTGCTAAACAATCCAATAACACCGAGGAATTCACCTGCGTCATAGATACCGAATTGTGTGTCGAATGTTTCATCAACCGAAGCACTAGCAATTACGTTCTTCTGAACATTGATAGTATCGAGTTGATTACCCTTCTTAATCAGAAGGTTTTGATTAATACCGGCAAAGTTACGAATAACAGCCAATGTTTCTTTTGATAGTTTCATTTTTATTTTCCTAATTGTGATTGTCGAACCATGTAGTCGAGAACCGATCCGAGTGTAACATAAACATCTTCTTCTGGTGGCTGAAATGGCCAGCCTGGTGCTCCGTCTAACTTGATAGACTCTGTACCAAACTTTTTATTTTTGTCAGCAGTTTCTTCTGCCTCTGCTTCCAGATCAGCAATGAACATCAGGCAACACAACGCGTGAGCCATATGAGGTAAACCGGTTTCTGGATCATTCTTTTCACCGGTCATATATGATGTAATATGACGTAGTGCAGCATCTAGATAACGCTCGGGCCCGTTTTCTACATACTTCCAATTATTTGGCAAATACTTCTTTGCACCAAATGTCAAAACTTCCGAAACAAGACGAAGAGCACGCGGAGGCAAAAGCCCCATGCGTGCTTTCTCTTGGTCGAATTTCATTCCTAGAGTTTTCGTCATGAGGCTTTTATTTACGCTGTGAAACCTTGTTCTTGCATAGCTTGTGTCGGCATACCAATGCGGTACTTCACAACACGGCTACCATCACGCAGTGTGCGCTGGTTTGCATAAACAGCAATACGGCGCCAGTTGCGCAGACCACCAACAATAGCGTCTGCCGATGCAAAACCAAACTTCTCTACTTGCGCAGATGTCAGTTCCTTGCCGGTGCGCAAAGTTTGAATCAGGCGCTCAGTCTTAGAAATTTTCTTCTTCATAATCAATACTCCATGTGGTACTTAAAATTGATATTGTGCTACCACTATCACACAACACCAAACTCTTTTAGTTCAGCAACATATTCGGGATAAAATTCGTGAGTAGAATCAGGATCAACTTCATCTACTTCTTTGAATTTTGGAACGGGTAATTGGTACAGCCCGCGGCCAATATTGTTTCCCATGATAAGCCAAATTGGCCATCCAACCTTATTCGATGGGTCTTCTTTTCTAAGACTCATGAATTTTTCGTGTGCTTCAACTAATTGCTTATGAGTTATTGTACCAGAGGAATACCAATCACTGAAATAATCTTTGATTAGCGAGAGCCACTTGGCTTGCTTGGGTGTTAATTTTTGGAATGTAATCATGAAAAGAGGGGACCGAAGTCCCCAGAATTAAACAGTTTCAATATCGTAGGTGTTAACCAGGTACTCAAAGGCTTCGTTCTTAGCCTTGTTAGAGTTACCCCAGAAGGTAGAATCCAGCCGGCGGTCAGCCACACGACCAACATGGTGATCGTTGTACTCAGTCAGAGCATTCAACAGACCGTATACAGTTTGTCCCGCAACATCCGATCCCATACCACCACCCAAGAACAAGTTATGAACTTGGTCAACATTACGGACTTCTGCGTTGGTTGGATCAGTCGGGTCGTTGGCTAGCAGAGACATAATGTCTTGCCATGCATCCTTAGTGGAAACGGCCTGAGCTTGCATCTGAACCAGTTGACGGGAGAATTTATCCCAAGAAGATTCAAACAGACCAAGTTCAGATTTAACCTGGTTAGGCTTAAACGTAGTGCTATGAGATGTTGCAACCTTGGATTTATTCTTTTCTGCCACTGCGACACGCAGAGTGTTATTGCAGACCACACGGACTGAGGTGAACTGAGCAGAAGTTGCCATAGTACCATCACAAGAGGTAGACAGCAACAGATAACCATTGATAGCGTCACCACCATTCATGATCAGCTTTTGTTTTGTGTCAGCCAGTGCCCAGAATTTCTTGCCACCGAACAAAGTTCCGGCAGTAGACAATTCCATACCAGCATCTGCGGTCAGACTACGGAAGAATTCCAAAACTTCCTTCGGTTGAACAGCTTTATACTTAGAGCTAACAACCGACAGACCTTGTCGCGTATCGCTACGGAACAGGATGCTACGATCCTCAAATTCCTGAATTTGATTATCCTGATCTCGGAAGGTCAGAGGTGTGGAAAGAATTTCCCAGTCCATTCCAGCTTGTTGCTGCCAAGTTTCAATCGAACTACCACGGGTCAGTTCTTGTCCCAGGCCGTGCCAGATTTCGGAACGATCACCCACGAAAGCCATTTCAGTAAAACCATTTGCGCGTTGCGTCAATTCATGTGCCATAATATAAAGTCCTTAGTTAAAAGAAAAGTCAAAACTTGTTATACTTCGTTTTGGAAATGTAAGTATAACACATTCATGAATAAAAGTAAATTAGCGATTCATCTTAAATTCGCAACGCTTTACTTCCTCAATTCGCTCGTTAAGCGAAATCATTGCATCGAACAGTGAATCAAGGTGCAACTCCATTTGAGCAATACCTTCCATATCATCACTATCGCGATAGAGTTCAATTTCAAGCTTGAAAGCATCAATCCGTTCCTGCAGAGCCATTTGCTCTTCCAGTAGATTACCCAAGTCTTCTGAAACTTTGGGTGCAGTAGTCTTTTCGATTTGCTTCATCTGTGCAATCTCGAGCAGCTGTCCCGCATACTTCGCTATACGGGGTACACCGCGAACATTAGGCTTGCGCCAGTACGCCAGCTGCTTATCAGATAGACGATTAAATTTCGTAAAGAAATTGGCCATTGAAGTACCCATTCGGGCATCCGCGGGAGTGAATCCGCGACCATTATTCCGATTCGTACTCTGGTTGTATTGCTCATCCGATGTCTGACGATCGTTTAGAACAATCAATGCGCGACCAACAGCTTTATTGTTGCTGATTAACATCTGAATAATACTATCTTTAGTCAGAACCATATTAACCTCTTGTTTCAATGGAGTTATTATATCACGCCAATGAATAAAAGTAAATCACTGAAAAACTTCACGCACTGTGCGCGCAATCCACTCGTAAGGATCACCTGTACGGGCCTTGGCTACACCATAGGGCATTTGATTGTTCTGTGTGTAATAGTCAAACAAGACTTGAAAATCAGTATCTGTCATATTAGAACCAACATGGTATACGCGTTGCATTGCGTGACGGACTTGGATAGGAATAATATGCGAGACCATTTTAAGCAGCTTTTTGTTGAGAATAAGCAATACGTTTTTCAATGTTATCAGCAACCATCATCTTAAAACCAGCAACGGTCACAGGATAGCCACCTTCCTTGAGCCAACGCTTAATATGAGGAAGCAAATAACCTTTAGATTCCAACATAGTTAGGGGGGCGATACCCAGCTGCAAACCGTGTAGATATTCCTCTACAGTAAAATTCTTTACTAGAAATGCGAGAAACGAACTACGGTTGCCGCGCTTAAAGCGGGCGATAAACTGACCTTCATAAGTAACGTATTCAGTACCAACAAAATTGGCTTTAACAAACTTAGTCATTTTCATTCCTTGTTTCAATGAAGTTATTATATCATCAAAAAGAATAAAAGTAAATCGTTAAAACATCGAAGATTCAAAAATAGAAATTGCATCACGAGGAATATTGAATTCCTCTGCTGTGGTCCAGATGAGAGATTCTACTTCAAACCCGGCAGCATGTTCTGGATTCATTGTGTACAGAAGTTGGTTTCCGGTCATAGAAAAATCCATGATCCAACCTTTATTGGTTACAAAAACGTAGTACATATGAATCCCTGTTGTGATGTGTTATTCTATCATATCGATGAATAAAAGTAAATCAGTCGTCTTCAAACATCCGCGGGTTTAGGTCCTTAAAGACTTGTCGAACCAAAGGTACATCAATAAAATTACTATCATACTCACAGTCCCAGTCATGATCCCACATGACCTTAATCAGAGCCTTGATTACTTTCTTTTTCTCTTCTGTAGTACATTTCGTCTTTAGTAATTCACAAACAGCCACATCAAAAATTTCTGTCCCACTAGACCACCCCATTGTGAGTCTCCTTAATATCAAATCTTTTATCAAATGCTGCTAGTACAGTATTTGCCCACTCGGCTGGTACAGTTTTTGACCGACAATTTTCAGCACGCGTACACTCTGCTGCAATTCTACACCATAACTCCATACGAATTCGTTCAACTTCATCTAAATCCATAATTACTCCGCAATATTATAAACAGAAAAATCACCGTGTTTCTCTACATGAATAACACGATCATATGCTTCGGTACTAGCATCCGCGTGGCTAATAACGATCACATTACTATCTGGAATTGTTGATAGTAAATCATTGAATGCTACACGAGCGTCCAAGTCAAACGCACCATCAACAATTTCATCCAGAATAAGGACGTTGGTTTTTGCACTATTCTTTAGTGCAGCAAGTTGTCTAAATGCCATCAAAATAGCGAAGTCGATACGACGCTTTTCACCCTCGCTGAAACTGCTATAAGAGAAAACATCTCTACCCCGGCTACGAATCACTTCATTAAAACTTTCATCAAGAGTAAAATCAACAAAGAAATCAAACATAGCAAGATACTTATTGATCAACTGATTCATGATCGGCAAGTATTCTTTTACCACAGCAGTTTTAATACCAGTATCCTTAAGTAGCTGAGCAGCTACTTCCTGAAGATGTTTTTCTTCAGACAAAGAATTCTTTCGTTCGAGAAGCATATTACCTTGCTTACCAATTGTGCGCAATTTTTCTGTCTCCGCTTCAATATCATTCGTATTGTTCAGGATAGAATTAATAGTGCTATCAATATTTGAAATTGTAGTTTGTATGCGAGACTGTTCACGCATCAACTCAATGATTTTATCTTGAATAGTTTTTCGATCTTCTAGATATTCATTATAGAGTTTACGATCACTTTCTAAAGCAGTAAGCATTTCAACTTGTGGGGCTAATTCGGCTTCAAGTTGTTCTATTTCCTTTTTAATTCCAGCAGTAACATTGTGTACATGTGATTCTTCGACCTTCTGCAGACATGTCGGGCATTCATCGAGAGTATGAACAGACTTGATTTTCTTGGTTAGAGAATCAATCTTTCTACGTTTTCCCGTTATATCAGAATCAATAGTATCAAACTCGTTAATATCAAATTCGACCACCGGTAACACATCTAATTCATGTTGTGAGTCAATAATAGCAACTTCACATTTAGAAAGTTCCTTAACTGCCACGTCTTTTTGTGTCTCATAATCCGCAACGCGTGCTTTTGTATTCTCCTGCATAACACGAATTAACTTCTGTTGTGCAGCAGCTTCAGTCTTTTTTAACTCAACTTTATGGGTGATTTCAGTGTACTCGTTCTTCGTAGATGCAATGCGTTCCTTTAGAACTACATTCATTCTACTAAAGACTTCAATGTCTAGAATAGACTCAACAAGCTCTCGGCGCTGACCCGCTCCAAGCTGCATAAACGGGATGTAAGAAGCAGAACCAAGAACTGCGATTTGTTTAAATGTGCGCTCGCTGATTTTTAGAATTTGTGATTCAAGAATTTCTTGATAGTCACGTGTTGCAGCATTTTGTTCAATTAACACACCATCACGGAAAATATCAAACACATTTGGCTTCATACCACGTGTAATTTGATATTCAGTGTTACCTATGTTAAAGAATATCTCTACGACCATTCCACCTTTATTGATAGAGTTGATCAGTTGATTCTTATTGATATTACGATAAGGTTTTCCGTACAGTGCATAGAGAATCAAGTCCATCACAGTAGATTTACCGTGACCGTTTTTCCCGCGTACTAGAGTTGTCTTGTGCTTGTTCAAATCAAACACAGTCACTGAGTTACCATAACTCAGAAAATTCTTACATGTTACTCTTTTAATTACAATCATTCTGCAAGGGCTTCCGTGTATAGTCCGGACATATAGTCTTTAAGTCTTTGTTTATCAACACTAGTGGTTAACGAATCAATATACTGGTTAATTATTTCACGTGAGTCTTCTATCTTGATATTTCCATCTACATCAACACCGTGTAGGTCTGCAAAATTCTCAATGATATTCAGATCATATGGCTGGTGGAGTTTGATACTATCAACGAATCGGTCGAAGGCATACAAATCAGTTTTCTTTTCAACCACAAGTTTAACCGCTTTACCAGCTAGACTTGAAACATCACCAGACCAACCCTCGTTATAGATAATCCGTTCAAACATTGTGTATGGATTTTGAACAAAAGTTAGTTCTCGAGTTTCTGTATCAAAAATATGGAATCCACGTGGATCATGCATATCTGCAAATGTAATTTCATACGGAGTACCAACATAACGGATTCTATAGAACTCGTCATAACTGCGCGTATGATAGTGACCGCTGAGAGTTAGCTCAAAGTTTTCAAATAGTGTGCGAGGAAGTCCACCATGACCTGGGACACCCCGCATCATTTCAAAACCATCAATCTCAAAGTGGCCGCACACAATATCAACAGAAGCAATATGAGGATTAGAGAAAAAGTTGAAAATGTCCTCTTTGTTATCATCACATATCCACGGAATCAGTGCAAACTGTGTATCGTCAAGTTCAACTACAGATGGTTTATTGATGATAGTGATATTATTCTTATATTCATTGGCAAGCAACAGCTCTGGTGTATTAACACTGAGAGTGCTTTTATAGAAAATATCATGATTTCCAAGCAACGTCCACATATGCATATCATTCTCAACCAGAGGATCAAACCACTCTGATTTACACGCATGATAAGCTTTAATACTTAACGATGTTCTGTTGTCAAATAAATCACCTAGTTGAATGACATTCTTCACACCATGTTCTTTACAATATGGGTAGAATATTTCTCGAAAAAACTTATTAAAAAACTGACTGTAATGATTAGACGCATTACGTGCGCCAAGGTGTGTGTCACCCAAAATAGCTATAAGAGCCATAAATTATTCCATGTAATCTTCAAATGGACTAGGGGCTGCAACCTTACCAGGCTTCAGATCTTTTTTGATTGGTTCTTCATCGCCAAGACTATTGATGAAATCATTCAACTGTAATGTATATTCACCGTCTCCATCTTGTTCTTGAAGTGAGAATGTGTCAAATCCAGCAGAGCTGACTAAGGCCCGTTTGATCTTACTCTGCTTCTTTTCTGTTGCAATTCTACCGATAAAACTATACCAACATGTTGTAGTAAAGTACCCAAATGGTGATGTGGATCGTTCTGGATCAAAACTCTTAACGTATTTCAAGCATGTTTCGATTGCATCTCCAATCATTTCATCTCGCCAGCTATAACCAGCAAAATTAGGTCTTTTCGCTAAACCAGTCGCGATTTTAACGATGCACTCACCAATGTACTCGGGAACACGGGGAATATCGTCTGGATTCGCATCACAAGCGGCTCGATAATCTTTTAATGCCGCATAGAATGCCTTATTGTCAATGTAATGGGATGTGCTCATTCAAACTCCTTTGTGCTATAGTATCACAAAAGTCTTAGGACTAAAATAATACAAAGATTATTTCTGTGTCCGAGAATTGATGGATATAATTATCCTGTGATTCCTGATGAGTATTGGAATCTGAATTACTGAACTGTATGATGTTCTGGATGAGCAATAGGACTGTCCATTGTACTATAGTTCTCTAACTTGTTTACTAACTTTGTATACAATTTATGGGAATCAGGATGCATTTTTGAAAGGATCATTATTGATTCATTAGGAATGTAAAATGTACGTGAACCAGAGAATGGCATAAACAATTGACTATTTAACTCATTAGTCAAACCATTATCCCCTAGAATAGGAATTGTTCTTATCACAATAGGGCTCTCAATATAAATCCCATACTGTTTTTCATCTACTAGGGTGAAAATTAATTCCTCTCCCGATGTGAGTTTCATAGTATATAGAAGCTCATTTGCTTGAGGAATATTTTCAATGTTCTCTGTCATTTTAATTCTAGTTTTATTAATTTCCAATCAAACTGTTCTTTTTCATAAATCCCAATTCTATCTTCCATGTGATTCCACGTGGTGTTAGTATATGATTTATATGAAAGATCATCTGATACGTCATACAGAACACATTTGTTCTTACCTTTATTTAGTCTCAATCCCCGACCAATACTTTGACGGATACGGATTGTACTTTTGCTTGGGAAAGCAAATATAATGTGTTCAATACTAGGGATATTTACACCGGTACTCATTAGTGCAGAATTGGCCACAATGATGGCGTTGTTTTCTTTTGACAGGATATTCCGAATTTCTTCACGTTCAGATACGTCAACACCACCATGAATAAAGTACACTGGGCGATCTGTTCGCTCACGGATCATTTTATCAAGAACTGCACCATGCTTGGCCACAAAATTAAACAGCAGTAAAGTATTACCTTCTGTGCTGGTAGCAAGCTTTGCTAGTAGTTTATTCCGTGGCTCGTAGGAAATCAAGAACTGAATTTCCTCTTTATATGACATACCTTTATATGTTTTGCGGATATGTTCGGGGTAACCAAGAGCAAGACACTTGATCTTAAGTTGTACAACTTGACCAGCATCCATCAATTCCTTGGTTGAAATAACTTTGTGAATTGGGCCCATCAATCCTTGTAGTACAAGTGCATTGATTTTGGTATCGTCAATAGTACCTGTAGTTCCAGTTCTGTATTCTGTCATGGTAAACTGCTCCATGACTTTCAAAACCACATCAGCTTTGTAAGTGTGTGCCTCGTCCCAGATACCAACATCTGTTCTGTTAACCAAATCTTTGAAATTCTTTGGGTCACTTTTATACATGGCTGCAATAGATTGCCATGTACTGATAACTACGTGTTTATCAAAAATACGTTCTTTACCACTATACATTGTTGTACAGTTCTCATCAGCATCCCAACCATTAGCACTACTGTAGTCTTTAAAGTCGGCTAATAGCTGTTCTACTAACATTGTAGTAGGAACAACGATTAGAATGTTTCTGTTATTCTGAATGTGCCAACGAATGACACTCATGATAATCATGGACTTACCAGAAGCTGTTGGGCTTAATAGAAGCTGTCGTTTATTACCTATTGCCTTCCAAACTGCATCGTATTGATATTCGCGGATATCTAGTTTCTCGCCGCGCGCGTGAAGATCGAGAGAATCTACGAAGTCTTTTACTTCATCATATCCAATATTGTTATTATTGTTTAGAGATATATCGGCTACAACTTCATAATCACGTGTGCGAGCAAATTTAATTACCTCGTTAACAAGACCTTTATAGATTGTTTTTCTACGTGAATCAAATAGGCGAATCTTACCGTCCCACATTTTATTTTTGTAGGAAGGCATATAACGGTAGCCAGGAACAAAAAAGGTAAAGAACTCAGAAATTTCTTGTTCAACACCCCAATCATCACAACGAATCTTTATATGAGTCTCGTTAAAAGGTAATAGTTCAATCATTATCCACCTGCTCTAAATTTCTGCCAATCAATAGCACTACGAATTGCCCAATAGCGATTCTTAATTTCACCCATGACACTTTCTAAAAAATAGATAGTAGTCTTCATATATGATAGTCTTGCAAGAATAGTTTGAATATCTTTATCTGCTTCTAGTAAATCAGGAATATCAGCTTTCAATGAACGGTATTGCCACTGGACCCACCCGCGTTCATCAAGTTCTGACTTTGTCATTTCACCACGGAAATACTTTGACTTAACTGCTTTTAGTTCTGCTAGGTCGTGCTCAATCTTAGTTAGTTTGAGCCTAGCATTAGACAGTTCATTTAGATATTTGGAGTGAAGTAGTGGAGAAGTCACAGCAGCATATCCCAGATCATCTGGAACCTTGCAATCTTCTGCCCACATTACTTTTAATTCATCAAGTTTTGCCATAATATATCAGAGTGTAAATTTGTATTTAGCTGAGTTTAAAATACGAGTATTCCATTGTCAATGAAGCAACCAAATACTGTACATCCGTATTGTTTGAGCGGAACGTCAGCGCACCAAGTGAAGTCGGGAAAGCATCAACAAATGTAAAGCGCTGTAGCGGTTTGTTATTGCTATCCATAATCATCAGGAAACAATCTGAAACCATTTTTGAATTGTCACTGAAACCATTAGAGTTTCTATTCTCGTTCATATACTGTGTATACTGTTGATGCCCCTCGGGGTAACCAAGTCCTTGAATCCAACCGAACAGTGCTAGATAATTACTCATCTTCTCGTCAATTAAGAATTCGATATTAAGTGTTCCAAATTCCATTGTTTCACCTGGCAGCTTGACATCATGAACACTAGATGTCTGAATTGCTGTTCCCAGTGTAACTGTTGGTAGAGATACTTCTTGCAAGAAGTAATTCAGCTCTGGATACTTCTGTATAGAGAACTGAAATGAATTTGGATTCAACGTTGAAATTGTTGAAGGCACTGGGCAACTTAAAATTGGCATATATTATCCTGCAAAAACCGTACTACAACCCTCTGCAATTGCAGAACCACAAGCAACCATGTCACCAATTCTACCCACGGCGATACCATTAGCAAACACTGTGCCAGACCCGGCCGCCAGTGAACTATCACCATGCTTGGGATACGTGTGATCGGGCCAGTGATCACCAACACGGTGTACTGGAATGCCCTCAACGAACACATTACCCGAACCCGCATCATTCGCCCGTGGCGGATATGGTCCATGACCGGTGCATTTACAACCTTTAAAAGCTATTGCTGGCATTAGACGTAGTTGGTATTAATAGATTCTGACTTAAAATTTGATAGCGGAATTTTCATTGAAATATGCATGGAATTCAGCTTATCTTTGTAAAAATGTGCTTCTTCTACGCTCATATTGTATCTAATCGTCACGTGTGCGCGGAATTCCGGGTACGAATGAGACAGTCCTAAATCCTTCAGTTCTTTGTGCATTTCACGTAGTACCGTACTATCAAGTTCCATAACAATACAAGATTTCGCTATATCTCGTTCTCCGTCTTTTGGAAGTGAATCAAAACACTCAAACCCGTGAACTTCAGCTGATACTGTTTTTGGGAAATATGTATCAATATAACTCTTTACACGTTTTGGATTAATATCTGTACCCTTGCTATAAATCAGTGTACAGTGATAGTCTTTGTTTGGGGGTGCTTCTCCGCTGATTGGCTCTTGTAATCCAAAGCGAGGCCAAAAATCGGATAAATCCGGTGCGTCAATACAGACATAGTTACCACCGGCGGATTCAATCAAATAGTCTTTAAATGTTTTCATTAATTATTTATGTGTAGCACCCAAACAATGCCAAAGTTCGTGGCCAAGGCTCTGAAGTTTATCAGTATCGTCAAAATCTTCGGGTCTTACCGTATATATCTCACATATAGACATATCACCCGGTTTTGACCTGGCGCAGCCCTTATATTGCGTGGCACCTTCGTCATTTGTGCCGAGTTTCTTACATGTAGAGTCAATATTTGATTTATTGATCCAGTGCGTCTCAATAGTAGCTACAGTCCAGCGATCACGAGATGTCATATTATACATTTTAATCTCAGATGGGCCACATGCTATTAGTAAAGCAACTATAAGAAATATTAATTTACGCATTTTCTAAATCCTGAAATAATTTTCTTTCTTGATATGTTAACCCATCATGAAGTCTTCTATTACCACACAAGAAACAGTTAGGTGTTCCACAATCCATGGCAGCATGTTCCACATGCTTTTCTGATTTTAATGTAGAGCCAATTCGTTTTGCAATTTTCATTTGTTTTTTGGCATAATTTTCTTTTTGCTGAATTCTTTTTGCTCTATCCATGTCAAATCCTATTTAAGTTGTAGAGTAAATTGCCACAATCGAAAACCTTAAAGTAGCCAGCACTCTCCATGATCTCATTTTCAGAAAGATCATTTCTATATTTATCTGGGAATAAAGTCTTCAATTTCTTTTTCTGTGTTTTATAACGTGAAAGTGCTTCACCATCACCTAAAACTGTATACCAAGAGTAATTTGGCGAAGTTTTCTTTATTAATTCGCCAAATTGGCTATACATAGAACCATTCGAATATCGTAAATCGCAGTATGTTGAAATTGATCCCGGAACATTTGTTTTGAAAAACTTCAAAATTTTCGAGAATCCACCGACTATCTGTGTGTTAAATTCACTAGAGAATCTAATTAACTCATAATCACACATTTTATCAAACCTAGATTTACCAAAAGAACACGCCGCTACTAAATTTTCACCATTATATAATCCAATATAATACTTTGCTACAGCATTATTCTGGATATGTGTTTTCTCAAAGAACTGCTTACCGGTCTTAGAATCTATAAATTTAACACTACAGTTGCGTGCATAGATTCTATTCTTTACTATGCCGAGTTTCGATGAGATAATAGACTCGACTTTTTCACGTTGTAGTATCCATTCGCTCTCTAAAACATTGATGACTTGATAACCAGCTTTATTGGCCAGTTCTAATTTCATCTTCATACTATTTGGATCAGTACCACATTCTTCAGAATGCCAATAAATTCCATTATATTCAATCGCGATTTTCTTTGATTCAACTACTATATCAAGTTCATATGGTTTAATAATATCTCTATTATTTTGTGAAATTTCAAAACCAAGAGATTTCACAAAATTGGCCAAATCTTTTTCTCCAGCAGAAGTTGATACGTCATTAATTAACTTGACACCATACTCTGACATATGGCGAACAATCGTTGTTTTGGGCATCCCACCGAAAAAGTTACTACTTAATTCTGTTAGTGAACAACAATTATCAACCATTTCTTGTAGTTCTTTTGTCGTTTGAAATTTAGATATATCGAGTCCATATTTCTTGAATGTTTCTACTCTGAGCTCTTTGTGATACAGTTCTCGTTTTTGTTTTCTACTATCTATGCATCTTTGTAATTGATTATTATGTGTTACCCCATATTTCTCTAGCATTGTCTTCTTTGTTTTGTTATATCTATCAACTGCATTATCTTTTTGCAGTTTTGAAATTCTTTTAACAAATTCTGGATCACTTCCTGCACATTTTTGTGAACAATGACTTTGCCAAGTTTTTAATTGATTACCACAATGACAAAGTCTTTTCTCACATCCGCCAATAATAAAATCAATACGATCTTTAATTTTCCAAGACACATAGTCATGTGTATTATCCACAATGTAATCAAATACACCAGAAGACTTCAAGTATTTCTCTTGCATCTTTCTTGGGTTTTCTCGAATTTGTTTTAGTTTCTCTATAATTTCAAATGACATATCCAACCTTTATTTGCATTCATTAGTATATATCAAAATTAAGATAATAAAATAGCCCCTAATATTTCTACTAGGGGCTAAACTTAGACTACTAAGTTAGTATATACTAACTTTTACATCAAGTTGTTTACAGTCACCTTGCGGTAATAGATATTTTGACCAGAAGTCAAAGATGTGAATGGGTTTGCAACGAAACCATATCTAGTACGGAAAGCAATCTTTGGTTGGAAGGTTGCTGGATCAACAGCACGATACAGGCTCAGTGGAACGTATGGGCAGTAGAATGCGCCAGCGTCAAACGAAGAAGAACCTTTATAACCAACCATCAGGAACTGAGAAGCAGTTTGGTTTGCTGCGAACGGATCAACATAAACCTTGTACTTACCATTCAGAACACCTGCGAAAGTGCTAGATGCTTCGTCAACCTTCAGACCTGTTGACAGTGCTGGAGCATAGTCCAGAACACCAGCCATAGCCAAAGCACTTGCTACGTCTGCAGAGCAAACGATGAAGTTACCACGACCACGACGAGTTTGTTGATAAATCGCATTAGCTTCACGCTCGATTTGGAACAACAGACCCTTGAACTTTTCAACAGACCAACGACCATTAGAGTCAACGTCCAGGTCAAATACACCAGCTGTAGCAGTACCAACTTGAGCACCTGGCTTTGCAGCGATGTAGATGGAACGAATAACTTCACGGTTAATTTCATTCAAGATTTCCTGAGACAGGATATTGCTCAGTTCAGCTTCTGCATCCAGACCGTGAACAGCCTTCAAGTCTTGAGCCAGTTCAACACTGTACTCTGCCTTCAAAGCACGGCTTTGAGCGGTGACAGAAGTCTTTTCAATTGTGAACGCCATTTCACCGAAGTTTGTTGGCGATGTACCAGAACCGGTTTGAGCTTCAGCTGTTGCTGTTGCGTATGCAGTACCTGCTGTAGCACCTGCACCAGCTGGACCCATAGTACCGTCGGTTTGAGTACCAGTACCAGAGAATGCTGAGTTAGCTTCGTTAAACAGAGCTTCAGTACCACCTTGTGTACCATACTTGCTCTTCATAGCGAAGATCAGACCTGTTGGCTGAGTCATTGGTTGAACACCGCACATGTCGTATGCAATCATTGCTGGCATTGCACGACGGACCAAGCTGATCAACACTGGATCGAACTTGGCTACACCACCTGTGTCAGGCATTGCACCAGCCGAGTTGGTTGGAGCAGCTTCAAACAGAGCTGCACGTTCTTCCATGTTGTTACGTTCTTGGTTTTCCAAAAGAACAGCTGTAACTTCCTTACGGTAGTTATCGGTAATCCTTGGAGCATTTTCAGCTTCCAGAACTGGAGCCCACTTTTTAACTAAATCTGCACGAGTTGTCATTTTATTTTCCTTATAGTTGATGACGTTTTACTTAATTGCGCTGACGTAACGAGCCATATTTGGATCGAGAGTCTTAACTGTTTCATTCAATGGTGCTGGTGTGTTAGCATCTAGTGTAACATTTTCTTCCAGGACCTTTTCTTCCTTCTTAGCTGTCTTATTACCAACATAGTTTTCACGGATTACGTTCAACTTTGTCTTAAACGAGACTTCATCATCGAAAGCAATTTCTTCAGCCAATAGCGAGAACTTTTCAGCATCAATATCAGTCATACCTTCGGTAGCTTCATTGATTGCTGCATCCTTAGCATATTGCTTAATAGTCTTTGTCAATTCGACGTTCTGAGCGACCTGTTCATCTAGGGATTCTTCCAGAGCTTCATTCTTATCTTGTAGAGATTCTACCAGATCAAATTCTTCATCAGGAAGATTAATGTTGTGCTCTACGAACACATCATGCATCTTGCTAATAAAGCTCTCAAAGATTTCCGCTTTGATACCACGGTCAAGGGCGATTTCATTCTTATTCATCCACTGCTCGACAATAAAGTCAAGGTATCCATCAACTTTTTCAACTAACCCCTCTTTTAGTTCTTCGGACTCGGTTAGAGCACGAAGAGCCAATTCTTCTTCCAGTGATTCCTGAATTTGGGAAACACGTGCCGCCACTGCTGCTTCGAAAATCGTAATAGCCTTGGTCTTAAATTCTTCTGTCAAATCAGTGCCATCAAACAGGGCACCTAGATCAATAGCTTCCTTAACTGGGCTTGGACCAGTTGGCTTAGGGTCTTGACCTGTCATCTTACGCTTGATCTTTGCATTGCTAGTACCAACCTTATCTTGGTCTTGACCAGTAGCTGCTTGAGATTGATTTGGATCTGTTGCTTCTTTCACAGCATCACCCTTTTTACCTTTGGTCTCATCTTCAGAACCATCGACCAATGCATCCTTCTCGTTATCATTGGTGATGTCATTATCCTGATCTTCGTCAGCCTCTTTAGACTTTGCTTCATTTAGTTTTGCAGCTGCTTCTTTCAAAGCTTTGATCTTATCTTCTAGTGCCATTTGGAAACTCCTTATTATTATTTAGTATATTTATTGTTCAAGAATTGCACCAAATGATGCACCATCTACAGTTTTCCCATATTTCACAGAATTTCCTATTTTCAATTTAGTTTCTGTGGAATGCTTAAATCCCATTCTACCTTTTGATATATTTTGTTTCGCTATATCACTCTTGGGGATTCTTAATTTTGCCTTGTGTTCTTCGCTTAATTTCTTACCAATTCTAGCTAAGCTCATTTTCAATTTAGTTTCTGTGGAATGTTTCTTTCCTCTCATTCCACTTAGTTTTGTTTCTGGATCATGTTTTTGACCAATAACCCATCCATCAAGACCATTTTCTGGTTTCAAATTTGCCCAATTATCAGATTTTACAATATCAAAGAAGTCACTGAAAAATTCCGCAAATTCTTGAAGAAGTTCTTTATTTTCAAAATGTTCAGACCAAATTGTCTTGACATTTTTACCATGTTCTTTCAAATGACGTTTCCAGTATTTTCCAGAACCGTCATATGAATCTACATCCGATTTGGTTGTTTTACCGAAATATTTTAAACCAGATTCTTTATGTTCTTTTATATAAAGAGTTGTTATCATTTTAACTTTTGATGGTTTTCATGAACTTTTGAAACTGACGCAGTGCTGTTTCTTCAAGTTGCTTGGTGGTAGCTGTTTTAATAGCTGCCTTTGCTGCTTCAATTTCACGTTCTTCGTAACGTCCATCAATATAAACCCAATCACGGCTTTCGTTGATAGCGTTAACCCAGCAATCAATACCACTTGGGTCTGATACTGCATCAATAGCCATCATTGCAAAGTCGTCTTTAACATATACGGTTCCCGCACGTTCTTCAATAGAACCTAGACCGCGTGTTGAGACACCCATTTGCACACCACCCTCAAGAAGTCCTTTAAGAACATTACCCTGAGGTGTATTGAGTACTTTCGCTTTACCATAAACATCATTTCCCTCGAAACGAAGTGTGGTAATTAAGTGTGAAGCAAGTTCTGGCTTAACAGTTGGGCGGCTTTCTGGGTGGCTAAGTTCACCCAAAGCTCGGCGACTATTAACGAATTCGTTCACATATTTGTTAACTGCACTCTCCATAATTTGTTTTGGATAAATGCGGCCATTACGGTTCTTTTTCTCTGCTTGAGCAAAGATACCTTCAATAAACAAAGTTTTATTATCACCAGTACCCTCGGTGATAATCTGTACATCATTAAAGTCTATTGATTCACGTAGAAATTTCATGTTAGCTGCCCACCACTGCTGGGTTATCATAAGAACCAAACTTCTCAGGCTCAACTGAAGAAATATAGCCAGTCTTACGGATTGTTAGATATAACTGTGCTGTACCAACCGATGTTACTACAATATCAGATGCCGAACCCGTATTGTCATAAAACCCCAGTGGACCAAAATCCATAACACCATTGCGATATAGTTGAAGTACAGTAGTACCTCCACGTGTAATCGTAATCAGATCAGAAGCACCTGGTGTACATGCCCATGTTGCTGCAATGATTGGACAGTCTGGTGTACCACCAATTTGAGTTGCTAAACGAAGAGCTGTATTAAGTGTAAGTGTATCGTTTAGTGTGGTACCCGCAAACTTGACAACAGCCAAGTTATGGGTATTTTTTAGAATAGTGATTGCCATTTATTATTCCTCTGTGGTAGCTTCAGTCTGTGTGAATAGATTGCTAGCAATTTCACCACGGCGAGACTCAATTGCATCTGCCAATTTTGATGACATGATTTCATTGAATGTAGACTCAATACTGACTGTTTTACCAGATTCGATTGCGTCAATTAAACTTTTTACTTGTTCCATAATATCCTCCACACTTTCCTTAACGATAGAGTGAGTTTCTGCTCCACCAATTTTATTACGTTCACGAACTGCGCTAGGTGCATCTGTGTGAACAGAGTGTACTTTACCGGTTTCGCGATGTTTTACCAAGTATTTAGCTTTTTGCGCGGGTCTTGCATTTCCAGTAGAAGCCCATGAATGTTCAGATGCACGCTCGGTCCCATGACCTAAAGCTTCATCAAGTTCTTTATTTTTTGACATCTTTTTTGCCTCTATTCTTAAAATCTGACTTTTTCTGATTCAAGCGTTCCGCGTGCATTTCATCATTTTGATCAAGTTTCTGTTGGTGCAGATCATCGCTCTGTTGCATTTGCTGATCTTGAGCCATTTGATCTTGAGCCATTTGATCTTGTTGCATTGCAAACGAATCAACTGGATTACCATCACCGTCCACAGTTGGCATTCCAGGGACAACTGGATTTGCTGCCGGACCTTCTTCTTCAATTTCCTTTTGGATATCTTTGATTTCTTCATCATCCATACCAAGAATATTGCGTTGAATCCATTGCTTAGAGAAGTATTTTCCAGAATACTGATCAACCTGAACAAGTGCGCTCATCTTGCTGTTGATGATTTCAATCTTTTTGAGTTCTGCAAAATGATTATCTTGAATGTAATCATAACGAATCTTTTGCTTGATATTTTCCCAGTCAGAAAGACTAATAATACCTTTAGCAACTAATTGTACCTTTAACAAATCTGTGAACAAGCTACTAAATTTCATACGTAGCTTACCGACAAACTTACTAAATTTTACTTCATCACGTGTAATTGTCTGTGATTGACCCAGAGTAAAGCCAGTATCTTCTTTAGTACGGCTAGCTGGAACATTAAGAGATTGTTGTAACTTTTTACGGAAGTATTCCAAATCATCCAATTGTGACATATTCTGTGCACCTTGGAGTGTTGTGATTTCTGTACCCTTGCCACCTTCACGGCGAGGCATCCAGAAATCTTCCATCATTGACAGATGACGTTTTGTATCTGCAACTTCACCAGTATGAGCATCATAAACAAGTTTATTACGGAACTTGTTCATCATTTCTGTTACATATTGCTCCGCTTTCATTTTTGGCATATTACCAACGTCAATATAGAAAACGCGACGTTCTGGAGCACGAGTCAGACGGTATATGACAATAGCATCTTCGATCATCTTTAGTTGATTTGCTGGTTTAACCGCTTTATCAAGATGACCGATAACCATACCATTATTTCCATCTACATTACCAGATGTACATAGAATAACAGAATCCAAGGACATTTTGATACCTTGGATATTTTGTTCGGTAATACCCTTCTCGTTATAGATGTAGTATTCTTCGATTGAAGTTACAACTTCTAAACCTTGTGCATTACGACCCTTATTGATTTGTTTGACACGTTTAATTTTACGTGGATCAATAAGACGAATTTCTGCAATACCGTCTTTTGTATTTTCTTTTTCAAATAGAACGTGGGCATAAAGGCGACCATCGACATACCACTGACGAAAAATGTCGTGTCCCTTCTCGTTGAAATCAAGAATGTTGAGAATATTTTGAAGTTCATCTTGAAACTTCTTTTTAATGTTCTGCGGTGCTTGTAGTAGATCAAGTTGTAGTTTGACAGGATAATCTTCCTGATCAGTAACTAGTGATTCATTAATAATGTCATCAATAGCTGAGTCAACTTCTTGGAATCGTGCAACTGTACGATAACGAGAAATTAATTCGTTTTCTGTCTTTACTTGACCTTCAATATCAAACGATAAACCATAGTGTTGACCTAGGCTACCTGTGCCTGCATCAATAACAATGGCACCATCGGTGTTTTGCGGGGCAATTACCGATGGTATCTGTTCAGTGTCAGATTTATTTCGTTTAAATTGAAAACCAAATAACTGTTGTAATAATGAATTAGCTGTTGCCATTTAAGCCTTAAGCGATGTTGACGCCTTCTGCACCCTCGGAGGTGAAGTAGTTGTAATCAAATGTCACAGAGAATGTAGCAATTTGATTGTTATTTTCCCAATCCATGGCGATAGCACCAATTTCTGTTGGGAATGCATCTACAAAGTTGTAAGTCTTAACAACATTATCATTACGATCCAGTGCTTGTGCCATTAGATCAGATTGATAATCAGCTGGGCGAACCGCACCGTTGGTGCTTGTAGACTTCTGAATTGTGTCAATCCATGCTTCAAAAGCATTACGAACAACGAAATCGGTATCTGTATAAACTTCAATTGTCCATGGTTGGAATTCACGTTCACCAGCAAACTTGACAGGGCGCCCACGATAAGAAACACCAATACTAGAAACAGATGATGCTGGGAGTTGTGCCGACTTGGCAAGGAATTGCAACTTTTGTCCAGCAGCAGAGCCACCAGGGATAATTGCAGGGAATACAATTGCGCACTGGAATTGATTTGGGCGGAATCCGCCTTGAATCATTTGTGCTTTAAAGTCTGAAATTCTAGCAATTTTGGGTTCCTACTTTCTTTAAAATGTTTATTTGTATAGCGCAGTGAGACCTTCCGGTGAGCGCTCAGATATTTAAATATCCTGTTTATTTATATGATGAAATTCAAAGTGTCTTTTGATCGAACTACTTGTCATTTTAGTCGGGGGACCGAAGCCCCCAATTTATTAACCCGCAGCGCCAGCGATTTCGGTAAACGAAACACCAGAGCGAGTTGCTACGAAATTCAACTGCATGAAGTTGATAACACGGTTTGGCTTGATATAGATATCAGCAACGAAGCGGTTAGTATCAATAACTTCACCAGTATTGTTGGTTTCGTCACAAACAACCAAGAAGTCTGTCAGACCACGGCGACCACGGACATCACGTAGGAATGGAGAAACCATACCAACGAATTGAGCACGTGTGAAACCGTCGTTGAATTCGAACAACTGGTACTTACTTGCAGTTGCAATAGCCTTTTCCAGAACAATGAACAGACGACGAACATTGATACGATCAAATGCACTTGGCTTGCTCAGAGCTGTCTTGTCACCGTACAGAACTGTACCTTGACCTGGGAACGATACAACTGGGTTAACACCATTCTTGTACAGGTTATCACGATCGGTACGCTTAGGAGAGAATGCCAACTTAACAACATTCTTAATCTGACCACGGTTGAAACCAGCAGGGCTGTACCATGGATCATCCGTCAGGTCGGTGCGCGCGCACAAACCAGCAACGTCACCGTTCAGAGGAACCCAACGGTACTGATCATTGTATTTGTCGTACTGATACTTGTAACCAGAGTCGATAACACCATAAGAACTAGAAGTGATCAGATTACGGTAAGCGATGATACTATCTGTAATAGAACTTGTAGAACCAATCAGTGGTGCGCCAGTGCTTGTATCTTGTGGTGACACAAATGCGATACAATCCTTACGAACTTCTGCAATATTCTGGATAACATAGTTTGCCAGTGTAGCATCGGCAGGTCCAACAGCAATTAGATTAACATCGAACTGTTCATCGTTGTTGAACAAATCAAATGCTGTCATCTTTTGTGCATTTGTCGATGTATAGTGATCAACACCACCAACGAAGCTGCTTGTATCAGCACCAGACATACGGAATGCAGCTGCTGTAATAGCAACAAGAGCATTTGCGGTCAGAGTAGCCGAAGTAGCAGATGTGACAGACAAAATAGTACCGACGAAAGCACCAGAAGCATTGTAAACCTTCTTACCAACCATGGTTGAGTCGAAAGCTGTACCAACACCAGCCAGAGTAGCAGCACTAGTTGTACATGTTACTGTACCAGTTGCTGTTGCTGTCAAAACGTTGAATGCGCCTGCTGAAGTCAGTTCAACACCAAAGACTAGACGGCCACTGATAATGGAAACGTTTGTTGTGTGATCCATCCAGTAGATGTACTTTGAGTTATTGTTTACGACGTTCTTGTAGTAAGCAGATGTACCATCTTCTTTCTTGGCATTAGAAGCCTTAGAGCAGAATGGATACTTTTCAAGAACTGTACCAGCCGTACCTGTCCAACGACCATCCTTGTCAATGACGATGACGTGAAGTTCATCGTCTGTTGCACCAAAACTAGATGCAAAAGTAGAAGTATTTGGTGCAGAATCAAATTGATCCTTGTACGCCCATGATGCAAACGACTCGCTGTCTGCCATGGAAACTGTAATAGAATTACCAAGAGTACCTGGGTACTTTGCAGCCCATGCGCCAACAATACCTTCACCGTTTGCGTACGATGTTGCATATACCGAGCTATTGTTAATCTTGATACCACCGGCAGCAGTTGTAACAGTACCAATAACAGCAGGGGTTGTATTTGTACCAGAAACAGTTACGGTTGGAACGGAATCATATCCTGTACCAGGATTTGTTATTACGATACCAGTAATAACACCGCCAGAAACAGTCGCTGTAGCAGTCGCTTGAACACCACCAGCAGTAACTGGAGCAGGGATATTAACTGTAACTGTACCGGAATAACCAACACCACCAGATGTGACAGGAATATTTGTAATTGTGCCAGTAACAGAAGATACAGCATTACGTTGATTTGTTGTGTCTGTGCGAACAACTAGAAGATTGTTAGAGTATGCCAGGAAGTTTGCAGCATTGATCCAACCCATAGCATTAGATGAGTTTGGTTTACCGAAACGCTGAACTAGCGTATTTTCGGAGTCAATTGTAGTTACTTCGCCAACTGGGCCCCAGGCTGCATCAATAACTGCTGCGCCTACTGAGGTCGATACTGCTGGGATTACGTTTGTTAGGTCGACTTCACGAACTGTAACGCTTGGAGATAATGCGATAGCCATTGGTTATTCCTTATTATGAAAGTTATTTGGTGTCACTTGATTATTTATTCTTTTAGAAATTTAACATTTCTCGTTCACGAGACTCATTCACCAGCCCATTGTCAAAGAAACCGATTGGTAGGGTTTCCGCATCAATTGCATCAATTCTCGACTGATAAATGACTGTTCTTGTGTCAATATTACAAAGATCCTTAAAGAATGACTGTCCAGATAGCCAACCAAAAATAACAAGTGACATCATCATATCATCATGGTATCCCTCGTCGGCAGCAAAACTATCCTTGACTTGTACGAAAGTTGACATTTCGGAAATCGTGTCTCTATCGGGAACATAAATGTGCCCCTCTTCGACTAGTGATTTAATATTGGCGCACCCAATTCTCTTGACCTTTTTGTCCATATTCAGACCCATCTGATATGTGCGCCCAGAATAACCACCACCGATTTCTTGTCCGGATTTTCCGCGGGTAACAAAAAGAATATTCTCGTATTCCAATTCATTATACATGATGTGAGGAACCTGCTCGCTGGCGTTCGTTTCAAACAAACACCATGCATCATTATAATCACGCGCTAGTTTATATATAACACTTGGGAACATTAGCGGCGCAATCTTATTATCTCTAAACTTGGCCACCATTTTATATGGGGTAGAAGTAACATCAATAACGCTAATTGCACTATAATCCCCGCCAGTTCCCTTAGCGGTATCAATACACATAACATATGTGTGTGGTTGATTCTTTTTATTTGGGTCTTTCTTTATAGGACCTTCATAAATATCGAGATTATCCTTAGAGTAAATTGGATTTGCTATTGGTAGACGAGATACAACATCCGCACGGATCAGAGTATTACTAGAACCAAGGAATGAGCACAGTACCTCTTGGGTGTACTTAAGCTCACCAAGAATACGAAGTTGTTCATCAGCCCATGCCTTATCGCGTTTTGGGTGCTCCCAGTAATCAACCTTTACAGTGGTGAAGCCATTAACGCCATTCTCGGCTTCACTCCAGAATTTCCAGAAGTGGTTATAACCCAACGGAGTTGAAGTCATAACAATCTTAGTCTTTTTACCAGATGAAAGTGTTGGGTATGTAGATACGAAGAAGTCCTCGAACACATTATTTGGAACAATTGCAACTTCGTCCATGTAGACAAAGTTCAGAGACTTACCACGAAGACCAGCACCAGTAGTTGCCGCAGTAAATACTTTCGAGCCGTTCTCTAGTTCAATATCTCCTTTGTTCCAAGTCTTCACGCCTTGCTGTAAGAATTTTGGAAGGTACTCAAACATTAACTGGAAACGGCTCATGATTTCTCTTGCCGCAGCAGCTTTATTTGCTAGGATGGCACTCTCGGTGTTATTATTGAACAAACAATACCACAGGATATATGCTGCAACGACCTGAGATTTACCCATCTGGCGCGGTTGCATAGAAATAACCCAACGTTGGTTATGCAGTGTATCAATGAATCGCTCTTGATACGGATACAATCTAAACGGCTGTAGTCCATCATCAAGTGTAACGATTTTGCAAAAGTTCTTGATAAAGTATTTTGGATCGAGAACACATTTTTCATACTCCTCAATCTCTGTCATTGTCATAGGGATTTTAACCCCTACTGCCTTAAGGTTATTATTTCCGTTATAAAATAGACTCATGGTATCCAGTTTCCGGTGATATTACCCGTTGATGGGTCACCGATATCGACTCGCTTGGTTAATGGTGTAGTAGATGGATTATTTGTATCCACATCAATTCCGGTTTGTGTGATAATTCCACCAGATGTAACTGGTCCGTATAGATTTAGTTTAGCAGTGAAATTAAATGTATGCGTCACAAAACGGCGAGTCCCAAAATCACCTTCATAGTCATCTTGAACCGAAACTCCATTTAGAATAATAGGTACGTTTTGTGTGACATTCAATTCTGGTAGAATCTTAAGATTCACATTGTATTCGGGACTAAAGATAGGTAGAATTTGTTCAACTATAGTCAGACCGTCCTCAGTACCCTTTGTTAAGGCATAGAGATTAATGTCGAGATTATATGGAACTGGCGCAAATGTCTGTGTCAGCTTACCTTGAGCATCAAAACACTGAATTCTGTTCATTCTATTAACCATTCTAGTCGGGTCATATGAATAACCAGAAATTTCAAATCCAAGTCGCGGTAGTGTTACAAAAACAGATTTATCTAGTTCTGGGTCTTGCTCTTGGCGGACAAAGTGTTTTTCCTTTGGGCCATATTCGATAGGAACTTGTACTGTCTGTGCCAACACCCCAGAATTATCATAGCGAGGAATCTGAACGTGACTAAACAATGCCCCAAAAGAACCGATCAGTTTCTTAATAGTCCCATGGTAGTATGGAGTATTAAACATTAGATATCTCCAAACGGATTATTGGCATCAAATATGTCTGTAGTCGCCTTTGCAGCAAACTTACTATTATCACCATGAACAACATCAACTACAGGATTAATAGTTGCATCTGTACTCTTAAGAGTCTCAAAAATATCAATATCTGGAACGCCTGTATCAATTTTCTCGCTCGCATAACGGAACAAGTCCACTGTCAATTGATATACATATAGTTGACCAACTTGATAGAATGGTGATGCATGTTGAACAAAGTTAATTTCGAATAAACCACCCGTCATCGGGAAGTAAATCAAATCACCTTCAACTGGGCGGTTTGGAAGAATAGTCTCGCCGTATTTGCCGACTAACTTATTCCACTCTCTACGTGCAACTGTTAGTGTTGCACTGCGTTCCATTTGAAGACCAAACTTTGACGCAAATGCACCCTGACCCTCAAACCCATGATCAGCATTTTCCATATACATTGGGCATGGGTATGCAGTCTTGAATTGACTTAAACGATCTTCACCAAGAATATCATTTTTGGCGACAAGTTTTCTCGGGATATAAAACATATCCACAGAATAAATCCGAATTGCCTCGGTAATTAAAGACTCAATTACCAGGTTCTCGTTTGTGTATGTTGCTGGGTGTAAACGTAGTGTCATTAACCCACCATCATACTAAGAGGGGCTTGATCATTCGTAATTTCTTTCTCGATTTCCTCGAGTTCAGACTTCCCTTCGTCATAAATGTCTTGTCCATTAAGACTGATACCGCCAGGTAATGTAATACCACTATACTTCTTAATGTTCTGTCCCCATTGTTTCTTAATTGCAGCTGTCACATAAAGTTTCAGCCAACGGTCATTCCAGTAACGTGGTGCATCATCTGGATTAAGAGCAGTATAACAATCTATCAGGATATATTGGTCAACTACTTCTTTATAGAGCCAGTTTTCGTCAATGTACAACTTGCTTGTTAAACAGTTCCAACGGAATTGCTTTTCCGTATTCAGTAGCTGGTCAATCAGATCAATATGCATCATGACTTGTTTGTAATAAATCATCGATGTCGATGTTAAATCACGTAGATCATTCATGCGTAATTGATATTGCAAATCAAAGATATTACTATCACCACTAGAAATACCAGTGGTCGGGAATACACGTGTGACGCCAAATACATTATCAGGTAATGTGATGTATTTGTTAGCCACATCATCAATAGTAATCTTGTGCTTCAAATACATACGTTCAATTCCATCCCAGTAATAATCTCTGAAGAATGAAAGAGAAGTATCAACTATATCATCCAGTTGTTCGGGAGTTACATTGATCTCGTTCAGCGGACTACCTAGTTTACGTAGGCAGTAATCCAATAAATCAGCTCTTGAAGAAAGTGTGGCCATTCTATTTTCTCTTTGTAATGTTTATGACCGCATCACGGCCCGCTGTGTAATCTGGTTCTATATTAATAGACATTTTCTTGTATAAAGGTCCAGCGACACCATATTCGTCATATTCAACACCGGTCAGGGTTAAAACAATGAACATCCGATCATCGGTTTTATTGTATTTATACAAATCTCCGGCGGCTGGCACGTCATACGAATTTATGATAGTCTTATCTACACCAAGCTGTTTATATTTCAGATAGAACTGATAATATTGGTAAGGATTATACGTTATTGTAAACTTATTACCCGAAAAACTTATTTTCAAAGGTAGACTTGTATTTGTCGTTATATTTGCGATACTTGTCAGTGTGTTATTCAGATAAACCACATAGTATTTATCTTTATCTGTTTCCTTTACCGTGTCAATTGATGTTCCAACCAACGGATCAATGTTAAAGTAATAATCGCCAAAATCTATTCTATTGCCCTTCTTTGGTAGCAGTGGTTCGTAGTAAACCGTATTGTCCACTGTGACATTCTCGCTATATTGAATCTGCAAAAATGCTGCAAGATTAGCCCTAGCAACAGATGAATTTCCAGTCAACGGTATTGAATAATTGCCGCCCGCGGTGCCAATAACACCACGAGAAAGAGCTAAATCAAAACCAGTAATACCGAATGTAACTGCAGCAGTTGTGCCTATTGTTCCGCGCGATCCTGTAATTGTTGGGGCAGTTAGACCAAGCCACAATTCTTTGGCTATACTACCAACAACCGATGCAGCAGCATTCCCGGTGATGCCGAGTGTAACTGCAGATATAGTACCAATTATACCGACCGAACCAATTATTGATGAACTGGTCAGTGGATTAGGGATTACAAGACCGACTCCACCAGATAAAGAAATACCAGATATTCTTAAAACTGGGTCCTTGATTCCAATAACACCAACATCAGAAGTTATTATTGTGCCAGAAAGCCCAATATAAACGTCGGTTGTTTGTGTCGACTGTGAACTTAACGGCGCAGCGGATAATGGCGATGCGCTTAATAGCACAGTCTAATCTCCTAATTAACGCATATCTGCTGGTAGGTCATATTTTGCAGTTTCATATGCGTGTTGACAGTGGTCGATAATACCAAAACACACAAAAAATAGAGAATCAATTAACGGTCTGACCTTACCGTAAAACATACCATTTAGTTCTGCACGCCATGCTGCGCTACTAAAACTCTCGCCAATATGGGCGGCGCCAAGCGTACAGATGACAAATAGAAAACAGTCTAAACCATATAGTAATGTGAATAGACGTCCCTTAATATTTATTCTGGCCATGTGAAACTCGGTAATATTGCTAATGCTTCTTCTACGGATTCAAACATAGGTCGAACTCCGTTTTGAATGTCTTTAAGTGTTGTATATGCTAATTCATTACATGTGTCCATCCACGTAGCAAACGCCAAACACTCGGCTTGAAATGGCCCCGGATAACCAGCTCTCGTTGCGCATGTCCAACGATTTGTATAACGACGTTCTGCTGCCTTGGCATCAAAGTGCGTGTCCATGGCCAATTCTATTTCTCTCTGCAATCTCTGTGCTGCTTGTACATAGTTTGCAGTAATACTATCGTTGTCTAGTTGCTCGATATTCCAAGTTTCCTCAAACCAACCTTTACCGGTTTTAATCGGGGTGCCTTCCACAATACGCTCTGTTAATGGATTGATTGTTGGTTTTGGCGCAGGATAAACCCATGCGTACGGATATGGTGGTAAACCTTCCGGGAATGATACATTAGGCATCAGCTCGCGTATCTGTTGTTCTGTGATTGGATATTCGTAAGTTTCTGTATTAATGTACATGTTATGCAAACGCCAAGTAAATGTATGTACCAGCTGATACGTTAATATTCGTAGCCGACAATTGATTAACTATAAAACCAGAAGTATCGGGGTCAATAGAATCATCTGTAGTTATTTCTGCAACTGAAGTATTTAAGGAAATATGAGGATCATTTGCTGCAATAATACCTCTTACTGTGTCCCAGACATACCAATCACCTGTACTATCCGTAAGCTTAATCATAATAAATCGTGCTCCAGTGGTAAACCCACAATTGATAGTTTGTGTTGTACCATTCCCAGTATAGCTACCGATCTTTGATATACCTGCTTTAGATGCAAATAGATATGCCACGTATGTTGCACCGGACCCTTGCTCACATGGTAGTGTCACTGTGGTTGATGTATATGCAGCATTACCGGATGCACCATTCGCTGCAATTGCATATGTCCCGTTCAGAAGTAATCTATTTCCTGTACCTAATATACTACCTGTGACATACCAATTGTCACCAGCCCCTGAGCGTGATTTATGTATAACTAACTCTGGAGTAACACCTAAACTATGATTAATAGTCTGACATTGAAATGGTGCCCCGGGAACAGTCTGGGTCCAGCACAATATATCAAAAACATTTTGTGAGCGTTTGAAATAATGATTTATAAAAGTCCATGTATTTGTATTAATCCATGCTCCACTAGCATCAGCTCCAACAGAAACACCATCCATATCAAAAGAAGTTAAACCATCAGATGTAGATGTATTTTCTGCTGATGTTACATAGGACCACATTATGTAATTTTTACCTCTTAATTTATCATACCATGTTTCACCTGATGCATTATTTCTAGATTTGGATAAACTTAGATCTGGTGCAAATCCAACACCGGTAATGGATGTAGCTATACCATTACCTGTTCTAGCTATTGCATTGTAAACCTGTGTACCACTTGTTGGTGGCTTATTTGATCTGCGCACTGCCATATAAATATATGTGTCACCAGGAGCACCAAGATTGGCAATAAAACCTGTAGCGTTAATATCGATGATATTACCAGATGCAGCTGCTTCTTGACTTGCTGCATTTGCCAATAGATATGCAGTTGCCTGTGGTGTTTTTGCCATACCGCGTGTAATATCTGCAATACCCCAGCTATTAATGTTTGTGGAATTTTTCCAGAGAACCCACTGTGGTTCCCACCCAAGATTAACTACTGTTCCGGAAGCACCAGAAAACGTGCCACATTGAATAATACCATTACCAGAAGTGTCATGTGCGAAAAGATATGCAATATACGATCCGCCGGATGCATTTATATCTGTGTTACCTGCTATAGTAAAAGTAGTAGAAGTGGGAGCAATACCGATCGAACCGTTACCAAAATATGCAGATGAACTAAGTGCATTAGTTGTTTGTAGGAACATTTCTGTACCAGATGCCGTTCCACGGTGGTATACACTCCAATAACCGCCGGCAACATCAGTTCTTTTAACAATAATCATTCCGGGAACAGAACCCAGTGTGTGAGATATCGCTCTACCTGCTATCGCGTTACCGGTATATGTAACAATATCAAGAAAGTTTGGAGCTGCCTTCCAACTCCATGCCACCATATTATTGGTTTGGGCATTTCCGTTAAAAAGTGTTAATCCGTTAGCATCAATAAAATAAGGTGAGTTTGCAATCGCTGCTGTACCATCAGATACTAAAACCCCATTTTTTACTGATGTAAAGAGTTGGTTATTGACTGAGTTATTACGGCACTTTGCCCAAACTAAAGATTTATTACCTGTTGTCTTAGCAGGGAAAATTAATACTGCTGCACCCAGTTTTATTGCTGAGTTATTACCAGGTGGTGCAGTCTTGACCGCAATACCAAAAGAACTATCAGTATTATTTTTATTAAACCATATACCACCAGGGCTTGTAGAACCGTTTAATCTAATTGTTAAATTCGAGTCTACTACAAAATCGACTGCGGCATTACCATAAGAAGCCGGGGCCGCCGGGTCATATGATGTAGCATCAGAATAAGAAATTGTTGCATTATATGGTCTACAAGCCCCGCTGAATTGCAGCGGGGCAGTAGTTAGTGTAGAAGAAGAAACAAAATCATTTGCAGCTGCCGAAGCACCATAACTATTTCCTTCTCGTGCAGAACCAACACACAAAGTTTTACCATTATTCACACCACCAATAATATTCAATGCCATCATCCCAGCATTAGAATCTTTGTTTGTTTGTGTGATACTAAAGCTAGTTTCGTCGCCTAAACATGTATACGTCCAACGAGCAACCTGTCCTGAGCCGTCGGTTCCACCTTGAGCATCTGGTGACCAATAAGCGTTAACTGCAGAACTTCTGCCCGCAAGAATAATGTCTATTGGGCCAGCATAACCGGGGCGAGGATGCGCGATTGGTGTGGTTGTATTAACATCGGGTAAGATTGTATAGCTAACGATCTTATCTGTTAAATCACTCGGAGACGGAACTTTATTAATATTTGGTGCAGTCCATATATACGTACCAAATACATCATCAACGTATGGTGTTGCACTCGACCCGCCAGCAGCGGACATTATAATATCGTTGACTGACATTACTTAACATCCTTACCCAATACTAGGCCCGTCCAAGTAGTACCGCCGTCACGTGTAAAGAATCCAAGAACATCTCGCCCGGCAGCGGTTAGTGTTGGTGCAGCACCACCCGCCCATTTAACGCCAGACCACCAAGTAATAGCAGCTGAACCACCGTTGGTGAGATCAAAAATGAAACTTGAGATTGTTCCTGATGCAGCAGTATTTGAAACCGTGAAAGTGGTAGAACCAGATATTGTTTGTGCAAAGTAATTACCGGTACTTAAATCAATGTTATTAGCGGTGATTGTACCGGTCTTCTCTCTTAAAGCACCTTGACTTAATACCAAATTTCCGGTGTTATCAAGATATGGTAATGATTTTGCTGGAACTACTAAACCAATCCGGCGTGTTCCTGCAGTCCAAGATACAGCAGCCCCCGCATTACTACTTTGGTATATTGTAGTTCGTGTTAGAACTCCACCTGTACCCCAGGTACCTAAACCAACCTCCCACCCGCCAGCAGGCATACCAGATGCATTAACATCCTCGGCATAGTATTCAACTGTATCGGCATTGGCACATACAGCTGAGAATGCACGGAATCCGCTAATAGCTCCAGCTAGTGTATAGGCTCCGGTGCCAGTTGTGGTGCTTGTCTCTAAGACACGATCGGCAACTATTTTGGCCATTAGTCACCTTCTCTGTCAAGCATATCGTGGAATTTAGCTCCTTGAATTACCAAGTCTAGAGGAATCTTTCCCCCGTTTTGTTTGACCAGATATTCAACTAAGTTAGTCAAATATGCAATTTGTTCCATAGCGTGTGCTAGTTCAGTTTCAAGTTTACCTACCTTACCAGATAGATCAACCTTATCCTCTACAAGCTTTGATATCAGTGCATCTTTTTCATCAATCTTTTGATCCTTAAGACGCAAAGATTCTTGCATATCCTTGATCCGTTGCGCATCACTTTGTATACCAACTAGTGAAGCACTATCGGTACGGACATTCTTATAAACCTTGGATATTATTGCTACCAGTAATGGAACAGATGCCGCTAAACTACCAAATAGAACAATGTTATCATTTTCAAAAGTCATCGCCCATCTCCACTCTGAAGTTGGTTAAAATGACTAGTGCCGCGAATATCCATAGTACAACCTTAACGCTCATATCGTACCATGTAGAATAGGTTATTGTTGTAGCAAACAATACCCAATGTGTTGAAAGGATTCCCGCAGTCAGTCGAGACAGTATGCGGGGACGTTTCTTTATTGTTATAAGTGGTAAATGTGCTGCCCATATGATAGTTAACCAATTTTGAATGTAATCGAATTTAATTGGGTGAACTACCAGCGCATTCATGTGATCATTCAGGGTAAAACCCATCATGTAGATATTAATCCACTCAAGGCATCCGAGCATCACTAACCAACTCGACGTAATCAGTATGCTTAAATGCATAACCCCTCTAACATCGAGCTTGCTGATGAAACGCTCCAAAATATTCATTTACTTACCTGCGTACTGGTATTCGTACCTACTGAAGTATTTATATGCTGGTAAACGTTACCACCGATATAAAGAGTAGCAATTGCAATAATAATAGTGGAATACACGCCTTCATTTACTTTACCAAACCAGCAAAGAACGGTGGCAGCTAATACTATCAGTAAAGATATAATGAATTTTCTTCCGCCGACATCGTCGATTATGGTGCTAGAGTCGGCCATGTGAAATTATCCGGGTTGATATTGTCTGTTAAATCACGTAGCGCCTTACGGTATTCGGAGATTTTTGCCTTGGTTTCTGGTGTATAAGTCTCCCAGCGGTCGATCAATACCAACGCATCAGATTGGTATAGTAAAGCATCTCTAGTTTGTCTAATCTGTTGAATTCTAAGTTCATTACCAACACCCTTTACATAATCAATACCCTTAATCTTTGCAGCAACTGCTGCCTCTTCCGTAAGAAATCCGTAATCAGGGTTACCCGCCCAAGATAAGTCAGCCAAGTCTTCGTCAGACAAATCCGACATACCAGATATGTTCAAAAACGTCTCTGGAATTTGTTGGAAATTCTCTGCTGTCTTTGTTTTCAAATTACAACGGATGTACCATTTAGAATTCATATTCGTGCCTTATCTAAAATTATGCGGTTCTTATAATCAATTCCCGTATAATCTGCAAATTGTTTTAATTCATCATCAGAGCGTGAATCAATATATTCTTTGAGTCTTTTCTGACTTCTCTGAACATTCCTACAATATCTTAATGTAGAAGTAATCGGTTCATGCCACTGTTTGGTGATATATTTATGTGTATCTCTATAGTGATAAGACCACAGTTCAGTACTGAAGTACATTCTATAGCCGGCAAGAAACGATCTGAGTGTCAAAAGATGTTCTTCGCCATCAAAGAACATAATCGGGTCATTACCGACTTCATTGACCCAAGAAACAGGGAAAAATGAATTACCTGCAAATAAATGATTTGCTTCTTCTAATGGCCACACTGGTCGATGTACACCAGTAGCGGTCACTATGCAATTTTTAGGGAACTCGTGTTGAAATTTACACATCCCACCAGTTGGTTCAGTGGGTTGAACTATTAGCTGTTCAGTTTCAAACCAAAATACTTTACAAGTGTTTGTGATTATTACATTTTTGTGACCGGCAAGAACCGTTGCTGCAGTATAGTTTTGAACTAGAAAATCATCCCAATTTTTATCAAATATCATGTGTGAGTCAACTTGATATACGAAATCATACATTGACGGGTCCATTTGATGCTGGTTAATATTTCGGGCCCAACCAACACCATCAGAATATTCTGGATCAATTCTCTTGTAAAGAACCCCCAACTTGATACTACTCTGATATTCAATATTTTCTGTGCAGTCAAATTTCTCTAGTAACTCGGGGTGAGTTTTAACTAAAGAATCTTGAAGTGCTGTTTGCTCGAATATACCAATTACTACATTGTGTTTCCCAGAGACTGTACTTAATAAACTAGCAACAGTCTGGAATAATAACGGATCACGGTAGCTACAAACACTAACGTATATATTAGCCAAGATTATCTGCACCGCCTACTTCACGGTGTTTATATGGGCACTCCATTGTGTATTGTTTCTTACTACTTAAAAATTTTCTGTAATAATGACTCAACCGTGAAGCAGTATTGAATAAGTGTTTATCTTTTTCCTTTTCCGTAGCTTTACCACACTCTGCAGCAAAAACCTTTTCACGTTTGAATGGAATAATCTGTAATAATGGAGTTCCCGCTGGAATAGTAAATTCACACTCTTTGATAGGCGAAAATACAAAATTCAATGTGTGAAAATTATCATAATCAACTACGCCGGGATAAACAAAGATTTTATCTAAAAAATTAGAATGAACTAGAGCTGGCATTGTATAACCGCTCCAACCTTTGTCAGCCTGAACTGACCATGGTAGTGGAATTTTCCCGGCCCACTTTACAACACCATCTTGTATTGGTGCAAGTCCCTCGACTATTTTAAAATCAAATGGTCTTGGGATTAACATTTCACCTTCATGTGGCGGTAAATGTGCGGATTCTACGATAACATTACATGCTACTTTATTAGCCTTAATGTGAATATCAGCATGTGCTGTGATTATATATCCAGCATTCGCGTAATCTAACATTCCAGGACATTTCTGGAACTTGTGATCTTTATCTTGCTTTTTCATCCACGGTGTCCGAATACTACTAGCAGTTGTCACTGGTGTAGCTACAGAAAAATCACCAATAAATGATTTAAATCTAAACTTAGGTGTATCTTTTTTAAACCAACTCATTTTCTAGGTTCTCTCAATTTATTAGTATAAACATGACGTCTTGTTGCTTGTTGATTTTGAATCTTAATAATATTCAGACGTTCTTTTTCAGACATCACTCGGACAGGTGCTTCACTTGTTAAATCAGATCTTTTAACAGGTATAACTGTGACTAATGGTGTACCAGCAGTCACAAGACCGTCATAATCTTTGGCGTGCCAAATAGCCGGAAAATTAACTTCCTTTACATACGTATCAGTATCAACTAGACCACTAAGACACGTGAATCGTGGTTCAATATGATTTAATGGTGGAACAAATAGTGTGCTATAACCTGGAGCAGTTTTAATAACCCAGTGGTTAATAAATTTGATTGCATTACCTGGATATGTTGGTGATGTTTTTCCCCCAAGTTGCTCCTTGTCGTGAAACGATATAACATCACCAAACAAGTTTGGTGGTCCAATTTCTATCAAGGATCCATCCTTATTGGTGCGCACATTAATATCTGCAAATAATGGAATAATATATCCAGTTGACATTGCATCAAGTAATGGCATACACTTTTTAGCAGTCATTGATTTTGCACCTGCATGATCCCTTAGATTATCAGCACTCGTTGGTTGTATCTTTTTAAACCATTCTGGAATCATCTTGAATGCAGGAATTGGTTTGGGAATCACATCAAATTTATCAGGTGTACAGAAAAATTCAATTATATCATTCTTAAAAATACTAATCATTTTATCTTAGGTCCTAGAGCCCATGTTACTAAAGTAATTCTTTCACCACTGGTGACAGGTGCAACTTTGTGTGGTACATGAGAATAAAATGCAACCAATTCACCCTTTTTTGGTTTTAGTGTAATTGGCTTATTATTATCACCGTTTGGGCAAAGTAGCAATTCGCCACCTTCATATTCATTTGGATCTGAAAGCATTAAAGAAAATGATAGTTTTCTAAAATTACCTTCTCTTGGGTTTTCAAAAGTGTCGATGTGCCAATCATAATGACCAGCTACTCCATACTTAGAATATTGGAATCCGTCAAAGAATTTTAAATCGAGGTGAAATTTGTCATAGTTTACAATTGCACCAATTTCATTTATCCTATTAAAAATCCATGCTGTATCTTCTCTGTGGTCTATCCATGTAATATCTGTTTTTCTGATTGCTTCATCTTGTTGGCCAATATCATCGGGGCCGCGACCACCAACTCTGGCCTTCATGAATTCTGACATTTCACCGTGTTGTTTGATTCTATCACATTGTTCCAAATCAAATCCTTCACCCCATATACAAAAAGGTTCCATACGTGGAACAAATTTTCCAAATAACATAATAACTCCTTAAACATTCTGAATTGTGACATAACCCCCTGGTGGCACTGTAACTGTAAAACCTGATACAGAATACTGTAAAATAGTGGCAGTATCTGGAACAACTGGTGCTAAAGAATCACTTGCTCCACCTGGGAATGTAACCCCACCGATATTTACAGTTGATCCTGAATTACCAGGGATATAGTTATAATTAGCATTTCCCGGGGATGTACTATAATTAGCATTTCCCGGTGTTGCTGGGTTAGTTCCTGCATATGGGTATGAAGCGGGATTAGTATAACTGTACGGGTATGTAGTAGGATTGCTACCAGCATACGGATATGTAGTAGGGTTAGTGCTAGCATACGGATAACTTGCTGCTACATAATTATAATTAGCTGTTCCAGCTACGGTATTATATGTTGGACCACCTGGTGTAGTTGAATTAACATTATAGTATGTATAGATAGTTCTATACACAGGCCCGTTAGAAGCCCCGGCAGTATTAGTTGTTGGGGATGGAACAGAAGCAGCAGGACCCCAATTTGGTCCTGCGGCACCATAGATATTTGGTGGGGCCCCTGGATTTAAGTATTCGGTATCAACGGACGAACCACCTGCATACATCGTAGCATTAGTACCAGCATATGGATATGTAGTAGGGTTAGTACTCGCGTATGGGTAACTTGCTGCTACATAATTATAATTAGCTGTTCCAGGTGTTGTGTTGTATTTTGCATTACCTGGTGATGTCGTATATACATCATTACCAGCCACATAGTTGTAATATGCATTGCCAGGCGCGGACGGGTTTGTACTCACATATGGATATGTGGTAGGGTTAGTGCTGGCATACGGATACGTCGTTGTGTTACCGCTAGCACCACGTCCGCCAACATTAACTACTGTTTTACCATATGGAATCGGGAAATTTCCGGGTGCATTAAACGTAGTGTTAGTTTTAACAGCTGCATTAGTTTTTTCACGAAAAAGAAGTTTACCTAAACTCATTTTGCATCAGCAATAGCTAGAGAACCATAAAGTACAGAATTCTCGTAAAAGAATGACCAAATATCCACGGCATTTGCGGCGGTGGTTCTTGGTGGCAAAATACCACCAGCCCACTTAATTGTATTACCAAATGCCAATGCACGCCCCGCAGTTGTATCATTGACTACTTCCATGGTCCAGCTAAAGACTTCACCAGAACCGCCTGTAGGAATATTGGTAAACGTCAGAGTTGTGTTGCTAGCCATAGTCAATTTAATAAACGTGGCCTTGTCAACTGGGTTATTGAAATCAATTGTTGTAGTTGTCGTACTGGCCGTAACAACTCGCTTATTATCGAGATTGGCTTCGAGACGAGTTAACAGAGTAGCTTGTGAACCAGTAACAGAACTTGCAGTAGCAGCATTACCACTGATACTGATACCCCATATACCTGTTGCTCCTGTACCGGCTAATGGTGTATAACCAGCTAAAGCAGATATATTAGCCTTGGTGGCAACTTCGTCATTAATAGCTTTAAAATTGGCGTCAATTTCATCATTACTCAGAGGTAGTCCTTTAACGGTCGTACTCCCTGGTATAGATGGTGTTGCTGAGTTTCGGTATGTAAGATTAGCCATGTTTTTTCAGTAATTGTTCTACGAGAGATTCAAGTCGTTTAACTTTGTCTCTCAGTTCCACGACTTCCGTTGCTTGCTTTTTTTCACTCAAGTATTTATTAAGCGAGCCATCGTCCTTGACAACAATGGCACCATTTTTTGCTCGCTCAATAGTGGGTATTACCGCACCATTGGCATCTAAAATCTTCAAACAACGATCACCGCGCGGTAGTTGGCTATTTGTGGTGGGTCCCATGGTGTTAGTGATCTCATGACGATTTTAATAGAAAAAACATCAAATTCAGACATACCATCCTTGTAGAATGTATATTCACGAATGTCACCAGGTTGACCAGATTTATTACGTGATACATCACAAGAAAGCAATTGCCACTGTGCTAAAACGTGGTTTGCACCAGTCGAAGATAATGATGTACGGATGTAAACTTCAAATGAAGAACTACCATTTGAGTATGCTTCTACAATAACACGCGATGCGGTTGAAATGCTTGCAATCTGTTGTTGTTTTGACACATAACGAGCCATAGCAGAGCCACCGGTAACAGAACGTTCAGTGTTGAAATCACTGATAGTCGCCAGAGCAGTAGCCGATGTAGTAAAACCACCACCATAAAATACAACAGTAGGTGTGCTTGTGTAACCAGAACCAATTGAGTTAATAACCAAATTGGTAACCTGTCCATTTGCAATGTATGCAGTAGCTGTAGCACCAGAACCACCACCGCCAATAATAGCAACGACTGGAACCGAAGTATAACCAGCTCCACCATTCTGAATAGTCAACGACTGTAGATATGCTGTGCTGTTTAACGATGTTAGTGTTTCATTTGTCTGTTGGTTATTGATATAGTTACCAATAAAGAACATGCGAGAATCGGCTGTATCAATAATAGGGCTGACGTTCTCACTTGTAGTTGTTAACAGAACATTCAGATTAGCAGAGTTTGCTCCACCAAGATTCAATGTTTCATTTGTCGGAGAAGCAAGCAAGAAGTTGTTATCCAAACGATTGAATTTTGTTAACGACACATTATATGAATTACCAGCTGTATATGATGTGTTATTACCACCCGGAAATTGACCCAGTGTAGTGGTCATAGTAGCAACTACATCAGTGGATTGTGGTTTCTGAATAGAAACAGCTGGGTTCAATCCTTGATATACACGATTTGTACGCACTTTGAAAGCACTATCAATAACGGCAATGGCCGTGGCACCAGAACCTGGCGCGCCTGTGATAGTGACTTGAGGTGCAGTTGTATAACCAGTTCCCTGTGTTGTTATGATGATCTCAGACACTGCACCGGTAGAATCAAGTTTAACACTAGCAACTGCACCAGAACCTGGTCCCCCAAAACTGACCGTAGGTGGTGTTGTTGTGCTATATCCTGTACCACCTGCGGTGATATAAACCGAGCGGACACGACCACCAGTATCAATCGTACCTGTAGCATTGAATGTCGCACTTGGAACAACGAAACCAACAATAAACTCGTTAGTCACTTCAAATATGCTAAATGAACCATTCAGCAAAGTGCCTGATACACCGTTATATGTTCCACCGGTATCAACAACTAGATCAATCTTTGAGTTAAGATCAAGCCCGTGTTTATAAGGCAGAGTAACGTAGCACTTATTGGTACCGCCGATAGAAGTAAATCGGCCGCCATCAACCAGAGCATTATTTGCCTTGATGGGGAAGTTTAGATTTGCAGTTAAAGCAGTATTGAACTTTGCCTTATACAGAGTGAATTTAATATCCTCTGTTTGCTCTGCTGTCCATGTGAAATTGTTTTCACTCTTGAACATAGAACCATTATAAGGTTGCTCAAAAACAGTTTTACCAGTTTCTAGAGACTTTTCACTCATCTTGCAAGTCCACATATTATATTGTGTGGAACGTGCCTGCACAACGAAGCAGTAATCCTTGTCTGGCTCCAGATAAATTAACTTATCAAATTTGAAGTTAGTTGCAACAGATGAATCTTGTGAAATATTAACTGCGCTAGCATTCAAGCTGACCATCGAGTATTCATTAACCAATTCGTTAGTTGGCACACCGTTGCTCATTTTACGAATTTCAATCCATACAGGAGCTGTACTATCTTTTGATTGGAAATACAAATCAATAGATGAAATATAGCAACCACCATCCAAACCATATGTGAAGAATGATTGTGCTAATGGATCACTACGTTGTGCAGCAGTTCTACGTGGTGTTGGAACTGGAACACGAACAATTTCTTCGATTGTTGTGATCGTGTTCTCAGTGGTCTGCCACTTTTCAAGTGACCCGATTGTTGTAAAAGTAGCTTCCGCGTGACCTGTATTATCAGATAACACTGTTCCAGGTGGTAGTGTACTAACTTCGGAAATAACGAGCTTGCGCTCTCCGGTGTTAAACATCATACCTGGGATATTGAATGTGGCATTCAATGCACCATTAGCATCAGACACCATCTGATCACCAAGATTCTTGCCGCTTTGTTGGAAGTAACGATTAACGTCCTTTCCGTCAAAGAAAGCATACATTTTTGTATTTGGTTTCAGAAGTGTACAAGCAACCGCTACATTCATCGGGCGGATAAAGGTAGCGGCTTCCTGAGAAACCATTACTGTATTTTTATTGATTGTCGTAGTAGTTGCCATGAATCACTTTGCTATATTGTATCTACTATTTACAAGTTGATTTGATCGTCTAACAGAGCCAGTTTCCAGTTAATAGACTTTGATGGTGAAGCCGCCACATTAGCGGTAACTGCTGGTGGTACAACTACAGGAATAACTGGTGTAGCAACTTGAGTAACCGGTGTTGTCAAAGGTTGAGTAACCGGAGTTGTAATACCTGCAATAGAGTTCGCAGTGTTAATTCTCCAAGAAGTATCAGAGTATGTGATAGCTGCTACGTTCACAACTGGTTGATATGCCAGAGATGTTGGAGGTCCAACGAACCAATCGTTAATAGAAATTGTCACTGTACATGTGCTATTACCAATGGTTGGTGATCCAGAGAATGCCACAATTGTAACAGTAAATGACTCATCATTTTCAGAAATTGCATCGTTAATGATTGGAACAGAAATTGTAGAACTTTCTACGCCAGTTGTCAAGAAGTTAATATTTCCCGATGAGCTAGTGTAGTCAGAACCAGCACTCGCAGAACCAGCAGAAATACTATAGTTAACAGAACATGCTGCACCTGCTGTCTTACTAACAGTGATAGAAGCTGTGCCGGCATCTTCGGATACAACTATTGCAGATGGAATAGAAACATTTGAAACGGCTGCCAAAGAAGTATCATTGATCTGAACTTGAATACCGCTCATACCAACTTGACCAGTACAGTTAACAAAGTTACTGAAGTTAATAACAAAGTACTCATTACCTTCGGTTGCAGAGTCTGCTGTAATTGGAACAGAAATTGTCTGTGTAGTCACACCAGCAGTCCATGTTAGTGTACCAGATGTGGCCGTGTAGTCAGTACCAGCTGTAGCTGTAGCATTTGCCGTTGTATAGTTAACAGAACTTGTACCAGACACGTTACCACTACGTGTCACTGTAATAACCTTGGTGGTACCTTCATTGGTCGTAGTGAAGAACGGTGTATTCAGAACGGTTGCCAATGTACTATCATCATCGAGAATAGTAGCTGTTGCAACGGCCTTTTCTAGAACATCACCACCTTGGATTTGAGCCAAAGTAACAGTGAAAGTCTCCGAACCTTCTACAGCTGTATCTTGGAGAATCGGAACTGTAATTTGCTTGTTAGTTTCATTAGCAGCAAAGTTCAGTACACCATTTGTCGTAGTGTAGTCTGCACCTGCAGTAGCTGTACCAGCAGAAGTAAAGTAAGATACCTGTGTTGCCTTGGTTGTATTACCAGTACGAGTTACGTTAAACGTTGCGCTTGCATCTTGCTCATTAACTGTGATATCACCTACGGAAATAATAGAGTAAGTAATATTTGCGGTTGGTACCAATGGTGCAGGAACAATAGGTGTTGGTGGATCAGTATCAACAATAACAACTTGTGGGACCTGAACCTTAACAGTTTCAGTTTTTGTGTCGTATACAGTTGGTAGGTGTTCTGTAACGATCCAAGAATCCTTAGATGGTGTCAGAGTCATTTGACCTTGCCAAGAGAATACCAAGAATGGATTAACATTAGTCAAACGAGTAGAGTATGGCTGATTAATCAGCGCAACTTCTGTATATGGCAACGTTAGTTGAGTACCAGTAAACTGATAGTAACTAGAAGTACCTGTAGCCAGATTTAACGAGCTATCGCTTTGTTCCATAGGTGCAGATAGATTCCCGGTGGCAAATGACACACGATTCATTTGATCGTAGTAATCACAGACAGCAAATGGGTTATCAAATGTATCTACCAAATAACCCGTCTTGTAACGGTTAAGACCAGTTACTGCATCGGTCACATTGTAGTTCAGTACGTTTGTCTCGATTGCACTCAGTGTGGAGAAGTACTCAAGTGTCTCGATTCGTTTTTGTAGACCATTAATATCTTTCATTGTCATACGATCAATACGTGACTTAGAAATAACAATGTCAGATAGATTATTAGTGTATGCAGGAATAGACAGTGTGCACAACTCGATAACGCCGCTTGGTAGAGATGGCTTTAGAGGTACAACTGCTGGTGTACCTGTTTTAACACTCACAGCACCAGCTTGATCCATGTAAACCAAATCAATACGTGGCACGTAATACTGCACACTAGATGTGATAATTGTTTCAACAACAGGTGTATCATTCATCAACGCGGTACCAGATGTATAAGATGCATCATCACCAATACGTGGTCGGAAGTCAAGAACATTACTTAAGTCGTAAATATCTGCTGTCGTCTTAGAACGGTACGTTGGAACCAGAGCGATATAATTGGAACCCAATGTTGTATACGAATCAACACTGAAGTAATCACCGGTACCGCTATGTGAAAAGTAGTCAAAAGTGATAGTCAGATTACTTGTTGGTAGTGTACCATTTAGAGTCAGTGTACCAACCCCGTAGGCGTAGTCGGTCTGCCCGTTATCTAGAATATAGCTAGAGGTAACATCAGTCGCACCAGCAAAAATAGAAACAATACGGTAAATATCAGCCTTACCTAGAGAAATAGTCGTAGCTGGTGTAACACCAGAAAGAATATTATTGGTCACTAATGTCTTAGTACGTGCTTGAACGTTAGTCTTATCTACTTGTGTAAGAATAGTAACTGTAGCAGAAGCAGGGCCACCGGTCACTTGGATAGTGGTAGAATTTGACAAGCTGATCTTATCAAGAGTAACAATACCACCAGAACCATAAGACGCACCTACATATGCAGCAACTGTGATACCAGCCTCAGGTGTACGGAATGTACCATCAGTAATCGTAGCAGTACCATTACCAGAACCGTTCGTAGTTACGGTTACAGTCTTCCAAACAACATACTTCATATCGTATGTGTTGGATGCAGTCTTTGTAGACTTAATAGATGGAACTGGAACAGTAAAGATTGGAGCAATACCATTAACAATAGAATTATCACGTTGTTTAACAGTTGCAACTGCTGTGCTTGTGGCACCGGTGATAATTTCACCTACGTTTGGAATCTGTTTTGTGTGATCATGTTTATAGACATAAACTTCACCATCTGCTCGTGTGTAACGATGTACTGTTGCAGAACGGCTAGAATCCGCGTTATTAACTAACTCACCTACTGTGAAGTCCTTACTAGCATTTGGGACTGTGTATTTGTTTAGAACAGTAGCTGTAACAAAACCAGTCAAAGGGCGAATACCACCAGCATCTGCTAGTGTATAACCACCAGTCAGAACTAGATCAGAGTAGTAAAGTTTGTAGATTGCAGTAGCAGTGGCTGGATCACCGGCCAGATAGTCAATACCTAGAACGCGCGCAGTACCGATCTGTGTCGCACTACCATTTGCATAGTCGTTGTCATTCCAGATAGTAAATTGTGTGCGTGCTTTAAAATCTGGTAAACCTTGTAAAGAAGTCACATACATGTAACGACCATACATAGATTGAATTGTAGAAGCTACATTCTTAACGTGCGCAGATGTACGGGCCTTATCTAGGTCAATAAGAACTTTATCTAGGTGTTCTACTTCAAAACCTTGAACATATGCCTTACCAGCATCAACCTGGGTAACAAATTTATCCAAATTACCATTTGCATATACACCAGAATTCCATTGTGTACGCAGGTGCTCTTTTAGCTTAATATCTAGACCAGAAACAACGTAGTCGCCGCTCTCATCGAATGTACGGCGGGCTAGAGACTTTTCAAGTTCAGAATATTTTGGGTAACGGCTATGCTCTTGTAGAGTACCGTTATCGTAACGCATAATTTCAACGTAGTTGTCTGTGACAGCACCAACCAGTGGTAAGCTGGTCAAAACCAGAGAAATCTTGACGCGATCCGCACCAGGTGCGGCATAGTTATAAGAACCTTGAGCTGGATCAAGCAATGTATCATCTGTGGTGCTATCTACGATAGTTTCATCAATGCGAAGTAAAACATGGCAGCTTGGCAGCGAGTCATATGGGGAAATAACAATAGATTGTGCGGCTACAGACACAAATGTGCCGTTGATGTAGTAAACACCCTTGTTGATATAAGCAACAGAACCAACACCGGTTGGGCTTGAAGCCAAAGCATATGCACGGACTGTTGGTGCGTCTTCAATATAAATTTCTTCGGAGGCAGCGAACTCATTCCCAGCCGTCAAACTACTTCCGCCACCATTTAGATATGCCAAATATAGTGTTGGTTGTCCACCAGTATTATCTACTTGTTTGACCACAGCCTTAAGACCATTAACACCAATAACAGTCTTACCTAGCCAGTTAGCCACAACGATTGGTGTTGTGCTATATGTGGTTTGTAGTTTAACAAACGGTGTTTGTAGGTCAGCATAGCTATTACCAGGAATAACTACTGAACCATGCTTGAAGATGTGATTACCAAATTTAGCAATCTGATTCTTGATAATCGACTGAATCTGTGTCAGTTCACGAGCCTGAATAGCATAACCAGGCTTAAAAAGAATCTGATGAAAATCCTTTGATTCATCAAAATCATCATAGTATGGTGGGACATTTAAATTAATAGTCATCTTAGAACTTTATGTAAGTTTTAACTGCAAGACCTTGCTCGCTTGTGAACTGGAATGGTTGTTCGTCGGATACAAACATCAGACTTCCACTATATTTATCAAGTGTTGGACGACTTAATACTTTGGTTACCGTATAGGTTCTTCCACCAATAACGCTGGTAATACCTCCCAGTGGGTCTGGCGACTTCTTACTAATTGGTTGTAGGAAAACACTATTCACAGAATTGATGGCTGCAACACGATATTGATTGCTACCGAAAAGAACCACTTCGTCTTTAACCAAATTGGTAATGTTATTGAACATACACTCAAATGCTTGGATTTCGTTATCCAGTTTAAAGAACTTGCCAGTAGCAGAGTTGGTTGGATTTCGCAAAATGCCGAACTGACGGTAATCTTGAGTCAACGAGATAAGATCACTCTCACTCTTTAATAGGGTAGAAACTGCAAGTGTTGTACCAGCAAGTTCATTGACCGCATCACTTCCATGGCCACCATTTGGAACATAGATAGGTACTGCTGAGGCATTCTCAACTAAAGGATTATCAATACGAGCTGTGTCTGTAATAGTAACAGTCGCATATGTATAGTCATTTCCATATGCATTCAAGTCCATCTCGATTTTAGTGATCACACCATTAACAATAGTCGGAGTAGCCGTAGCGCCAGTTCCGTCCCCGTTGATTGTAACTGTCGTAGTGGCTACGTTATATCCGGCGCCATGTGTAAGCATCTTAATTGCATAAATTGCACCTGGATTTGTAGTTTGTTCTACGATAGCTTGATCGGATGTAAAGTCTGATGTTGTTACAACACCATTCACAGTTGCACCAGTACCTGCACCGACAACCGCCAGGTCAATAAATGTGTAACCACTACCTGGATTCTCTACTATAATATCAATGACAGAACCGTTATAGATAACTGGGCTAAATGCTGCATTTGTACCATCTCCAGTTACAGTGATAGTTGTAGCACTATCGGCTGGATAGTTTTGTCCTGGATCACTGATCAACACACGTTGAACTGAACCATTATATACAACCGCGGTCATAAGTGCAGTAGAATTACCATAAAGACCCGTACCACCGGCACCTACCACTGTCAGAGTTGGCGCGACCGTATAACCAGCACCGGGTTTAATAATGTTTACACCAGTAATTTGACCAGTCGCACGCGATACACTTGGGAAAATAATAGCGCCACCAACTGTAATAGTAATTGGATCATTGACAGAATAGCCAACACCCGCATTGGTGATAGTGAAACCTGTAATTACACCAGCAGCAATAATCGGTGTTAGGATTGCACCAGAACCCGCTGCACTTGTAATAGAGTAGTTCAGACCCTTTGTGTAGCCAGTACCACCACTTGTAAATGAAACACCTGTAATAGCACCGATACCGCTAACTGAAGACACTTTAAAACCTGTGGCACCAGAACCAGTCGTAGTACCGCCGGTGACATTAATAACAGTTAAAGCCGTATCAGTATAACCGCTTCCTTGGTTAGTCACAACGGCCTGTTCTACTGCACCCTTGTTAAAGAAACTATCAGATAGTGCGTTTTGAACTGGAATGTGTGCTGTGTTCAAAAACTTATAACGCTTGAAAGCTGGCACTGTGAACATGTATTTCCACAGATAATTGTCGGCAGTCTTAAAAACATCATAGCTGATAAGATTGGGTTCGGTAGTCGTAGTACCACCGTTGTTATTATCCAAACACTTATAGACTTGATTATTGCTATTGATGATATAGAAGTTTTTTGCTGACATATCTATCGTAGAATCCCAGCGGTCATAAATCGCCCCGGCAGACCAGTCAAGACGTTTTGTCACAAGAGAAACATCACTTGGATTAATTTTCTTCAGATAGATAACATCACTACGAATAGAGTCATCTTGCTCTTGGGAAAGAGAAGATGAATTAGGTGGCAAATCACTACCACCCCAGGTTTCTAGTCGACCTAGGTAGTAGTAATAATTGGCTTTTAAAAGTTGAATGTCAGACAGAACCAGTCCAGCGACTGTAGTGTGAAATTCGTTTCGTAGCGATTGTGCCATTGATTAACCGATCAGTTTAGAGTCAAGTTCCACGTAATTGTCAGTGAGTCAAGTGTATCCTTATTGACCGTAGAGAATGTAGTACGGCAAGTCATAGTGCCTGCTGTAGAAGCATTAAAGATACCCGCCTCGGTCAAAGCACCTGTAGCAACACCTGCTCCAAATGTAGCTACAAATGTCAGCACGTTTGTAGACTGTGTGGCACTTGTCAATGCTACACGTGATCCCAACTGAGTCTGCAATGCAGTATCACCCGCCACCGGAGCAGTATTACCCGTACCTACAGCCATATGGCTTGGAGAAGCAACGGATGTACCAAGCATACGAGATGCAAGTTGTACCTTACCAGCTGTAACAACTAGATTCGGAACAACGCGTTGTTCTTTGATTTGTCCGTTTTGATCACGAACTACAATTTGTAGTTCACCAGTTAGTTTAATGTTATCGTTTACCATATTATCCTCAAGAAATTGTTATTGAGACTACAAATGTTGAGTAACTTCCCGTGTCATATCCAGATACAGCATATCCACCAGAAACCACGGAAAGTGTACCATCAGATAATGTTGCCGTATCAGCGAGACCTGTTTTAGCAATATCTTTACTCAATGCTTCACTCATATTTAGTGTATCAGATAGAGGTTTTGATACATCAAGAGCAATTATATCTGTAGGAGCTGGAATAAAATCGTTAAAGAACAGTTTATCAATCGACATAGTACGTGTAGCTTCATAAGCTAGATTCACATCACCGTCAAATATTTTGGTCAATTCGGCAAAGAATTTAAGACCAGCAGGGTGAATAATATCCAGAGCACCACGGTACGTATCAATATTCTGTTTTGTTTGGATTAAATATGAAAATGCTTGATAGTAGTAATTATCATGAATTCTATTTGACTGATTACTAATCAGACTTTCTTCATCAATATACTCAGCATGTGTCTTGGATACAGTATCAAATGTATATTGAATCGTAGCACGGGAATCTAGCCAATCCTGCAGACTAAAGTCTGTATCAGCAATAATCGGTGTCGCTTCATAGATATTATCTACCGCCACAACTGTTTGTGAATTTATAACCCCGCGGATAGACTCGTCAATACCGTTAGTGCTATCGTTAATGTTTAAAGAATATAGATACGCACGTGGAGTTGCGCTAGTGATTGTCTTTGTAATTGTATAGACCGGTTCTGCTGGTCTTCCGTTAAATGGAGACGTTACCAAAGTCTGATTTACAGAGTGACCGTAACCAAACTGGATAATATCTAGATATGCAATACCCTTGTTATTATCAACGCGAGTTACCTTTGCGATAGTATTAACAGAAGAGCCGGGAACAGTGACAATTTGTCCGATTTGCCAGAATTTACCTGGAACAGTGATTTTAAGCGCCTTTGGTGATAAATCAATACTACCAAGATATTCGATAATATCGGTATCGGCATTCCGATGGGCGATTTTATCACCAACACTAATTTTAAAATTGCGCGGCGCAGTAAACGTCACTCTAAACTGATTACCACCTAGATTCTGAATACTTTCGCTTTGAAATAGGAATTTCCCGTTCGTATTTTCAATGACAAAATCTACATATTGACCGATAAATGAACCAAAGATTGTAGTAAATGTAATGAAACTCTTCTGAGAGAACTTACCACCAGACGCAATAATATATCTAGGTTTTACAACGGTGATGTCTTCGCCAAAGAATGCCTTGAAAAAGAATATAAACGCTTGCTCATTACCCTTGGCAGCAAAGAATGCCTTATTATTACGGACAAACTCAACTACATCCAAACTCTGTGGAGTATTAAATCCCCGTGCATAGCTTAAATTCTGTAGTTTAACAAATTTAAGTGCAGCAGAATCCAAATCCAAATTACCACGAATAGTCTCAAGTGTGTCGAGAAACTCGTAGTATTTTTGGACAAATGTGACTAGCTGAGGGTAACTCTCGCGAATGTGCTCTGGTAGTTTATCAACAGCTAGAAATGGAAGTTTTGTGCTCATCTAGACGCAGTGAATATGTGGCTTGTTTTAGCAGCACGAGTTTGTGAAAGTGTATCTACAATCATATTTACAGTCACTTTATCTGCTGGCAAACGAACAATATAACGGTTCAGAGGTACTACATCAAACGAACTTGGGTAGAATACAAATTCAAATTTAGCATCATATAGAGAAATGATATTTAAACCGTTTGCTGTAATGATACCATTCTCAAAATCTAGCGTACCAACACTACCCATGTCAACTGGAGTACCAGTGGGAAGTTCTTGGATTAAACGAATATCAGTACCATTATTTTCTAGATAGCAACGATTTGTAATACCAGTCTGGTAAAAGCGGGTGCTATAGAATGTAGGTTCATCACTCTTTGCAACTGGATTACCCATGTTAGCAATGTAATTATTGGTAATACCATAAACGACATCAATTGGGTGACGGATTCTAATATTAGTGATATTAGACACAATGGCCTCATCGGTCTCGTCAATCTTTGTGCTCACATAAGAGTATCTAAAAGCGGATTCAAACTTCGAAAGAGTGCTACTATATTGAGAAATAGTATCACGAACATTTGTCGCCAATTGACCCGGTGTTAGTGTGGTTTTTGCTGGATCATAATAGACATTAGTTACAAGTTCAACATCAAGGTAGATTGGGTCAACAAAAACTGGGGTAACGGTAATAATATTCTTCTTAGCAATAATACCGGAAGTCATATTATTCTTTTCAACGGTACTAAATGCATCACGATTAAATGGCTTTGCAGCGATAAAAACCTTACCATATTGAGGTGGATTATTATCTTGGCCACCCCAGACACTGACCGATTCAATGCTTGGGTAGTAATTCATCAAAAGAGCTGTATAGTCATTTGCACTGACAATTCGGTCTTGTGCTTGGTGAGCAAGCGGTGCATTGAAACGAATACTATCCTTTGTTTCTTCTGATGCTCCGCCGCCAGCAACAACTTCGGTGGTTACTGTGTACGTATAGTCTGGGTTGCCACCGCCAGTGTAAACTAAGAAACCAGAATCATTAGCAGCTTCACCCGAGCTGGCCAGATATTTGATAGTGACAGTTGCACCGGAAGGAATAGACTGTCCAAACGAACCGTTACCAAAGTAAATTTCATAAAATAGATCTTCACGCTGTTTAACGAAATAAACATTATCTGTAGAACGAACCCCAACTAAGCTATTTGCTTGGGTGAAAACCGTTGTCTGAAGTGTGGTAGGATTATATACAGATACGCTGATTGTTTTTGTGTCACAAGCACGATCAGGAATCACAAAATGAACTCCTGCACCTGATGTGTATGTGATTTTATTTGGGCTACCTTCTAGAACAGCATAACCACCCATAATGTATTTGTCGGTAGAACTCACGCGGCCCATAGTGACATCTTGCATTAGATTGAATGTATAAGTCGTTCCATCTTTTGCAGCTGCAAATGTAGTTCCTGCTGGTAGTGTATAAATGTTCGAGTTATCCGTATTTGGAGTAGAAATTTCCAGTCCAATAATCGCTGAAGCAGATGTCACCGAGCTTGGGACATAGCCCATAAGCTTAGCGATAGAAATCAGAGAAGCTCGCTTAGAAGCACTATCAATAAACGCCTCATTGATAGTCATATTGTTATAAAGTGCGTTGTAGTGGGTATTGAAAGCCAATACATCCAATACAGTCGAAAGAACGCTGCCATCAAAATCGTAGTCCGCAAGAACTGATTGCCCCTGAAGAAACGTCTTGAGATTTTGTTTAATTTCACTGAAATCTAATTCACCAGTGTTTATTTGTTGTAGTGTACTCATCTTGTTCTATCTAAGGCAATGGTTACGTTAAGTGGTCGCTCAGTATTTATTATCTTAAAGATAATGTTAATTGTGATCGTATTAACATCGGCTTCTTCTATGACATTGACATCTAGTAAAACAGCACGTGGTTCGTGGTTCGTAATAGTCTGTGTAATCATCTTCTTCAGAAGAATCGACGTGGTAGTATCAATAGGTTCAAACAGTAGTGTGTTAACTTGGCTACCTATTGTACTATCGAAGGGGCGCTCAAAATTAACGGTCATGACCAAATTTCTAATAGCAAATTTGACCGCCGCCTCATCTGTTCGAAGACTTAAGTCTCCAGAACTTGGGTTTGGCGCAAATGCTGCATCTAGGTCTGAGTATTTTCTTGTTGTTGCCATATTATGCTATTAAAATATAATTTGTCTTAAATGACGATTTACTACCAGTTTTAAACCCAGTTAATCGTTCCATTTTTGCACCCTTCTTTTCATTATATGAAACGTGAATCCAAGTTTTACTACCCTCGTATTCCAAAATCAATTGTGTATATGCTGGTAAGCTACTTGACAAGTTTACCACAGCATTATAATACTGTTCTCGTGTAAACCCAGGCAATTGAAAATCTGCAGCGCAACCGGGTAAGTGATCGCTAGTTGTTGAGCCACCAACACTCTTATTTTTTGCTTCACTTCTCCAGGAATTAGATAAAACTAAATTTGGATATGAAGCCAAAATTGGTTCTAAGCAATTTTCACAAAGAGTTCGTAAATTATCAATAATTTGATCTGGATTGAGACCCATATTAGTACCAGTAGGTATATCTTCCCTACATAATACACGTCCAAGAGTGAAATTTTGTGTTAATAGATACGATCTAGTATATTCCGTCGGCTTCGGTTTTTCAGTTTTCTTGATGGGTTCTGGCTTCTTTTCAGGTGGAACTTCTTCTTTTACCACAGTGTTATCTGTTGTGTCTTCTGAATCAGAAGCTCCCAAATTTTCCTTAGCTTTATTGAATTCCGCGGAATCACCTTCATCTGGTGCTTCGTAGTTTGCGTCCAATTCCTGGAAACGATTTGGTGTAGTTAATACAGGCATATCCGGTACACCGCTGGCACTTCCTTTACCCTTTGGCGCAGATTTTGACTTACCGCTGTTCAGTTGTATATTAGAACCATCCAATGCAACGTCCCCGCCTGCCTTTAGACTAATCTGCCCACCTGCTGTGACGTTAACATCTCCAGTGGCACCAAGATTAATATCACCACCTACAGTGGTATTTAGGTTGCCATAAACATCGATGTTTGCATCATTTTGTACTAGAATATTCTGATTACCTATGACGGTGACATTACACGTACCTTTGATCAATACATTACCGTTACGTTCTAGAATCTCGTAGTCGTCACCAACTATTCGGCGAACAAGTGTACCGTTGACATCAATTTCCTCAAATGTGCCAGAACGGTGATAACGGTGTAGTCGCTCATTATCCTTGGTATCATCTATTTCTTCTACGTGACCGCTTTCTGACACGCGAATTTGGTTAAATGGATATTTTGCATTATATGGGATAGGTGGCTGAGACCACTTATTTCCGCCGCCAGAAACGACATTTTTGACGCGCGCAGATTCCTTAGAGAAAACGATCGTTTGATCAATCTTCTCATGACGTGCTAATCTGTGTGTATCTGGCTCTCCAAAATATTTTGGATATACATTATTTGGGTCTTTAAAACCAACGTCTTTACCAGAGGTAGAATCACTAACAGTTCCGCTACCGGCAACGTTATTTGTGTCTGTATCAGATTTCAGCTTCACAACTGGATTTTGTGTAGCATCCTTCTGTTGTTCAGCTTGTTCCTTTGTTGAAGGCGGCGGAATAATCTCGGACATATCCTTGGTAGGAAAGCCATCACTCATGAAGAGTGCTTGAGCACGCTTATATCGCCCGGCAAGTTTTGGATCACTAACCACACTCGGAATAAGTGCAGCTGCCTGTTCGTAATTACCAGTCTGCAATGCAGCCCATGCAGCAGTTTTATATAATCCACCAGCGCCTTTATTATATGCAATAGAAACAAGAGCATCGAACATACTCTGTGTCACAGGCACTTTAAGATTACGTTGTACTGAAGGCCCAAAGTCTTTATCAACTTTAAGTTTTAGCAAAGCATCGCATTCAGACTTTTGTAGTTCAGTATTTGCATCAACACGCGTATTGTCGGCGAGATATGTATTACCCCATCCAATCGTCCAAATCCCATTCGTGTCTTGATATGCATAAACTGTACCAGTGTATGAATCGGTAGTCGGTTTATACTTACCTTTAACAGTAGAGCACAAACCTTCTTCTCTTCGAATCTCTGCATAACAAGCATCAGAAGGTACTAAACTCTTTGTTGGTTTCTTGATCTCTGGTTTCTTTTCTACTGTGGTTGTGGTAGATGACCCTGTTTGCACAGGATTACCTCTACTATCAACTACATTTGAACCTGAGCTAGATTTAAGTGTATTCGTTACGGTCTGTTCGGAAGTAGATGTCGCAGTCTTTGCTGCCATCCCTTTTGGTGTTTCTGGAATACCGGCAATCGTACCAATGATAATAGGGTGCTGTTGATAATCATCACGGAAGATAACAATAACCGTGCTACCTTCTACAGGTCCGGTAGGTGATGTTCCAATACCACTAATTGCAGCCGAACTTGTTGGTTGCATAACCACAGCCCAAGGTAAATCCTCGGTTGGTAGTTTGTTCTTATCATCTGTGTGTAGGCCTACGACGCGAACTCTGCATCGGCCCAACTTCAGCGGATCATCGGTTCTGTTTTCAACTATACCAATATAAAACATGTTAAACCTTTAAAATCGAATCTTTAATCAGCTCAAGTGTGGCCACGTGCTTATCTGTAGTAAATCTGTGGCAAATAGCAGAGATAATATAGTTACCTGTAACCATTGGGTCCTGAATCTCTTTTTCAGAGCTGCCTTTATCAAATCTACGAATCTTATTTGCCCCAAGTGTTACCTTAGAACCGACAGTATAATCTGTACGACCAAATACATCAATTTCGACTCTATACGATTGAATTTGTCTCAAAATTGAATTACGTTTCTGCACGAACTTTAAATTGGTTGTATCAGTCGCACCATTATATAGTCCATATACGGACTCACCACTAATGAAAATAGAACCCTCATCGTCAGAATAGCTATTATCGGCAATTCGATCTTTATAGAATCTTTGTGGATTCAAAAGCGGGTGTGTCTCGTCGTTCATATCGAATGTTATAACATAACGCTTCTTTGTCACCAAATCATAATACTGCAAACGTGAATTAAGCATACCTGACTGTAAGTCTTTGTAATAATCAAAGTGCAACGGTTGACGCATATCAAGCACAGTCTTATAGTCGATATTCAAATCCTTTACAATAGCACCGGTTTCTGTTCCTGTAGATTTAACTTCGGCATTGAAATTACTGGTGCTGAAAGAATTAATAGGTTTTACACCATCAGATGCAAAACCCGTCAACTGACGAAACTGATAACCATAGCGATTCTCGTAAAAAGAAAAACTAGGTAGTCCATCTGTACCTACGGCATGGTCAGTTAGATATGTGATATTTTTAACCGGTGTCCAATAGTTCGATGTATATTGTACTGTGTTTATTGTTTTATCTGAATTGAAATCAACATCTGTTTCTATTTCACTATTCAGGATATTCTCGATAATCTTATGTGGTAAATCCTTATATGTTTTACTGATACGCATACTAGATTCGGTAAGCATATCTACACTACCGAAGTGTATAACATGGGATATTCTTCTATCTCCTAGGTCGGTTCTATCCGACACCTTATAGATATGAAAATACTTGTCGATATAGTTCTTCTTATCAATATCTGGCGTATACACTTTGATGTGAAGCATATCATCACCTTGCTGACCAAGCATATTCATTATGTCCACGGTGTCGTTTGTGATGATATTTCCAGTCATAAACGGGGAGAACATATCCTCGTATATGGTTAGCTGAGAAACGTGCGGTTTAATATCTAGAGAAATACCACCAGATTGGAGAATCTCTACAGCATCAAGTTGGTGTTGCCCCGCGTAAAATAAATCAGCCATTATTGAATGCTTCTGTTAAATCATTACTGAATTTATTAATGTACACCGGAGCTACGACACGGATACGACGCTTAGCCTCGTTCAGTCTAAATTCATAATCAAAATTACTAATTGCAGCTGCACCTGGTATATTAGAGTCAACTACTTTACCCAGATATTCATAGTGTGGGCGTCCATACAACGAGTGAATAGCGTACTCATTACCACTACCATACTTCTGAGTTACAAACGTAGATAGCTTGTCATTGCTTAGAGGATAATCCTCTGTATAATCATATTTTTCGTTGACCAGCATTATAATCCAGTGATAAAAAGGTGTACCATAAATTTTCTCGGAGATAACCTCTGGTGTATCTCCATCTTCAATATCATAGTCGTTATATAACTCGATGTTATTAAGAATATCTTCTAATGGCCGAACATTTAATGTGATATCACGAACTACCTTAAGGACATTCTTACCCTTAATATTGAACTGATACAGAATACTTGGAAATTCACCAAAATACATATATTAAGCCCCCGGGCGATCAACGCCACTAGTTTCCTTGGTTGGGTATGCCAACTCTTTAAACGTCAAGCTAATGTTAATATGCGTTGGCATACCATTCTTGAATGTAGTAAACTGCCCGTTCGGATTATAGTTGATATTCATATTAGTTAACACAGCGGTCATATGGGTTTCTAAGTTCCGATTCTCTGTATCGCCAAAGTAATAACGAATCTCAAACTCAGACGGATAGATAAACAGATATGACTTTGTATCCAAATACTCTGGCAACATGTGGTGACGGAACATACGGATGATATTCAAAACATTTGCAGATTCTTGCTCACTCTTTGGTGCAAAGTTATAATCAAACTGAACCGTGGCATAATCGACATTGCGGAATAGCTGCTCGCTTTTAGTATTTCCAGGGGTAATACTTGTAGCCTTTTGTAGATATTCTTGCTTACCTATGATTTTACGTGCTACATTACCAGCAAGAGCTTTGGCACTATCCCACCCCTTATCTAAAATTTTATTGTTCTTAATACCATCAATAATATTGTTGGCTATTTCAAGTTGCAAAGCTTGATCAGAAAATTCTTGCCCATCTACCTCACCCCAACCAACACTATATGACTTTTGTAGATTCTCGGGCATATAGAGGCTAATAGCAGCCTCGAGACGCTTCTTTGGTGCCGTAATTCGTTGTACAGAATCAGAACCTATATTAGTACCAATGGAATCACCTAGATTCTTAACAGATTCACCGCCATGTTGTCGCGCTTTGGCTATTTCCTCGCCGGATGCTGTAGAGAAACGAGAAGGTGGCATTTCAACTGTTGGTGCAGTTTTCGATGATTGTAGTTTCGATGCGCCTTGAGCATTGATAAAGAACACAATTCGGTGCTGGCCATACTCTGAGTCTGTAGAACCAAGATCAATTGGGTAGCAGAGATTCTTTGTTTTGTATTTTGACAGGCTCTCGCTAGACAGAGTATAGTCAAGATTTTTACCGTTATAAACCTCGTCTACAGATTGTCCAGATGCCTTTGCCAGTTGAGCTGCTATTTGAATATCGCTCATTAAATACCTCTTTGTGTTAATGTAATATTTATATTAATGTTTCCATTTTATTCTACCACGTGTGAAATTAGTGCCAGGCGAATTTTCTGCTCTTATATTAACACTACCATCATTCCACCATAGTTTTCCGACTTGTGAGGGTGGTTTATAACATCTTTCTCTGGCTAGTTCTGATCTTTTTGTCTTAAATTCTTCGGTATGTTTGTGCCCATTATTAATACTCACCCACAGTCCTGCTATAACATTGGGGTGGGTTTTTTCAATAAAACCCACGGTTTTACCTGTATTGATGTCTTTAACTACAATTTTATTTCTGTTAATTGTACTAAGAAGTAATTTGTGATCTTCACTGAGTGTAGCCCCATATCTTGGGTTATTTTTGCCCGATCGTTCTTTTCTGAACCAATGATTTTGATCAGATGGTGATGATTTTTTCTTATTAATAAGAAATTTTTCCTCGGCTGATAACGATCCCCACCACTCATGCCATTTTTTCAATCTTATTTCTTTTGATAGTGTATTAATGTGGTCCCACCCACCATCTAGTGTTTCTATTTTTAAATTTGCCCATTCTTTTGACTCAATAATATTATTATCAATACTAAATTGGATAGCATCTTTCCTACATGAAATTTCATTTTCATATTCACCTATAATTTCGGTGTGAATATCATTACCGTGTTTCGCTAAATGTTTTTTCCAGTAAGTACCGGACCCGAGATAAGAATAAGGGTCTTTTCTTATAGTTTTACCAAAATATTTTAGACCAGTCTTATTATGTGTTTTAATGTATAAATATATCATCTAATATTTATGGGATAATGAATTCATATGCGCAAATATTTGCAGGGCCGTTATATAATGAAAAATCCACACAAATATGTGGGGGATGTTAATAATATAATTTATAGATCATCATGGGAATTAAAAATGCTTAAATGGGCGGACAACCACCCAGATATAGTTTATATGTCTTCAGAGGAAGTTATTATTCCATATTATTCCCCTGTTGATAATAAGATGCACAGATATTTCGTTGATATGGCGGTTATTATTCAAAAGGGTGATGCATTTAAGAAGTATTTGATAGAAATCAAGCCGGATGCACAGACAAAACCGCCGGTAAAAAGATCAAAGAAAACGAATAAATACATAGAAGAGATTGCAACATACACTGTAAATCAAGCAAAGTGGGCAGCTGCGGATTCTTTCTGTAAAAAGAATAACATGGAATTCATAGTACTCACAGAAAAACACCTTTTCGGATGACAATAAAAAGACCTATTCTAGACAAATTTCACGTGGATCTTAAACAGGTCCAGGACTCACGTCGATGGTTTGATGACCAGGTGAAATTAATGGCTAAAGGTAAAGTAACCCCGAACGCGTTGTTATTGCGAGATGGTATAGATGATCTTCGTTCAAATATAGTACCAGGTCAATTACACTTCTTTTACTATGACCCAAAGCTAAAAGAGAAACTACCGTATTATGACCAGTTTCCGATGGTGTTTCCTTATAAGCAAGTCCCTGGTGGTTTTCTAGGTCTCAACCTACACTATCTTGGCTATCAAGAGCGGTTTGCACTATTCAAAGCTCTAATGGACATACAGGGTATCAAGAAGCTGGATAACAATACCAAACTCAAGTACCAGTGGGGGACTGTAATGGCGATGAGTAATGTACCTGGCGCACAAGCATGTATTAAACACTATCTGGTTGATCACGTCAAATCTCGTTATATGAAAGTGAAACCAGAAGACTGGGCAACGGCCATGATGCTACCTGTGGAACGATTCGTTGGAGCATCAAAACAAAGAGTCTGGGCTGACTCGCTGAGAAAATAAATGGCAACAAAAGACGCATACGATAATTTTAAAACCCGAGTACGCACGGTTGGTTTACCAACCGGTTCACGCTACCGTGTTAACGTCATGGGTATGAATGTACCCGACATATTCATGTTTGCTAACTCAGTAAGTATTCCCGGCGTTAGTATTGACACAGCAGATACAAAAATCTGGGGTGAAAATCTAACTATGCCATATGGCATCTCGTATGAACCGGTGACGTTGACATTCATTTTAGATAATGAAATGTCCGCCAAGGTATTCTTTGATTCTTGGATGAACAAAGTCTATGACCGTAAAACACGCTTCGTCGGATATGCCAAAGAATATAAGCGTAATGTGAACATAGTTCTACAGGATAAGAATAATAAGGACATTCTAAATGTCACATTGATTGATGCATACCCAAAACAAATTCAGGACGTTGCACTCTCATATGATAGTAAAGATGTCATTGCTTTGACTGTACAACTCCAGTATAAGAACTGGATTAAAGATTACGATACAGGAAGTGTGTATGCTGCTGATGCAAACTCTGCTAATACACGAGGTGTTAATACACCAATCGGAACAACAAGTCCATCGGGTGGCGGCACTGTCCCACTTTCTTTACCAACAGATACAGGCCGCCTGCCATTTAACTTTGAAGCAAGAGACATTGAGAACAGTCTGGCGAATTACGGCTCTCAAGCTGGTGCGGAAATGGGTACGCAGTCTGGTTCAATCGCGGGTCTGTTTGGTACGTCACCTATAAGTGGCGCAAGTTCTTTGCTATCTAGTTTCAGCGATCTTTCAAATAACTTCGTGTCATTTGGTTCTGGTATTACCAATCTAGGACGTAGTCTAACTGCTATTACTGCGCCAGCGGGACAGATTGCAGGAGCCGTTAATTCTATTTCTGGTACGCTTGGTGGAATCGACACAGTCCTTAGTTCGGTTGGTCTTGGAAAACCTTTCGCTAAAGTCCGTACTGATCTAAATGGCACAGCAAGCAAAATTGGGGTCGTTGCTGGACTTAAAGGTATGCCAGGTAATATTGCCTCTTTGGGTGTGAATTTCTCGTCTATGGGAAATCAGTTTAACCAGGTATCGCGCAGTCTGGATACAGTACCTGGCGCTACGGCTAAATTAAAGAACTCTATCGCCTCTTTGGGTAATATGATCACTGGTAATGGAAGTGATTTGAATAATGCTTCTGCTGCACTACAACAACATGTTGATGAAGAGGAATCTACATAATGACTGATAAAATTTCTGAAGTTTTTGATATAACTCCTATCCCGCCATCCCCGTTGCCGCCAGTGATTGCTGAAAGTAACACTGTACATGAAGATGCAGAACAAGCACGTAATAATCTGCGTCGGCTTGCCAAGACTGCAGATCAAGCTTTAGAGCTTGCTCTCGATATGGCGCGCAATAGTGATAGCCCGCGGGCATATGAAGTGCTGGCGACTTTGTTAACAACCGCAGCTGATTTGAATACTCGTGTAGTGGACACACACCAAAAAGAGCAAAAGATAACACCACCTACACCAGAAACACCGGCAACAGTGACAAATAACTCTATTGTGTTTACGGGTACAACAGCCGAATTGAGTGATTTGATTAAGAAGAAACTTGGAGCTAATAATGAAACTATCGCAAATTGACACTGCTACTTACTATGAAGTAACTATTCCGTCATCTGGTAAGAAGGTGAAATTTAGACCATTTGTTGTCAAGGAAGAACGGGCGTTGCTATTAGCTCAAGAATCTGAAGAAACATCAACACTTCTAAGCACACTCGATTCCGTTGTCCGTAGCTGTATGAATAACTACTCGGGTGACCTGACTACATTTGATATTGAATATCTATTCGTTCAAATCCGTAGTAAAAGTGTTGGTGAATCAGTAGAGGTTGATGCAACATGTAAGTCATGTGAAAAACAAACCGCCATTAAGATTGATATTTCTAAGGTAGAGGTTATCCGTAAGGATACCCATAGTAAGAATATCAAATTATCAGATTCACTTGCACTAACAATGCGTTATCCTTCAATGCAGGATTTATCTGATATTACAGAAATAAAGGATGCAACGGCACAGAGATTGAAGGTCTGTGCATCTTCTATTGAATCCGTATACTTTGGTGATACAGTATATCACACCAAAGACGGAGACACACAAGAGGTTATTGCATTCTTGGACAATCGAACAGATGATGAATTTGCAAAAATTATCGAATTCATAGAGACTATACCCACTATTGAACTAAAGACAGAGTGGACTTGCCCACATTGTGGTTTTGAGAATAAGAACGCTATCAATAGCATCGCAGGTTTTTTTTAATTTGCCTCGCGCACGAGAACTTATTCAATCACTACGACACGAATTTTAAATTAATGAAGCACCATAACTTCACTATGTCAGATTTGGATTATATGTTGCCTTTTGAACGGGAAATATACGTGGAGATGCTGAATAAGCATATCAATGAACAGAACGAAAAGGCTGCGCGAGGCTAAAATGACTACCATCATTACAGAAGATAAGAAATATAAGCAATCAGACAAACTAATTAAAGCTGTTCTTGATCTAACCAAACGGATCGAGAAAGAAGGAAAGAAGTCTGACAAACCACTTGGTGCTGGGGGTTTTCTGAAAGCCAAGGCAGGAGAGATGGCGGGAAATGTTAAATCAATGTTTACTGCTAAGGGTGTAGCTCAACTTCTTGGTAAGGGTGGGGACACATTTATCGGGGGTCTGGCTGCATCAATTACTGATGCCAAGGTAGCAAAGAAAGAAGAAGCAAAGGCAAAAGAAACCAAGAAACTAGAGACAGCAGCTGACTGGATGAAGTATAGTGCCGAGGGGCAGGATCGTACTAATCTGATTAATGCTGAGACGGATAAAAAGAAACGTGCAAAGATGGAGAAGGAAGCTGCTGCACTTTCTCTAGAAATGGCGGACCAGATTCTTAAACTCCGCGAGAAAATTGACGGTCTAAAGAAAGAACAATCAGCTGTCAAGTCTCGTTCAGGTGGTACTCTTGACTTGAACGACGAAAAGCTTGATGAACTTAAGTTCTATGATAACGCCGTTAACAAGGAAGGCGGCCTAACTGTATCTGAACTTGATTTCTTCAAGAACGCAGATAAACCAAAACAGACCGCCGCACCAAAGACAAAAAAGAAGGATAATGGTCTTCCTTTTACAATGAAAACCACAAGCGGGGATAAGGCTGCATCTATCACCGAGCTTCTTGAGCATCTGTATAATAGTACCAACGCTGGTGATGAAGCAATCAAAGGTGTAGAGGGAAAACTTGGCCCACTATCTCCTCAACAAAAAGATGGTGTCATCCGTGGTGTTAAAGAAGGTATGCAAGAGGAGTTATTGAAACTTAACGAAGAACAACTAGCAGAACTTAAGAAACTAACAAAATCTTCTGAGGAAACAAAGAAGGAAAAGAAAGACCCAAAACGTAATTTACTGTCTGCATTGACAAGTAAATTAAAAGCACCATTCTCAAAAGCATCTGGTGACAAGCCAAGTGCAAGTAACGGCAATGCCATTATGAGTCTAATGAGTTCTATGGGTGGACTCGCATCATCTGCAGCAAGTGGACTTAGTAGTATTGCTGGCGCCGGTGCAGGGGCCTTAGGTGGACTCGCAGGAACAGCAGTACGTGGACTTGGTAGTGTTGCTTTACCAGCTCTTGCAGTTGGTGGTGCTGGTGCTGCTGGGTATTATGGTGCAAAAGCTCTAGGAGCAGATAAACTTGGTAGCTGGCTTGGTGGTAAGGCAGCAGACTTATTTCAAGATGATCCTATGAAAATCATGGAAGAACGAGATAAACAAGCTGCAGCACTAAGAGCAAGCAAGCCCACTACTACACCACGTGAAGCTCAAAGTGCAGAACTGGCGAAGAGTATTGCAGTAGCAGAAACGACGGCTAAAACAAATGAGTCTTCTAAAACTCAATCGTCTCCAACCGTCGTTAATAACAATATCAGTAACAGTAAAAATGTTACTCAGGTGAATGTTAAACCACCCGTCAGAAATATAGAACCAAGTCTAAATGCTAGACTTAGTTCCTTATTTTCATTCTGATTAGTCAGCGATAGCCGCAAAGAATGCGGAATCATCTTCGTCTTCCATATCTGGAGATGCTGTCTTTTCAACCTTTGCCTTAGCAGGAGCCTTTGCTTCCTTTACAGGTTTAGCAGCTGACTCACGAACTGGGGCATCTTCCATCTCCTGTTCTGCCTTACGGGCAGCTTCAGTAGAAGCGGAGATAACACTCTCAAACTTCTTCTTAAGATCAGCGTACGACTTGAAGTTCTTAGGATCAAGTAGCGGACTCAAAGGCTTTTGCTTATTAACGATTTCGAGAATTTCTTCGTCGGTTTCAGCAACGGCACTTGGGGACTCAAATGTACTCTGGTCGTAGTTACCATAACCCTCGTACTGGCGAATACGCAGCTTGAAGTTGGCACCTTCCCAAAGGTCGAAGACGTTTACTGGTTGTTCATCTTCAAAGGATGGTTCCAGCTTATCCTTGATCTTTTCCCAGATTTTCTTACCGAACTTAAATTGCATGACCTTACCTTCGTTTGCACGATTGCCTGGGTCAGAAATAACCAAAATGTTCGCATGGTATTCCAGCTTACGCTTGCGCTCCTTCGCAATTTCCTTATCCTTCTCGTTTCCGGAGTTGTATAGAATACGGTTAGAATCGTTTACTGGATCATCCTCACCAATGGTAGAACGGCAGTTCTCTATGTACCAACGACCTGTAGGTCCTTTGAAAGCGCGAGTATATACCTGAACCCATGGAAGTTCATCACCTGGAGCAGCTGGGAGAAAACGAATTACTGCACTTCCATTGCCTGCCTTGTCACGGGTCAGTTTGAAGTAGTTGTCATCATCTTTCTTGAATGATGCTTCGTTTGATTTAGACAGAGCCTTGGTAATATTACCAAAGTCTAGGTTGCGAGATTTCTTCAGAGAGTCTAAAGTAATTGTCATTTTAGTTTTTCCTTTTAAGTGGCACAAGGCCTGGTTTAGTGTAATAGTCTTTTGTGTCAAACTCATCATCTGACAAAGTATTTAGCATATTTGAAACTGCAAATCTCTTTTCTCGTAAAATATTTTTCTGAGCAACCCTTGCCTTTCGGTCGGCTCGATCATACTCATTCTTACGCGGTTTCAAGATTCAACTCCAATTCTGTACATACCTTTTCCTTGTCAAACTTAACAAATCTGTCCAACTTGACTATTTTATTCGCGATTTTACTAAATACGAAATAATCTTCTCCGACAAAGTGAAGTATTTGATTCAGTGCAACCGCACTCTCAATGTGAATTTCACCACCCACAACCTTACGGAATATAGTTGGTTCATCACCCATAATAATCTCTTTGATGTTTAAACCGTACAAATCATCTACAATAATCTGAGTGGTTGACATCTTATTTTTATTCCAAAGCCGATAATTCTCGTCGGCTTCCATCACATTATAAAGAGCACCGTTATCAGCATAAGCATAAGATGCCACAAAATAATTCACTAATTCTCTATACGAACCAATAGACTCTGCGAGTCTCATTATCAGGTGTTTACGAGCACCATTTTTATTAAGAGCATCAGAATTAATACCTGGTACTCTACCCTCGTTTTTAAATAAGTCGTACTTTGTTGTAAAGTGCAGCTTGCACGCCATATAAAGTTTTAGACATTTAATTGGATCAAGCATTTCATTCAAATGATCCCGATGATTCTCGGCGCATCAAACCGGCTTCTTCCATTTCGAGAGCAATTCGCTCTTTTAGATTCTTGCTGATTAATTTGGCAATATTTTCTGGATCGATGTCTCGTTCATCACAGTACGAGAGAATAGTGGCCGTTAGGGTTTCAAAGTTCTTGTTCGCTGTGTTGATAATGAACATGCTAAATTCATTTGCACTACGGAATAAAATTTTATCAGATGTAGTGGCAGACAGTACTTCATCATCATCAAGGGTTGTGAATTTGTTCATTAATATAATCTTTTAGAATTGCTTTGGCGTATTTGGCTGGAACCTTAACATCGAATGATACGGATACACTAATAACATCATTAATATCCGCATTAGCGATATTACCAATTGTATATCGGTCTGTTTTGAATGCTAATCGCAATGCTTCTTCTGTTGTGTATCTTTGTGTTTCAATCATACTTTGAATGCTGTAGCTACGCGGATAATACGTTCACAGTCGCCGTATTGACGGATTTTGTGATTATAGTAACGGTATAGAGGGCTGGCAGTGTTTACCTCTAATTTCTTAATACCTTCAATACCCTTTACGTGATCTCGGAGGAACTTATCCATTTCCCAATCAATACGTGTTTTGATTTTGTTTGCGGTTTCAATAACACCGTCGAGAACTTTATTGTTCCCACGATTTGCGAGGATTAGGTTATCAGTTTCTTTAATATTCATAGTTTGATTATAACACACTTTACTAGATGAGTAAATTATTTTCCGCGGCCTTTGAAAATAACTTTATCGGATTTCGCAATCTCGATAAGCATAAACATAAGAATAAAGATATTAACGACAGGGATAAATGAAGAAACAATAACTCCAATATCAGTTGTTCGGACTGGATTACCGTTCCACCACTCGAAAAACAGAACAAAACCAAATAATAACAGAAGAGCTAGCATCGGCAGAAAATAGAAATAAATCATTCTGTTTTACCTTTACTTCTGATGATAACGGGATTATCATCAAACAACATTGAAATTATTACAACTAGAGTTAGTACATTTAGAATTGGGACAAATGCCAAAATTAAAACGCTGATATCTTGTAATCTAATATCATAGCCTTCTCGAAGTTCATCACGAAGAAACTTAAGTGTTACAAAGCATGTAATACAGAGTGGTAAAAGATAGAAAAAAATAAGCAACCACATATTATTTCAAGTGTTGAATTTGTTGAACAATTAGATAAAAAAGAACACCATTGGTTGGCCAAGCCAACAAATTGACTATGACCAAAAAGTATTCAAATTTGGACCAGTATTTCAATTTTTGCCTTTGATTACTACTTTATTTCCAATTTTGTTTAGTGCCATAAAAACTACTGATATCAATATAACAGTACTGACCAGTGGTATAAATGAAAGTAGACAATAGTAGAATTCACCCAACTTAATATCAGTACCACTTCTCCAATCAATATACATATCAATTCCGTATGCCAGTAGACAAAATATAGCCGAAACTGTATACAGAATAATCGAAAATGTTTCAAATGTCATGATTAATCCTTCTGCTTTTCAAGATAAACATTAGAAATTGTTGATTTTATAAAACTATAAATACTTATAGGAGAAAAAGACATGCAACCAACCTACCTTTACATAAAGAAACACAGAACTACCGGAATACAATATTTCGGAAAAACAACTAAATACCCGGAAAAATATCAAGGTTCCGGGAAATATTGGCAAAATCATATTAAAATACACGGAAATAATATCGAAACTGTTTGGTATTGTTTATTCACAGACAAAAAAACTTTAATAAATTTTGCAACAAATTTCTCAGACCAAAATAATATAATTGAATCAGAAGAATGGGCAAATTTAATCAACGAGAACGGATTAGATGGCGCTCCAATTGGTCACAGGGGACATATATTTTCTGATGTTCAAAAAGCAAAAATATCTGAATCTTTAAAAAAGATGTGGCTAGAAAAACGTGAATCAATTATAAACGCGCAAAAAGAGTCATGGACATTAGAGCGAAAATCAAAATATTCAAAATCTAAATTGGGTATTAAGAGACCCATGGTTTAATTCATCAAAAACAGAAAATCATAAAAAAAATATAAGTAAAGCACTAAGCGGTAAACCAAAAAATAGAATATGTAGGTTATGTGATAAAAAGGAAATGTCTGTAAATGTTTTTACTAAGTGGATTAATCAACAGAATTTAATAGATATTTCTGTGAAATTGACTTGAACGACATCGTGCCGGCAATAGACTTAAAAACAATACCCTCACGTGCCACATGTTTATCACAAACAACAGACTCACCATCGGCCATTTTAATAATGTCCTGCATGGTTTCTGCATCCAGCAGCCAATTGGTGTGAATTACCGGGGCATGTTGGAGACATAGTTCTTTAATCAAATTTCGACGTTGAGCTGGTGCGTAGTAAGAACGTGTTGGAATGTCAATCACATCAAATACACGGAACTGGTATTCGGAGAGCATATAGATATTGTCCTGAATTCCTGGACCAATCAACTCACCTTGAATAGCAATATCAATACCAAGACCTAGAAGTTTTTCTTCCAACTTTTCATCGATAGCAGTTTTCCAGAAAGTGTTTTCTTCGTTGCGAACCAAGTCAAGATTCCGAGAACAGACTCCGAATACACCATCTAAAACATAGACGGTCATAGAAGAACCTTCTAGTTTTTCGGTTACTTCCCACTCAACATTACGGAATTTAGTGTTCATTTCCTTGGCAAGATTCTGAATACGTTCTTGATCTGTCTTTGGAATTCGAGAAGGAAAATTACCGCGGGCTGTACCAGCTAATTCAGCGGACAGGGGCTTTTCGTACTTCTGGATACCAAGTAGTTCAGTAACATCGGCATCTTCCATGTAAATGACCGTGCCACCAATGATAGTATAACCGAGTTCCTGAGCTGCACCATCAATCATATCACAAGACCAGTCTGCTGGAATAGGTAGCAGCAGACCCTGAGAAACTTGGCCGCGTAAACGAATTGTGCGAAGTTTTTCACCCTCAACACCGTTATAAACCTTTGGTGTATGACCGGGCTTAGTCAAGAATGGAGCAACTGCAGTCGGTACCCAAGAGTCAATTTCTAGGTAAATGACAAGATCACCTTCTTTAAAGCCATTAGTGATAGCTGTGACAAGTTGCCAACCACCAACCGTGGCCTTGACGATTTTGTCGGCACCTTCGATGGGCTCGATTTTGTCGATGCGGCGAATAGTTGCTAGTTTACGTGTAATATCAGTCATTTTTAATTTCCAGTACAAATTCTGCTGCATCAATTTCTGCTACAGCATTACCATCATCATCCTTTGTAATTCCAATTTTAAATTGTAGTGCCCAGTCACCCTCTGTGAAATCAACAAGACCCTGTGATTGAGCATATTTACAACACGCAGTTGAAATATCATCAATGCTAAGTGAAACTTTTTTAGTTGCCATGTTCTTGTAAATTAAATCGTTTAGCCAAGTGATCCCATTGTTTCTCTACGAATGTTTTATGAAATGGATTCTCCATATCTACTGGGAATGCCATCTGTTTAATACATTCAAGAACAGTCTCGCGAACAAGATACTCCGAGTATTTTTCGAGATTTAGATGTGTATATGTGGAACGAAAGTGGTCATCGAGAGTACGCGTAACGATACTACGGATTCGACCATCTGTAATTTGTTTAACGTCGATCATATTCCACATGCTTTCTCGGGACACAATTAATTTTCACAACACCATTAGCGAACGGATTTCGTTCGGCATCACCATCGAGTCCGGCAGCTTCACATTTTCGTGTTGTCTCGATGATTTGGTCATTTGTCATGATCACAATACCCTCATCGATTCGCTTACCACAACCCGATAGAGTAATAATCAAAAACAATATAGCAATATTTTTCATATTAACATTATATCACATCTTGGATAAAAGTAAATTAATACTCTTTTAGTTTACCGGCTTTACCTAGAAGTTCTGCGGCGATGTATTCTGCAACGCGGTTGAAGACCACTTCTTCCCATGTTTCTTTCTGATACGGGTCTCGCTCGACTTCGATTCTGAAGTTCTTCCCATTGATTTTTGTAAGAACAACATACTGTTCTTTCCACTGTAACGGGTCTTTATAAACATGAAGTGTAGCACTAATTAGATTGTTCTCTAGTTTCAGAGAACTTACCAAATCCTTTTCTGCTGCTTGGCGGAACTCTTTCAAGAGTCGGACCGAGTCATCCGTGGGTGCCCGTTTCTCCGTGACGTTAACATACTGTGGATATGCAGGGGATTGATTTACTGTGACTCTATCAAACATTTAGTGGCATTCTTTCTTTAATACGGTTTACATTGCGGGTAATTTCAGCTTCACTTGGTATCCATTCACCCCACCAGTGTGAAGCAACATCACACACTGGTGTATCTGTGTGTTGGAAATTATAACCACGCTTCATTCCTTCTTTAACAATGAGTTTGAAACGCTTTTTGAGAAATGATAATTTGTTATAGAAAAATGTAACGTGACCAGCACCCATTACATACTCTTTTGGAATACGTGCTGTATCAGGTGTAAGACCCCTGGCTTGTGCTGCTTCTACGAGTTTAAAAACTCGAGGAAGTTCGCGATACTCTGCAACCAAGTGTTTGGTATGAAGTAAAGCAGGGTCTATTAGATTAATCCGTGTCACTTTGCTTTTACTTCTGTACTCTGAGCGACACAAACAAATCTGTATTCTTTGGCTGAACCATTAACAAGACTACTAGCAGCATTACCAGCTTGTTGACACTCTTGTTGTGTTTTAAACCCCGGTACTGTTTGCAGAGTAACACTATCACCCTTTGCTAGAACACCAGCGTAGATATACATAACCAAAATCCAGCTCATTGTTTATCCTCATATTTCTTAATATACTCAAATTTTTCCCATCGAACATATGTGTAAGCACATAATCCAATAAATGCTACAACCGTCAGCAGAATAGTGGTATAATGGATTAGCAGATATGCCAAACCAACACTAACACCAATAAATGCCGCTAAACCAAAAATAGCACCAACAAATTCGTTGATGATTAACCCCATTAACCAGAACTTGAAAAATTCAAACAGTTTCACTGATTTTCTCCTTAGCCTTTTTGATGCACTCACCACAAATACAGTGGTTTGATTCTTGTGAAGCAACAAACTTCTTTGCTTCCTTTTCAGTAGTACCACAGAACGAGCACTTTCGATTCTGAATCTTTTGTGGTTTCGGTTCAAATAGTTGGATAATTTGTGCGGTCATGATGCTGCGATCAACAGATAAATGATTGAAATAAGAATAGGTGCCACATAGAGTACAAACACAGTAGTAGCAATTGCAAGAATAAGTCCAAGACCAAGCAGTATAATACCAGCAGTGGCAAAGAAGATGAACTTCAGTGTCTTAACTATAAATTCGAGAACAGTGTACATTACTTGAACCAACGAAAAACAACCTTAGCACTGATAAACGACACATCATCCAAACGAATATATGTATGAGTATTATCGCGCAAACCCGCGCATGAATAAGAGATCAGATCGTTATTACTATTTGTATTATGCTTGAAATTCTTACAGTAAATGACGTATTTTGCGCCAGACTTGAAGTTGAATGTTACCTTTACCATCAATAAAGGTTCGATCAGTTTAGAAATAATATTCATATTACACCAATTGCAGTTTAACTTCGACAACTTCCAAATCCATTTCACGCTGGATCATTTCAGATGTTGCGTGAACACGCATTTGCTTCAAGCGCGGGTCACATTGATTATCTATCCACTGAATATAACCGTTCAAATTACTATGAAAACACAGGACAGTACTATCCGTAACAGCGGCGGACCAGCCGCGTCCATTCATGTGTGCAGGAACTTTCATCATCTTACGAATAGCAGCCTCGGCATTTTGCTTGGAAACAAATGTGGCAGCAGTGTCAAGATAGTGATGAAACTGGCGGAAACGTTGTCCGGTGCAGTAAGTTTGTGTACTCTTATCGCGGATTACAAACAAGCTCATTAGTGTTCCTTCGTTGCTATGGGATTATTATAGCGTAGTTTGGAATAAAAGTAAATCACTTGTTGAAGTAGCCGTACTTCACACCCAGAAGATAGCACAGGTACTCAGAATCACCGTTGGTCTCATGAGCCTCGTGCAACCAACGAATAGCTGTTTCACGATCTTTTGCACCGATAGCGATATTGGCGCTAATCCGAGCCTCGACTGCCGCGGCACATTGCGCTTGTTGTTCTGCCTCGAATGCAGCCTCGCGTTCAGACGCCTTAGACAGGAGAGCGAACTCTCGGTCGAAATCGACTATAGTCCAACTGGAAAAATCATAATGACGCGGCCGAAAACCATGAACATCCTTGTAGAAATCCGAGAAATCGGAAGCGGCTTGCTCCAGTTCGGTCATTTCATCCCAGCTCTTGAATTCGATAGTCATTTCGATGCTTCCTTGTTGCTATGGGATTATTATAACACGGAAAAGAATAAAAGTAAATCAGTAATTTGCTTGTGCCAATGATTCAAAATCAGACACCCGAAATTGCTCAAACTTCCCGTAGGTACCATTTTTATTAAAATAAAACATTATTCTACCACAACCTGTCTTTGATCGCCTAGCAGTTACCAGAGACTGTATATAACGATGCGGTATATAAAAGAAATCAACCGAATCTGTGTGTGGATTATAACAGGTGACACGTAAAGCACCTATTTTAGTATCTATATTTTCAATAGATGCGCAACGATGATTCTGCATGACAGATGTGGTTTTACTATCACTACCATCAGAGAAATCAAATCCATAGCCACTCAATAATTTGATTTTACCGACAAATGCCAAAGTTTCCTCAATTAAGAATTCGATATTAAACCGTGTTGGCATAGTCATTGCCAACTTCTTAATTGATTTACTTTTAATAAACTCGGGGTGGTATTTACACACCACATCACGCATTAGTACTGAATTTTTGCACATGAGTGGTATCATACCACATGAAGCATTAAAAGTAAATCAATACCTTTATCGGTTTCTTGGCACGTCTAGTTTTGGATATAGTATCTTTAGTACCAGGTGAACTACCATCCCAAAAAGCTATAACAGCATCACAGTATTCTACAATTTGTGTGTTCCGCTTTGGTCCGGCGGAAGGACCAAATTTCTTCCAATCAGCATGGAAAATTTTTGTCGGGATACCAAACTCCCTAGCATAGCGTTCTGCTAGAGTATCTGCACCGGGGGCTCCCCCGGAAACAATCTCGGTAATATTGGTTGGATTAATTTCTGCTTTGAGTTGGTCGTAGTCTTCAAATGTTCGACTACCAACAATAGCAAGTTTCATACTGACCCAAGTCTACAGAGAGCATCCATAAAACCGTTTGCAAATGCTCTTCTCTTTTCTTCATTTAATGCGGAAGTTTGACCTGCAAGAAAAGTTGATTTCAATAGTAGTGCAGATTCTTCATCATATGTGGTTAGGATATAGTGATTAGCAAAGTAATTTTTACCTGTACTAAATGTTAAACCTCTAACTTGATGTGCTGTTAGTGTCACTTGGCGATAATTAATCACTGTTTCGTTCAAAGTCAAATCAGCTGGAATATATCTCGGTGGTTCCCATACTGGTATACGAACAGTACCTCGTTCTTCTAGATACTTAAAAACATAATCTGGAAGATCAATTACAGTAATAGGTTCAAGACTATTTGTATAGATAACTGTTTTCATAATTATTTCTTTGGTGCCTGGAAACTATTGGTATATTTTCCGGGAAGTATTTTCTTAGCAGCTAAAACAACTTCTTTCGAGACAGGTTTCCCGGTAGTTTGTGCTGTTAATAAAGAATCTATAATCTCGTAACAAGGTATTAATACCCGTTTGATTATAGCATCGTTGACTCGGTCATTCATAATGTAGCCAAAAATTCCGCAATATGATCACGTAAATGATTCTTTGCTTCCCAGCCTAATTCCCGCGTTTTATCACTAATCACTGGTGCTGTCATTCTATTACCCCTACGTGGTTCTAGAAATTTGACATCTGCTTTAAACATCTCCGCCACTTCTGCAACCGAGAATGTCTCTGGTGAGCCGATCCCATATCCATCACCCCTACCTCTGAAACCAACAGCGATTAGACCACTGACAATATCGTCGATGTGGGTAAAGTTCCGCTGTTGTGTTCCTGGTAAAACAACTTCAAGTGGAAGTCCAGACTTAACACGGTTCTTGAACTTAGCTATTAATGTAGCATACTGCCCGTCAGAGATTTCTCTTTTCCCATAAGCATTATAGAAATAGGTGATAGCATAATCAAGACCATACCACTCAGAGTAGTTCATCACCAGTTGAGTATTGCTAGCCTTTGACCAAGCGTAAGGAGATGAATTACTTCCGTTATCACCAAATTTCGTGGACGAGCCAGCATAAATCAACTTAGCTTGCTTCATCTTGGCAAATTCTAGAACATTTTTTGTTCCAGCTATATTAAAATTCCAAACCTTATCAAATTCATTGAACGATTGCTCAACACGTGAGTACTCACCCAAGTGATAAATCATATCGTATGCTTGATCGGATAATTTAGAAATATGTGCTGTATCACCTTGAAAGTACACAACACCATCCACGTGATTCTCAATAGAACCCGTGGAGTAATTATCCAAAGAATGAACGATATGACCTTCTTTGATTAACGCTTCACATAGATTGGAGCCAATAAACCCAGCACCACCCGTAACTAAAATTCTTGCCATTATTTCTTTTCCAGAGTTGCTACACGTTTCCGTAAATCTGATGACGAAAAACTGTGCTTTCGTTTATTAAAATATATAGGTATATCCAAATCACTACCGGTGAATTCTTTACCTTGATACTCCTCACCCATGATACGAACATCAATATGATAAGACAGGAGTATATCCTTTAGTTCAGATTCGGTTGTATATGGGATAATTTGATCAACATACTTACAGCCCTCAAGCTGCACGTATCGTTCAAATACAGTCTGGACAGGTTTATTTTTCCAATCACGATCAATAGTCGGATCAGTCTGCAATGCAGCAATTAAATAATCGCATTGGGTCTTTGCTTCCTTAAGCATAAGGACGTGACCAGCATGAAACAGATCAAAACTAGAACAGACAAATCCTATTTTCATTGAATTTTCCTAAACTGTACGTGTTGTTCTTGTTCACGCGGTAGTAAGTCTTTATACTGGTTACGAACATCACAATTATAATTCCAAGACTCTTTAAGAATACTTAGACCACCATCTGCGAAGTGAATCAACGCGGGGATGTCCTTTGCAAAGCAAGCACTCCCATAACCTCGGCGACCATCAGGTCCGGGTACAGACATATGTGAGTGGCCAATCCGCGGATCAGTACCAACTACATCTGCAACAAAATTATAATCAATCCCGTGCTCATCTGCCAGTTCCTTAATTTGATTCCAGAAACTAACCTTCAGTGCCAGAAATGAATTCATTGAGTATTTGACAAGCGATGCTTCCTCTGCCAACATCCAATATTCAGGGACATTCTTTTTACAGAGACTATAATTCTTGTACAAATTTGAAACAATTTGACAATATTCTTCGGTACCGCCAAACACATGCATCGGTGGATTCACAAAATCAATACGGGCATTTGCTTCTGTTAGAAACTCTGGATTATATACGAAATTTTCATACAGTTCTGCAAATTTCTTGACAACACTAGGAATCACAGTTGACTTAAGAATGATCGGACATTTTAGAACACTAAGTTCTCTTAGAGCATCTTCAACAATACTGGTATCAATATCACCATCTAGTCCAGTTGGAGTTGGAAGGCAAACAAATACAGCAGATAAGTTCAGATCATCGCCCAGAATATCTCGCACAGTAGAGTCATATCGTTTATCTACAATAGATAGAACTTGATCTTGAAAGCCGAATTCTACAGCTTTACCAACAAAACCGTGTCCAACAATACCAATGTTAATATTATTTGTACTCATCAAATGCCTCAGAAGAAGTATCACCAATCCAACGTTCTAGAGAAGCACCAGCTCTTTGACGTGGATACCATGTAAATTTTGTTCGCGTTGTGATATGAGGTTGTCCTAGTGCTTTAGCAAAGTCAAGAACATCTTGTTCACAATTAAAACGAACCTTAATCATATGAAACTCAGATTTATCCTCTTGAACAAACTCTGGCATACCATCATAACCAAATTTATCAACCTGATCAGATTCATCTTCTTGACCAGTTAATATAAACAAATTACTCATCTGCTTCCTCCATATCGTCTGCTGCATCACCCGCAATAGGTGCTTTCATTTCAATTAATTTCATACCGTGCTCATTTGGCCCACGCGGAATATTTAGACCACTCTTAAGTACCAATTTATTGTTCTTAATGAAGCCACTATAATCAACAACGTGGTGTACACGACCCCATCGATAATCAACTTCGGTCACATCGGGGTGGTGATACTTAAGTGTCTTTGCAAATGTAGCACGATTATCAAAAGCAGCTTGGTCCTTTTGATAAATTTCCTCTGTATTACCACCTTTCATAGTCATAGTGGCAGTCTTTGCACATAGGAATTGATTGAATAATAGTGTGCAGTGTCCATCTTTGAGAATGCGCAAACTCAAATCAGTATCCTCATTGTACTTTCCGCGCCAGCGCAAATCTAAATCATTTGAAAGAAGAATACAGCTATACACACGGACATTAATATAGTACGGTGGACGCTTCTTGGCAGCGGGGCAGAAGAACTGATACTGAAGTCCCGACATAGGAACATTCTCATAGCGATCCGTAAAGTCCTCTACACAACGAAGCCCGGTCCCATCAGCAAGACGGATTTTCTTATTACGATTCAATCGAGCAAAGTATTGGATATTATCATCCATAATCCAGTGCCGTTTGTGTCCTAGAGCCTTACTGTGTTCCCATACAAAATTACGTGCAGGAATGCCGCCGCCCATTTGACCAAGTTCATCTGGAATTGCATACCGAGGGTCTTGTCGAAAGTCCTTAGGTAGTTTAATGATTTTCTTGGGATCAATAACAGCAGCATAGTTATCGTATTCACTTTCCTCTACAACTATAGAGTAAGGAACATTCATACGTTCTAGTGCTCGCGAAGTTTGGCGTGATTCCCAGCGCCCTTTGGAAATAATGTAAATTGGGTATTTTGGTTGCATAATGAATTATAACGAGTTATTTCTTACTTAGAAATAATCATTGAGGTGTTGTCCAGTGTTTCCCGCAGTCAGGGCAATTGTGCTCGATCCAATAACAATCATCAGACCTATCCCAGTTGCCGGTGTCACCACGGTACTTCATAGTCTTATTTTCATGAGTACATTCAGCTTGTAGCAGCTTAAGTTGATCATAGGATTTAGTAAGGTTCTTTTGAATCCGTTCATAACGAGTTTTGATTTTCATGATTAATTTTACATCCAAAAATGAAATTACGAAATAATGTAACCAAGTCACAAAGTGTATCTAATACAGGACATTAAGCTGTTAATGATCGTTTTAAGATACACAATTTTAAATTTTCACTGTAACCCAGTTACTTCTCAAGTATTGGTTTTATATGGGACCAATGAACCCTTGCATTTACAATACCGTTGTATGTTGTTTCTCTATTTTCAAGAACACGAGCGTCCATCTGAAATTTCATCTCGTAATAACCAAGTGACCCTTTGTTTTCACAGAAACATAAAATTTCACGGATGAAAGCGGGTGATCCGTATTTTTCAACATCAGCAAGAAGTTCAGGCGAGCTACTCCAGTATGTTTTCCAATCGCTAGGTACGAGAGTGGAAATTTTCTTTTTCTTCTTTGTACCATTTTTAAGAACAACCGTTCTGACGCTAGTCTTTTTAAAGTACGCGAGTTTCTTACCATAATAAAATTTTCCGTCACTCAACCGAGTTATTTTGTAGACGAACCCGAGAGTCTTTTCAGGAAACTGAGATTCGTCATCAATCAATTCGTCATTATAAAACCACCCCTCGGTCACTCCTCACCTCGTAGTTTATCAAGAGACGGGAATGGTTCTAACATATGAATCTCATCTTTATGCTTTGAATACATAGGAACTGGTATTAGTTCCTTACAATATGGGCACCAAAAATAGTTCATTTTAAACTCCGAATCTTATAAATACTTGATAGTCGCGAAGATTGAGCCCTTCCACTATCTCTAGTCAACCGTTCTTAGGAGTCATATGACCAGCACATCTATTTATAATTATGCTACACAGAAGCAAATTGATAATTTCAAACCTACTTTTCTTTATATAAAACAACACCGAGTTACAGGTTTAATGTATTTTGGAAAAACCGTACAGAAAAATCCGGTCTCATATACTGGATCGGGCAAAGTTTGGAAACGCCACATAGAAAAACACGGAGTTAAACAAATTGATACTTTATGGTATTGTTTGTTTACAGACTTAGAAGAATTAGTTAAATTTGCAACGTATTTTTCAAAAATAAATGATATAGTGAAATCAAAACACTGGGCAAATTTAATGGAAGAAACTGGTCTTTCTGGTGGTGAAGGTTATCAATTCACCGAACAACAGAGACAGAAAATGTCCAAATCAGCGCGGGCCGCAGTTAGAACATATGTTCAAACGGAAGAACACAAAAGAAAAGTTTCCGAAGCATTAAAAGGAAGACCTCAACCTAAAAACCCAAATGCATCAAAAAAGTGTTCAGAGACAGTAAAGGCTAAAAAGTTATGTTGGATGCATAATATAGTTGGGAAAAATATTAGAGTTAAGTTAGTAGACATCAATGAAGCAATAGCACAAGGTTGTTTAATGGGTTATAAACCGGGAACACATAATGGATTCCCGGACAATACTGGCCGTAAACACTCAAAAGAGACTATAGAAAAAATGAGAGCTACATATAAAAGAAGAACTCAATTTTCGTAGCCGTATATATCATCAATATCTTCATCGGTTTCAAGATCGAGTGCTGAACCACATGAGGGACAACACTCGATCTGATGATCATCGTCAAGTTTAATGGTACCTTCTGCGCCACATGCGTTGCACTTTAGAATTAATTTATTTGACACTAGCAGCTCCCTTTTTAATAAATTCTGTAATTTTGGCGGGAGTTTGATTCCCATTCATACGTGCTTGTTCAATACCTTTATCATCAATAAGGATCATAGTTGGAATAGAACGAACCCCGTATTCAGAGCAGATTGCTACGTCGCGGTCAATATCAACCGGTTCTACAATCATACCTAATTCCATTTTGGAAAGAGTTTCCGACAAAAAATGACAGCTATTACACCAAACAGCCTGAAATTTCAGAATTTTCATTTTATTTCCTTTACGAGCACGCTTCACACTCTGTATTCTTAGCAGTTAATGCAGTATTACTTGCTACTGTATATATGTAGTACAAACCTAGGATGTCTGGGTTTCTGAATGCCTCTGCATGTACCTCAGCGATCCATGCTGGGTCTTCATCTGCACCAAAGAATAGATTCAGTGATTGCCACTGATCAATATATTTACCTCGGGCAGCAGCCATGCGCAGAATCACCTTTTGGTTGATTTCAAATGCAGTTTTAAAGACTTCTTTTTGTTCGGGAGTTAACCAATCAACATGTTGTACTGAACCTTGTTTATCGGTAATATCTTGAATATTTTTCTTGTTATAAGCCCCGGCCTTTTTCATAATCTCTAGAAGAATCGGATTGATACGATTCACTTCACCTGCAGCTGTAGTTTGTGTATAAGACATTCCGGGGTCAGGGTTGATACCTTCAGAAACACCACCCATTAGTAATGCAGTTGATTTAGTTGGCGCTGGCGCGATCCGATGTGTATTACGCAAGCCAGTACCCTCGCACCATTCTGGTACACCAAGTTCAATAGCCATATCCTTACTAGCAAGTTCTGATTGCTGCCAGATATGAGAAGCAATTTCTTGTGACAGCATATGCGCATCAAAACTCTCAAACGGGAAACCCTTCATTTGGAATAGAGTATGCAATCCACATTGCCCCAACCCAAGTGCGCGGCCCTTCTCTGTAAAGCGAACTGCCTTCTCTAGCCCTTGAACCTTTTTACCACGCTCGATGAACTCTGCTGCAACACAATCCAAGAAAATAGTTGCCCAGAATACAGCCTTGGTATCTTTCCACTCATCATAACGTGCATCATTCATAGAGGATAAAACACATGTAAATGTGTGTTCTTGATCAGCAAAGAGAGTAATCTCGGTACACAGATTAGATGCCCATACATTTAGCTTTTTATTGACATATGCCTGAGGACGCTTACGGTTAATCTTATCAATGAAAACAAAATACCCCTTACCAGATACCATCTTCAACTTCATCGCCTTCTGGAATCTACGGATACTATCCTCATCACCAGCTTCTAGTTTCTCGATGAATTGATCCTTGATAATCCAACCTATATTAGCATCATCTGGTTCTGCTAATACGTGATCTGCTAATTCGTCAAAATCACCATGATCAATTTCTAGATAACCTGCCCATGCCCCGCGGCGCGCTGTACCTTGAGCAACATCACGCATATCTTCTACATGACCTTTGAACACAGGTAGTACACCAGATGCCTTACCACCAACACTAATCTTAGAACCACGTGGGCGAATGTTACCAAGATATGATGATGTACCAAAACCATTCTTTGTTAACATTGCTGTTTCAAGTCTATTTGAATAAAATCCAAAAATGCTATCATCTACATAACTACCCGAACAACTAACTGGCATACCACGTTCAGTACCCATGTTAGCTAGAACAGGAGTCGATGGACTTAGCCAGCTGTTCCAAAGTAGTTTAAAGAACCAATCATATGCTTCGACTTCATACTTTGTTCCTTTAAGATGCTTGGCTGCTGTAGAGGCAATACGTTCAAACTGACCACGGACGGAACGGCCATTAGTCTGATATTCATATTTGTCGTAAAACATCTGGGCGCCACCAGTAGTGTACCAAGTGGGCATTAAACCATCTTCTTGTTCCTTTTTACGTCTCTCACCTAACTGTTCGTATATGTTTTTACTCATGCTGCTTTCTTCCAAATAAATGCTTGTTCGTCCCAATCGCGGTGATACTGATTACCAATTCCACTAAAGAAATCATTGAATGTATAATCACCAATAGCTTTGTAAAACCACTCTGCAATTGGATTATACGTGACTTCAAATTCCTTTTTATATCCGAGTGCCTTCAGACACTCGTTGATCCGGCTCTCTATGAAGTGACGCAATTGTGTCTCTGTGATACCATCGATGCTACCTTCCTCGAAAATCATCTTAATGATTTCACATTCATGTTCATAGATTTTTCTGGCGGTTTTACGGATAGTTTCTTCCAGTTGTGCTTCTTGTTCACCACTCAGATTTTGTAAGGATTTCTTTAACTTGAAACACCATGCACCTGCTACAGAGTGTAGATTTTCATCACGTAATGAGAAATTAACGCCACGGACTATATTTAGTGCCTTATTCTTTCCCTGTGATTGGAAGTGCTTAAGGAAAGCAAAATTAGAATAAAGAATCACACCTTCTACCATTGAGAAACCAGCAAGAGAAACCAGATCAGATTTGTCATCGATGACATCACCAATAAAATCAATTCGTTCCTTTAATACAGGATTATCCAAATACGACGTATAAAACTTCTGATCATTAAGGTGTAGCAACTCATTAATCTTATTGTAAAACGGACCATGGACGGCTAACTCAAACATAGAGAATACAGATGCCATACGTTCAAATTCTGGGCCGTTGAACATTTCCCTGAATCGACCACCCCAGTATTCAGTACCCGCGTGAGTCTCGTATAGTGAGAACAACTTTAGTGTAGTGATTACACCATGTCGTTCTGCTTTAGTAAAATTAACCAAGACATCCTGCACGTCTTTTTCTACATTCACTTCATCAGGTTGCCAGAATACCTTTAATTGTTGTGTGGCGAACTCAATCGGTTCTTTGTATTCCGCTACCGGAATAAGTCGTTTTTCAATCATATTACCCTTTATATTTTTTATGAATTGCAAATTGAAGCACGGCATTTAACCCTGCATATGTGTGTTCTTCTATAACGGTTTGCAACTCCGCAATAGAAAGACCATTCTTGACATAATCGTTTATGTCTTTTCCTTTGAGTGTATCTGGCATAAAGCAGACTCTAATTCCTCTCGTAATAGCTGCATAGAGTTGCTTGCCGACTTGAGGATTGCGTTTCCAATCATTATCTGGAATAATAACACACTCATTCCAATGATCGGAGACGAACTTACAATTATAATTAGCACCGCCAACAGCAACAGAATTAGCGACGAAAAGGCTGTCAATATTACCCTCAAGTACATAGATCGTTCGATCTGTTTTAAGCGTTTGGAGTCCATAAATAAATTCATCCTTTTTGTTCACCCGTAAGTGTATATATCGTCGCTCGGCCTTAGGAGAAAAAGCTCTACACGTAAAGCCAAGTACCTCACCACTAGGGGTAAAATAAGGAAGTATTAGGCGTGGTTCTTTTACTGCAATATTTTTGAAACTATCATTATATCTTTTCGCCCACCCAAAGAAGTCTTTGGTCACATAAAGATACTTGTATACAGAAGTGGGGATTTTTCTACGTTCGAGGAAACCACGGACCGAACTAGACATAGGTAGGTCTTTAACACATGTAAGACCTACGAGATTTACATCAATCTCGGGTTTTGGTTCTTCTATGGGTTTTGTTTCGATACGCTCGGGTTGATCACGATACGCATCTAGGCGATATTCATCATATAGAGAAACACTGGTCTCTCGAATAAATCCCGCAAGGGACTTACTATATCCACAGTGCTGACACTTGACGTTTAATTGCTTTCCATCGGGTGTCTTATAGATGTATGCACGTCGTTTTAGTGCCTTAAGACCGTGTTGGGTCTCACAAGAATGTGAGAATTCCCACAATTCAGCCTTTTTTTGCTTAAAGTTTTTCAAATACACACCAACCCTTGAGGCATAGGTGCGTTGTTTATACATATCAATCATAGACTCAATTATAACAACAAAATAATTTTTGGGAAATAATAGGATATTATTTCAGTGTTCAAATTTTGATTGTTATAATACTCCTGTGGTTCCTGATGAATGGAACTCACTTAGACTGTTGTATCTTGATCCAGTCTTGTAGGGCTTTAAGCTGCTCTCTTATATCAAATGCAATTGCATTATTATCCTTACCAGTATCAGTAATAACCGATAGAGTAAGTTGACTATCAGGGAGTTTCTGTAGTTCCTGAGGTTGTTTCATCAGTAGAGCTGGTACTTCCGGGAAGTTTTCCTTGCATGGCATTGTTCCAAAGCAACCTGATATTGTCACTAGTAGTAGGGTCAATAATACACTTAGCATCGGCTTCTTTAGTGACATAAACATTTACTGGTACCTCTTTAATTCTTTCAACTACTTTAACCTTGTCTACATACTTAGTGATGACTTTGTCAACTAAGACATACTTCTTTTCTTGGTTTCGGTAATACTCAATTAGAACTGCATTGTTCTTTTGTTCTACATCCTCAACCTCTTCACTTCTGCCTGCCTCATAAGTAAAGAAAAGAACTAGACAAAGACCGCCAATAAGTAGTGGCATTTTCCATTGAATTAGTGGAGTAGGCAATAAAGTTTGCAGAAACATCATCAGTGCGCCGATAACTATACCTGGTGTGATAAGCGCAAATATAATGTGATCAATCGATCCGTTAATCCAGTCAAACATATTAATCCTATAAATCAATTACTTCTAAATCTGTTAGTTGATTCTCTATATATGACTCAACTACATCACGAGGTTTACGTTTGATATTGTGCCAGTTGCCACCACCGTGTTTACTATAGCGAACACCTTTGCTACGACCTTCTTCATCCTGAAGAACAAGAATACCTCTTGGATTTTTGCGGGCATAGTGATATACTGCGCGATCAACATCATCGTCCAGATTCAGATAATGACCCCAACGGCGGAATTTAGTCTTACCGCTTTTAAACTTGTCAAAGGTTTCACGCTTAACTGTGAAAGTACCTTTAGCACGTTTCTTTATTACTGGTTTATCAGTACTGACCGCGGCACCTGTAACATTGGCTATTCCATCTTCAAGTAGTTGTTCGATGAAGAGACCAATTTCCTTTTCTTCTTCAGATAACTCTATTTCAGATTCACGAATTATGAACGTATCTGCTTCATAGTTATCTGCCAAAACACACTCACGGACCAGAGCATACGCGGCAACCATAGAACCAATGCGCGTACTTCCACCTGGTACCATATTGATAAACTTTTTGATCCGCCACACCAATCGGTGCAGCATCGACGTAGCATTCTTTTCTTCAGAAGTCTTTGCTTTCCGAATAAAGTTTCCTTCACCATCAATTAGACCTAATTTAAATGCATCGGTCTTTTCAAATGGAGTTATCAATATCCACATGATACGAAGCGCGATTAGATTGTCTAAAATCTTCATATTTCTCTTAGTTGTTGTACCACTGTCTGATCTAGTAAGACCGCTTCTTCGTCGGGTAATTGATTTATCTTTACTAGAAAAGCAAACGCTACAGGATATTGACTCTTATCTAATTTATACTTCAGTAGCTCAAATGTAGTTGGGCCAAATACATTAAACAGAACAATAAAATTGTTCAGTAATAATCTGACATTCAACTCCTCACCTTGCTGATACTTCGTTATGCACTTTTTGATTGTGACTATACGAAACAAGTCTTCCTTGAATTCATCTAATGCTATGCACTGTATATTATCATACGCGTGCATAGCTCTAGTCATATACTCATTGTCATTATGTATCATAACGAAAGGAACAAATTAAAGATTAGGTACCGAATGTCAGTGTAGCGGCAGTAGAAGTTACAGCAGAACCAGAAGTTGTGTTGAAAATTTGGCAACGGTATTTCTGACCTGTTGCACCGGCGGTTTGACCGGTCAGAGCCAGAGAAGCTGTGGTTGCGCCTGCTGCAGAACCGATTGTTTGCGCGCCGTTGACAATGTTAACATACTGACCACCCGTAGCTGCACGAACTTGCCATTGGTAAGAAGTTGCACCTGTTGCTGCCACTGTGAAGGTAGCAGCACCAGTAACTGTAGACTGGTTAGTAGGTTGTGTTGTCACTGTAAATGTAGCATCAACAGCAACAGCGTCTTCCAAGTCACCAGACGTTGCTGGTAGAACACTCATTGCAACCAAGTTTTCTACCTTATAACGAGTAGCACCTGTATTGTCAACATACTCCATATAACGGTTCCAACCTGGTAGCTTCAAACCCTTTGCGCGGTTTTGTGCGACTTGAGCTTCTGTACGGTCCAGGAATACAACTGTATCTGTGATACCAGTTTGTGTAATACCAGCGACCTTTGCCTTACCGTAGATAACAGAGCCAAAAGTCTGTCCCGAACCACCACCTAGAGTGACTGTAGGTGCGGAAGTATAACCCATACCAGGGTTTGTAATTGTAAAGCCTGTAACAGCTCCACCAACTACAACAGCCGTTGCAACGGCTTGAACACCACCTGCTGGAGGAGCAGAGATAGTGAACGATGCGCCGTTAGTATAACCGGTACCTGTACCAGTGAATGTGATAGATTGAATTTGTCCATGACCCAGTGACTTTGGCTTACCTGCTACTGTATCTAGATTGTTCCATAGTGCCATTTGTTTTTCCTTTAAGAAGATATATTATTTAGCGGTTTTTGCGTGCAGCTCTGCCTGGCGCTTTTTGATTGCATCATTCATTGCTTGCTTATACTCACCACGAATTTTCAGACCCTCTGCCTTAGATGCCATCGCCTTAGCAGCCGAAGCAGCTTTTCCTGCTGGATCACGCTTCTTATACTCACCATTATAAGAACCAGCTGGACGACCACGGCCACGTTTCACCGGCGCCGAGCCATCACCTTTGACCTTATGGTCATCAGAACCATATGTTCCTTTGTGTTTAGTACCTGTTTCTGTTGATACTGTATCATCCTTCTTAGTGAAGATGGATGCTTTACCCTTCCAGTCAAATGGAGATGATTCTTGCATTTCTGTTCCCTCTACAATATGTTGTGCGTGTTCCTTACGATAAGCTGAAGCCATACGATCGGCATGATTTGGGCCTATATCGGCATAACCCTTCAGATACGCTTCAGCATGACCCTTGGCGTGTTCTTTAGTTTTGTATACGTCTTGACCAAGATACATAGTACGCTTTGGATCAGACTTATATGTAATATGTGGGCGGTGACCGTTTTTGAATTGTGATTTCTCGGAGTGTGCGTGATAATCAGACATTTTAATAGCTTCATTTACTTCAGATTCATACATATAACCTGCATGTTCCTTAGAGAAATGAATGTGATCTTGATGTACTGAGTGTTCACCATCACTATGTTTCACTATATAGTGATTTTTATTGTCTGTATCTTTACCAACAATACTACCTTGTTTTGGACTATCTGTGTGTGAAGTCCAAACTTTTTTGCCTGGTGCCATACGAGCAGATTCACCTAGATCTTCTGATTCATGAACCTTTTTTATTTCGTGGTGATTTATTGGTTTTCCATTAACTAGATAATGACCATTTTTGTAAGATTCGATATGACCGGTTCCACTACCACCTTCTTGTGGTGGATGCATCTCGTAGGAAACCTTCTGTCCAACTTTATATTTTGGTTTAGTCGGAGCTACTCCCATAATTTTGTTAGCAATTTTAGATGCCAAACCTTCATTGATGAATTCTTTGAATGATACTTTTGTCATTTCTTCGCTTTCGTGATACGGATTTTTATGTGGGTAATCCAATGAAACATCCTTGTGTGGATATGTTCCCGATGATCCATCCTTGTGGGTAATCGTTGTGTGTGTACGACCAATCTTAGTCACTTTACCAGTCTTAGTGGACCAAGCATGTTGGGTCTTTGCCCAAACAGTATCACCAACTTTATGATTTAATTGCACATCTTTTCCTTCATCGAGTTCTTCAGATTCTTTTACATTTTTCATTGATGCTACCATTTTAGTGATAGGGCCTTTCTTACCCCAACCAGGAAGAGCACGAGGCTTAACGGAGCTTGCTTTCCACTCTGCATAGTTAAAGGGTTTCTTCTTTTCTTCATCTGACATTGGTTTAGTTGCTTCACTCACGGCCTTCTGTGCTGCATTCTCTTTGGCATCTTTTTTGAATGCCTTGGTTTGTGTGTCGTATACCTTACGTTGGTCTTTTGTGGTTTCATTCTCATCGCCATCAACATAAAATGCTTCATTAACATATTTGTAATGTTTAGCACCCGCCTTTTCTATTGTAGGTAGTTTATGGACATCATGTGAATATGTCTGACTTACAACACCACCGCGATCTTCACTACCTGTTCTACCGTGTTCTTTATCGGTATAAACATAATTAGCTGCGGCATACTTACCAGTACGATTATTAGCTTTGGCCGAGTGGTGTTGTGCGTGAATAGTGTCGTATTCTTTTTTATCAATCTCTACACGCTTACTTTCATCTAGAGAGATGCTAGTTGGCTTTACATTTGTCAGTTCTGAGAATTTAATCATTTACTTGCCTTTTCGATTTGCTTAATATGTCCCACCATTTTCATGGCTAATCTATTCACAACATTCCCTTTACGAGACATAATATCATCCAAATGCTTGCGTTCTGCAGTAGATAGTGTGTTTAATGGTTTCTTTGCAATATCACGTTTAATTTCACGTGTTGCCAGAGCATGTGCTCGTGCATTTAGTTTGGCTTTACTGGAAGATTCTAACAATTTACCACCGTTAATCAAATGCATTGTTAATTGATCAGCATATGATAGCTCAGATTCCTGAAGTGTTAGTCCAAACTCATGTGGTTCATAAGCCGGGGATAGATCAACAAAACTATTATAACTTTCAACGATTTCATCCAACTGCTCATCAGAATAACCATCATCATCAATAGTTACGACTGGTTCTTCAACTTCTTCTGAAATGATAACAAGATTAATATCTTTACTGTAAACAATACCAACTTCCTCGGCCAACTTAAGCATTTCACCGATAGTATCGGCTTGCTCACTTGTCATTGGGCCGCTTCGTTGTAATGCTCTATTAATAGTTTCTGTTGGGGTTTCCGCCAGCGCTGGCTTATAGTTTAAAGCATTAGCAATAATTGTAGCTGCTTGCGTTTTACGCAACTCATTTTCATTGAGTTCGGGTTTTTTAACCGTTATCTTCGCTACTTTAATGGACTCCTTTACAGGAACAACTGGTTTAGTCTGAGTTTGAATTTCGATAGTAGGCTCAAACTCAATCTTGTCGATCAGTGGAGTATAGATTTTGTTTTCCAAAACAATCTCGAGACGTGCATCATATTGACCCGCCTTGAAAATATCCTTTAATCCTTGGATTTCTACTTCAACACCCTCATTTGTTGGCTTGCAAGGAAAACTAACAGAGAAGTCGTTTCCGTCAATAACAAAGCGAGCTTCTGGCTTTCCGTCTGCACCAGTAATAGAAACACCGAATTCCAGCGTTGTCTTTTCATCTAATTTAATTTTTGCAACTGACATGTTTAGTAGCAACCTTAATGTTTAGTAGTAACCTTAATTTGTGGTTCTCTACTCTCTGCCATCGATATACCTGTGTATGAAACGGAAGGTTCTGCTATTTTTGTTTTCATAACTTTGGCAATAACCTTTGCCATAGTCGAACCCACCTCTGATTCATACTCCCACGTTTTACCATTGCGGGTAATTCGTATTTTTACCTTATATTTATAGCTATCAGAACCGAAGTTAAATCCGTATCCGCCACCTCCAAAACCTGGGACTTCTATTAAATCCCCACCATATGCTACTGTGGTTCCAACAAAACCACGTGCTAAGTTGCTCGATAATGGAAGTGTTACATCTCCAGTACCGCTGTACCCAACGCTGCCAACTTCACCAGCTGTAGTGTTACCACTAACATTGATAGAAGTCGCACTAGAACCAGTAATATCACCACTAGAACCAGTACCAAAAATACCAGTAATTAAACGATTTAAAAGAGAACTACTTGCTACGCTTCCTGTTACAAAATTACTTTCTGTTCCAGTAATTGGAATTTCAGTAATGGAGACATCAAACTCAAATGTACCAAGATTAGCAACGGAACGGTGAGTTACTCTACCTGGATATAGTCCTCCGGTTGCTAAATTCTTGTGATCAAACATTCAATCATACCCGTGTGACTGTTGTTTGAGATGCATTGGTGTCAATAGTCTGACTAATTGTACCAGCAGTTCTTGTAGTATTAGTAACTACTAGAGGTTTAGTAGGATCAAGACCAAGTAGGTTATACATTTCAAGTAGCATTGTTTCCTGTTGCGTAGTCAGCCCAGACGATCCACCAGTAGCAACAGTAATAGCTTGCACCGGCTGACTATAATTTATTCGTACAATATAGCTACCGGTGGTATTAATAAAAGGATCACCACCACCAGCAACCAATAATACACCACCAGTTACGTTTAGTGTGTGATTTGCTTCTTGTGGTTTGATTCTCCAACCATTCTGTAAGAATGCGTATGTTGGAATAGAAGTACCAGCAGCTGAGTCAATAACGTCTCCACCCACTGTGGAAAACATTACGGGGAATTTTGAATTATCCGACGTGAGTAACCAATCAACCCATCTGCTATAGAGATCTAAAACAGATAGGGTTGTGGTTCCTAGTGATAATGTGGCAATTTTTGTGGTGCCATCAAACGATATACTCACGTTGTGTTTCCAGGTTAAACTTCATGACAATTTGTCATTTATTTATATCTGGATTACAGATATGAACGTTCGGTTTCTGCTGTTGCGGAAATACTGATCGATTTTGATGCGGTTAGCAAACCAGTTACTACTACGGGTTTAGCTTTGCCGGCATTACCTGCAACTAAAGTAACTGCAGCATCAGTACCACCCGTGCGGCCGCCCTGTACGTTGCCAGTGTAATCAAATGTAAAGCTAATAGTACCGGAGGTAATTGTTCCAGCAATCGGCACACCGAGAGCATTATTAACAGTCACCGCGGTTGCAGTTCCATAGTTACCTGCGGGGTTTGTAGTGAAATACAAACGGTAATAACCAGTAGAACCACTTGTCAGGTTTGCATTACAGATAATGTTACCAGCAGATGAGAAAGGATAGTCACGGGCTGTTGCTGCATTATCGTACGATGTAAAGCTATTCACATCAGCGGCGGCATAACCCATAATGGTAACACCGGTACCACCACCATTTGGATTTGTTGGTGCATAGAAACCAGCTTTTAGTGCGGAACCAACAAAGTTCAATTGTTGAACTGCTGTCTTACCAGTAACTGAACCAGCAGATGCAAGACCGTTGATGTTACTGTTTTGACGCAGTTGGTATTGGATCTTTGTGTAAATCTGTTGCAATGAAGCCGCTACTGGCGCAGCACGTTGCAAAGTAAAACTCTGAGCAGATTGTGTATTTGGGAATGTTGTTGAAATAGTAACAACTGTAGCACTTGGAGTACCGGAAATATTATAAGTTCCCTTATTTGTACCTGAGTGAATTGTTAGTGTACCACCAACATAATTGGCACCAGTGATACCAGCGCCAGCAGTTGTAAATGTATTACCAGCGGAAGTGCACGAACCATCAACACCCGAGTGGGTACCAACATCAACTACAATACCAAAAGAACGATTAGTACCTGAGGTATCAATATCCTTATTGAATGCTGTTGGGAAATACTTAACATTGATTTCTGAATATGGGGAAGTACCAATTGAAGCGTCAGCAATCTGAATATCCAAGTCATTTTCATTGGACAACAGCATATTAACAATGTTCGCGCCAGTACCGGTCTTACCAGTATCCGCCAAAACAGAGTCTTTGTATTTCTTCGCGTATTCACGAACATAACCTTTAAAGAATGTTCGTGTGTCAAATGTTGTAGTCGTTGCATCAGCTGCAATATCACCATATACTTGAACACCTTGGTTGGCAGCATCAGTATAGATGAAGTTAACTGGCGCGCCAGTTGATGTTGTTTGATAGTATAACTGAGAACCTGCAGAAACAGTACCCAGAGAGATAATGCCTACATATTGGCGAGCTAAAACGCCTGCCGCATTATATTCTGACCAACCACCATCCCGCATGTAACCACGTGATGCATCATCCGCGAAAGTCCATCCGGAGTATGTTGCACCGTCAGTACCCATAAGGAATTGACCCGACAATACGTCCAATGCGTAGAATGGAAACGGGAAATCATTGTATGTTGCTGTTGTCCACAAGTCAACACACTTAGAGTAAAGTGCCTGCCAAGACACACCGTCTTTGGCAACTAAGTTGCCAGCCACGTTAAGTGTAATTTTCTTAGTAGATGTATTAACTGTTAGTTCAGTACCAACGTTTAATCCTGATTTAAGAGCAATTTTTGCCATATTTCTTCCTAATGTTTACTGTATTTATATTTGTTCGACGTACTCTTGAACATCGATCGAATAGTTTGAGGAATAATAACGAGTTATCTTTCCCCCGATTTGCATCTTTCCATCAGGTGTAAAGATGTGCTCCTCATCTAATTGTAGGGGAAAAGAGTCTTCAATAATTTTCCCAAGGAATTTGTTATCCGTAGAAGATATAATTTGTATTTTCATGCGTATGCCCGATCAATAACTTGTGCAATCGGAAGTGATGCATCCGATGCAGCCAGTGAATAGTTTCTAATATAAAATGGAACATAGCCAGCCTTGAAAACACCGATATCAATAGTTTCCTGTGTTGCGTATATATACGTCCAAGTGGATGTTGCATTTGCATCAACACTACTTCTTTCAGTTGATGTTCCGGCGGCTAGAATAACCACATCACTACCGGTCTGAAGACCGGTAAGAGTTAAGTTAATAGTATCTAGTGGGTATTGATATGCTTGACTTGTTGTTGTGCTACTCGTCAATACATAAAAACTTGTAATAGCTGTGGTATTAGCAGTACCAGTTGTAATCTTAATACGAAGTTTGAAACCCTTACTAGCATCAATACCAGTTAGAGCATTTAATGCTGTTGCAAGAGTTGTTGCAGTAGAACCTGAGGTAAGTGTTGACCAACCAGCACCATCATTCTTGTCAATTTGGAAACCGTATGTGTAGTTCGTAGCAGTACCACCAGCCATAATAGCAGCACTGTTTTGGAATGCAGTATGTCCTATTAGATAGTATGGGATTTCAAATGTAGCAGTCATACCAATGGTTGGCATATATAAACCACCCGCCGCTGTAAACGCCGCTCCATTAGTCAACGTTACTTGCGCTGTAGTTGAAGCAGATGCTTCATTCATTAATAGACCAATACGGCCCGCTGTTGCACTTGTATAGCAATCAAACCAATGTGTTCCGTAGATAGCAACTTGAGCTGTTAAAGCTGGTGTTCCACCTATACTTTTACGTTGGAAATTCAAAATTGCCGCCACATCAGCAGCGTCCGCATAATCACCAAACACGGATTCAAACAAAACACCTGTGGTGGAGTTATCAGCAGTTAGTTGTCCGGTTCTTGTATTTGCTACATAAACACGTTGTACTTTAACGTTTGAAGCAGCAGCAGAAGCTGCAAAAACTGTAATTAAACCAGTAGCATTAGTTGAACCAAGACTTAATGGTGCAGCATATGTACCAATATTTCTCAGTTTAATATTAGAACAACCCGCAGCATTAACTGACAATATGGCAGTATAAGGTTGCACGTTAGTTCCACCACCAAATGTCAGACCGTCAAATACACAATTGTTTGTATTTGAAGCAACTGCCCACACACTCATTGGCATTGTGGTACCAGTGGTGGTCATATTGTCAAAATAGATAGTGTTTTTGTAAGTTAACCCGGAGCATGTGGTGATTAGGTGCTGCCCTAGACCCATAGTATGGTTATTCCATGTACAGTTGTTTACACGCAATAAAGTTGCCGCGCCAGTGGTTGCATTAGCACGGAAGACAAAACTATACTCACGACATGAGTTAAACGTAAAACCCGTCATGTCGGTTAACGAGTTAATATATGTACTTGCTGCTGCCAATGTAGCTCTAGTAAACACACAACCGTTAAAGACGCCCCCGGCGAAGCATAGTGTCCCCAATAACGCGAATTGGGCCTGTGCTGCAGTTTGACCAACACCCACCCGATTAAAAGTTGCGTATTGTGCGATTTCATCAATCTGTAACTGATCTAAGACCATCGCATATGTCATCGACAATGAATATGGTTGAACAAAAGACGGGTACCAAGCAAAGTTGGCCTTATTAATAACTACAGCTCCGCCACCAGTTGATGTAAAGTCATACCGAGTTGCTAGTGTCGCATTTGGCAATACGTTTGCAGTTCTTGCTGCTGTTGTATTATTTGCTGTAAGAATATTCGGAATACGGATACGTTTACCAGCTACTGGAACGTTACCAACTGTGTTAGTACCGTCAGAACCAAATCTCAGAATACCAGCTGTAGAAATCCAGCATACTTTTCCACGAAGTGCATCCGTTGCTGTAGATGCTGCGGCGACTAGAGAACCTGCACAAGGATACGCTTCGAGAACTTTTGCTGCTCCACCTGTTGACCAAGCTGTAGGATCAACTGCCATAGCAACGCTGAATGTATTAGCTGTTACGGCGGTTATTGGCGTATCAGTTACATTATATCCCGACGGAGTAGCACCCGTAACAGTTAACTCGTCACCAACTAAAAATGGGTGACCCGCAAAGGTATATGTAGCAACACCAGCAGACCATGAAGCCCCTGTTATAGTAACAGAATCAGTATCTACATATACACCGGGAAAATATTGAATACTGCCGTTAGTTGGTAATTGATATGTTGTAGCACTTGAACCCGATGTAGAACCAACTTCGTACCAAGCTCCTGCTATAGTTACTGTTCCGAGACGGTTAGCAATAATACCACTTGCTTCATCGCCGTTAATTTCAATAAAACCACGAATTGGAGCCCCAGATATAGTAAATGTATATCCAGCTTGAGTAAAGGTTCCGGAACTAGGAATAGTTCCGACAACGTTTGTTAGTTTGAGCCAACCAGTCGCAACACCAGTGAGAACTGGTGCAGCAGTAACTGCGGAGTAAAGACCAATCACATTTCCAGTGGCTGGAGATAGAGTTACTGATGTACCGGCTGTAATCGTACCACTACCAGTGTTAAATGGTACTAACCAAACTTTGGTTGCATCGATATTTAAATTACCACCCTTAGTAGCATTAATGGTAATATTACCTAATGTGGTAGATGTTGTACCGGATAATCCATAACGAGTATCCTGGTCAATGGTTAAGTTAAACCCGTTCGTGTTAATAGTGTCTCCTCCTGCCCGAGCAGTAGCGACACCCCAGATAGCAGCATTACCGATATCTCGGAATGTACCACTACCAGTCATTACATAAGCGACCATTATTTAACCTTTGTATCAGTAACTAAAATTTGGAATATTATCTGACATCCGTTATGCTCCGGTTCCTACTGATTGATTACCAGTAATACCTAAGTTAAGAGTAACAGGTGCAATAGTTGTATTTGTCACAAGAACTTGACCTTCAATAATCTTGACAGCTACTGTACTATTTCTTAATTTCACAGAATAAACATAGCGATCATTTAACAATGCACGACTAGCCATTTCAGACATACTCAATGCAATCTTCCCGGTTGGTGCGTCAACTACAGATGCGACCAAATTATAATCAGTTTTGGTATTAAAATATCTTTTCATGACAGCTTCTACGGTGTAACCAGATAGATCTAGGACAGCACCAGAGTCGTCCTTAATTGTAAAGGGTTTGTAGTAAGTATCACCTTGATCTATGTATAAATCAATTCTGGCTGATTGGAGTTCTTGAATCACACTGTTTCCTCAACTTTGAAAGACGTTACTGGGTCTTCACTTATCTGTGCGCGTTTTGTATATTTAGTGCCGTTAGGATTGGATAAATTCACTCTGGCCGTGGCCGTTTCTACACCAAATTTACCCGCATTTGTTACAGTCGGTATAACATATGTATTTGTATAACTATCGGCCAGCACGCTATGTGGTTTAAAATTAATCAAACCGTGCATTAGAGCAGTAAAGCCAGAAGCAGTAACACCACCGAGACCAATTCTTACTTCTAGTGTCTTTTGTATATTACCAACTGTACCAGTAGCTGTATTACCAGATAGAGATACAGGTTTTTCTGAGTATGGATTACCAACTGTTCCACTAGCTGTATTACCAGATAGAGAACAAGAAACAGTAGAACTAGACGAGATAAATCCAGATGTTGCTACAGCTGTATTACCACTCAGACCTATAACCAGAGAATTTGCTGAGGTTACTATTCCAGTAGAAGTATTTAATGCAACACCGGTGATAGCTCTATTTGCAGTAGCAGAATTAACCAGAGTTCCTATAGAAACTGGGCTTGAATTACCACCTAGTGTGATATTAACACCGACAGTAAAGCCAACTGATCCAGTAGAACCCGTTAAAGATACTCCGGTCAGACTAGAAACATCATCCTCTGTAGTTAGAGCTGTTCCAGTAGCAGTAGTGGATGATACACCAGATAGACTATTTGTAGAAATAGCAGATGTTGTTAAACTACCAGTTCCAGTGGTTGAAGCAATACCAGAAATTTCGACACTTTTACCAGAAGCAGTTGTCACTGTTCCAGTAGCAGAAGTAGTAGAGTTACCGGTTATTGCAATTGTTGATGTAGCAGATGTTGTTACTTGATTAACACCACCAGTGATTCCATTACCAGAAATCCCAATTGAAATTGAGCTAGAATTAGTTACATTGCCGGTTGATAGTGCAGCTGCATTACCTGTGATCACCAAACTTGCGGATGATGTGGTTCCAATATTTCCGGCGGAAATAACAGATTGAGTACCGGTAAGATTAATGTTAACGGCCACAGTAGAAGTTAAATTACCTACGACTGTGCTAGAAGCGACGTTAGATACACCGAGTGTTATATCGGGAGATGAGCCACCCGAACTTAATACCTCAGTACCAAGCGGAGTCGAACCAAATGCGCGACTACCTAGCATATCTTACCTATCTGGGAAAGCAGTTAACGGTGGGACAAAAGCTGCAGTGTAACGAGCTAGTCCAACAGTAATTCTAAAATCGTCAATATATCCGTTAAAACCTGTTGCTGCTGTCATATCTGCACCAATACGAGGATAACCTGCAGATGGTGCCAAATATGTATTCACATCTGTATAAGAACTACCTGTAGCATTAGTTCCATTTATGTACATAGTTGTTATGCCAGAGACTTTACAAAGAGCAATATGATACCAGGTGCTAGCACTTAATGCTGTAGTTGAGCCAAGTCGAACTGTGCTACTTGTCAGATAAGACACTGCGCCAGATGCTGCAACATAAAGATAAGGATATACACCATTTGAACCAGGTCTTCCATCATAGATTGTCATCTGTGAGCCAACAGAGTTCAAATAAATCCAACATTCAATTGTCCAATCACCCGCACCTAATGTGAAAGCTGAGTTATTATATGGTATTAGATAATCCCCAGTTCCATCAAAGAATAGAGAACTTCCACCAAATTTATTGACCGATACCATTGTGGCAGAATTACCAAGAACAACTAAATTTGATTTTGCTGCATTATCATAAATAGCTGCATTTGTACCCAATAGTAATAATTGGGTATTTGTTACTGCATTTAATGGTGCGGTTGGTGTTGTAAAATTCGTAGTATAAATTCCAGTACCAACAACCAAGCGTACATTTGAGATATATCCACTAAAGTAATATGGTGTGGCACCATTAGCCTTACCTATACTTGGACCAATTGTACTCGTAAAATTGAATGTATTTGTTGCTTGTACTGCCATCGTACCGTTGATGTACATTTTGCAGTTATTCGTACCCGATCCTATTCTTACTACAGCAATATGTGTCCACGACGAAGTAGAAGGCGCACCAGATGATACGAGAATATTAGTTCCATCAGTACCAAATGAATAGCCAGTGCTAGTAATAACCAAATATGGACTTGTGTTATCAGAAGCGCCGCCACGAGCACCATATACCCAGTAAAGAGTCCCTGGAACTGCATCTGGTTTTACCCAACACTCAAATGTAAAATCACCAGCACCTATAGAAGTTGGAGAGTAAGTTCCTGGTAAACTAACCATTGAACCACCATCAAAATACATACTTCCGCCGTTAATAATTTTAGAATATGCATTACCGGTAGATAGTGGGAATGGGCTGTAAGAACCCTGAGTTGGTGTACCAGTTGCAGTAATAGTAGCGTTATTTGTGCTGCTATCTAAAAATGTACTATTAGTTGCTGCATTAGAACCATCGCCGTGCAATAGAAGATTTGTATTACTCCAGTTGGGGTCATAATTAAGCGACGAGTAATAAGCTGGTAATTCTGTCTGTGGTACTTGAAAATTACTTGTGTAACGAGCAATACCTTTAGTTACACGGAAATCGTCAATATAGCCATTAATTACAGTTGTACTATTAAGTGCGTCACCAGCTATTCCTATATATGTATTAGAACCTACCCCATTAAGTGTACCAGAGACAGAACTAGATGCTTCCTGAATACCATTAATATAGAGATATGCATTGCCACCAAATTTAACAACTGCAATATGTATCCATCCACTAGATAATGTGGATGTACTTAATAACAGTGTTGAATTATTGAAATAAACAGAATATTTTGTGGGATTTGTACTATGTCCAGCAAAGATACCGATGCCACCAGCACCGGCGACATTATAATTACAAAATAACGATGGGTATGTACTAACACGTGAAGAGTGATTATACCAAAACTCAATGGTAAAATCACCTGTACCAAATTGTAGTTGACTCGAAGTTGACATCACCGCATATCCAACTGTCCCATCAAAATACAAACTTGCTACGCCGTATTTCGGTGATGATGTTGAAAGTTTGGCGTTACCGACAATGCCAATATTTTGAAGTGCTCTTGAATCAATAACTTGTGCATTATTAAAATTTAGTAACAATGAAGTATTAGCAACAGCCGTAAGTGGCCCTACAGGTGGAGTAAATGTTGTTGTATATAAAGCTACACCCTTAATCACACGGACGTTTGATATGTATCCAATGAATTGTGATACAGCATTTGTCCCATTTTTATATGTACCTATTTCTGCATTATATGTTGCAGTACCATTATTAACAGTACCAGAAACTGCAGTAGTTCCTACTTGAACACCATTTAAAAATGTTAATATATTTGAACCACTGCGGACAAATGCAACATGACTCCAGGTATTTGCTGGCGCTACCGGGGCCGTAACTGTATACAGTGTCGCGCCAACATTTATCTGGCAAGTACCTGATGTACCAATATATAAAGACCATGACATACCAGCGTTAGTGGCATAATCCCCCTGGCCGCCAATGACAACCATATTAGATGTACTAGCAGGATTGACCCACGCTTCTGCCGTAAAATCACCTGCCCCGACCTGAAGCCCTACTGCATTCATAGGTATATCAACACCACCAGAATTGACATATATAGACCCGGTTGTACCATATACAGGCCCAACTGAACCTTGAATAGCAGTACCAACTTGTGTTATTGTATAATTATTTGTACTGCTATCAATATATGAACTATTAGTGCCACCATTTGCACCATTACCCAATAAAAGTAATGATGTATTATTCCAATATGGATCACCTGTGCCAGATACAACCTGTGTAACTGGCAGAAAACCGTAATTCTTATTACCAGCCTTTTTGTTCGCTATTGAACCAACGGTCATTAAGACACCTCATTACCAAAGGCATTAAATGAAACTGTAGATGTGCTTGAGCGGACAGTGATTACATCGGTTGTAGAAAGTGTTATTCCAATAGTCAGTGCAATACTATCATATGCATTTAGAGTAACATCGTATGCAATATAATGTGCAGCTACTAAAGATGCACCTGCTGGTCTTACGGCAATTCTGAATGTTGCCGTGGCATTAGCCTGATTACAGACATTGATTGTACTCAATACGGCTTGAGTGGCCGCCGGAACAGTATATAAAGTTGTATCTGTTGTTGCTGCTGGATTTACTTGGCCCAGTACCTTATACGTTAAAGCCATTTAAGCACCCATTAAGAGAAAAGGATTGATGATGTCTACTGATTTTGACAAGAGAGTCAATCCGACACGTTTTGTACCAGCAGCAAAAGACACTAGAGCATTTGAATTAGAGCTAGCATACACGGTGACGCGATTTAGAGTACCACCGGTACTCCAAGAACCAAGACCCGTTTCCCACGAACCTGTAGGTATACCACTAGCATCGACCGCTTCAATGTAATACTCAAATGTATCACCGTTTGCGCAGACTGATGAAAATGCTCGAAACCCACTGACTACACCTGCCAAAGTAAGCGCACCAGTACCTGTTGTGGCCGACGTTTCTAGTACACGATCTGCTGTTATTTTTGTCATACATTATTTATAAACAATTCTGGGTGCCAACGCTTCAGTGCTCTCTGTCTAGCTTGTTCTTTCATTTGTAATTGATAAACTGGATCAGATTTACGTGCTTCTCTATTTGCAGATTTCACATCTTTACTACGTTGAATCGCCTCAGGTGTGTGGCAGTTCTTGATATTCTTGCGAGAAGATTCCATAGCAACCCCAGAATTTAAATGTACATCAGACATTTTCTTTTTATAAACTTCAGAAGACCAGAGTTCTTTTTGAGTGATGCTTTGTTTCTCGAGATATTCAGTCGATCTTTCTGGCATCTTCATACCAGTTTTCTTATCAACATAATTCTGGCGATACTCCGGATTTTTCCATCGTTTTTTCGTTGTTATAGAGATTTTTTCTTTGACTTCTGGTCTATTTGCCGCTTCTATTAATCCAGCAATTCTAGCATCACGCTTTTCAGTATTGGCCCATTGGGATTTCATCGTATCTGAGTGTTTCTCCTTTACACCGCACTGAGACCAGTAATCTTTCATCTGAATAGATTGCTGAAGTTTTTTCTCTGGTTTACTATATGTTTCTTTAAGAGATTTAGAACGTTTAGCAATGGTTTCTGCACTAGGTGTTTTATTCCGGTTGACCATGGCCAGTTTCTCAATGATTTCTTTTGTGTACTCTATAGAACTATATCGCCACTTACGGAGATTATAATATCTAGTACCGAGCTCCCCGTCTTTGATCAAAGAAAGCCATTTATACTCTGCTTCATATAAATCTTTGCGTGATGTATTGATTGTCTCAATAATTCTACGTTTAAAATCAGAAGGACGTCTTTTATATGCATCTCTCATCCACGTTGATGAACAGATATAGCTATCACTAGGATATCCCCAATGAGAACCAATATAAAATCGCTTATGTTTTCTATCGAACCAAATGTAAACGAAACCTGAATCAATTACACGACGTTTAGACATAAAATACCCCATATTATTAGTATAGAGTATTTAGTATTCTAAAGGTTTAAGTATGTTTTTTTGTCCTCAGGACAAACGAATCAGCGCATTTGTGCTGTCGTTAGTCGGCATGGTCAATGTCAATGTTCCAGCTGTAATCGTTTGTGCTGTGAATGTGTGAACAGATACTGCATTCTTACCAGTAGCTGTGTTGTTATAAATCAGAACAGCGTCAAACAGAGTAGAAAGTGTGACACCAGAGTAAACAATAGAAGCACTTGGTGTAACAAATGCTGTTGTACCAGATGTGGTTGGAGCTACACCAAATGTAACTGCAACACCACCAGCAGTATAGCCGGTACCGGATACTTCACCCGTCGCTGAGTAAGCTGTAGTAGACGCATTAACAGTAGCAGACTGTAAGTAAAGTGCTGCCTTAAATGTATCGGCGGTTGTAGAACCACGAACTACAGATGTACCGAATGCGTGCAGACCATTTAGTAGGTCTTGCTTGAATGATGTTGCCATGCTTTGCGTATTGGCCATGTGATATCCTCTTTATTAAAGTGTTGCTGCTTCTGGTAAACCAAAAATACCTTGCTTCAAGTGCAACTGTACATCTCGTTTAACCAATTCCCCATCCAAGTGCCATTCTTGCCACTTTTGGATTTCTGTTTCATTTTCGTATCCACCTTCGGTTTTAACCAAAAGAGATTCCTCAATTTCACCTTTTGTTGTAAAAATAAGTGCCATGATTATGCTCCGTAAAGAAGTATTTAGCGGTTTTTGCGGAGTGATCTAAAGTCCAAAGGTTTCTTGACTTCTGTTTCACCCGGGGTTAGTGGCGGCTCATCCTGCTGATTCATTGTCGGCGGGGTGTATGTTGGGCCAGAATTATAAGCCGAAGGATTATAATTTGATCCACTATAGGAACTTCCGCCATAAGGTGGTGTAGAACCGCGATTCATGTAATTTTGAATTAGATTTGCGCCACTCCAAGCAATCATATAACCGGTGAAGAGCCAGTCTGTTAACCGATTATTTCTTGTCTGGTAAATGATAATCCAAGTAGAAACTGCCAGTGCTATTAGCTGGCCAAATTTCATTAGAGAAAACTCACCATTTTTGGTGAAGGCACTACGAATATCAATCGATGTCTTTGAATCAAAGTGCCAATATACGAGCATGCCCACCATTAGTAGGCTTGCTATTGCTAGAATTATGGTTTCTGCATCTAAATTATTCAGCATTTAAGAATGTCGAGAACGAGACATCCTCATTCTGCCCTGTGCGGTGCTTCCAGTCTTTTGCGAAAGCCTTTTTATCTGCCAATTTGGCGCCGTCAAGACGCTTCCCGGCTTTATCCAGTTTAGCGTGCGCATTATCAATATTCTTTGTCTTCCCGGCGGAAGCAACTAGTTTACTAGCATCTTTCTTTGCCAACTGTGAGTATGTCTTCAGCGTTGGGATAGAAAGTTCTTCTAAAGGTTCGGCATTATTTTCGACGGATTCACATACCTTTAAGAATTGCTCGTATGTCCCATGGTGTCCTAGTTTAGCCTTTTCAAATACAATGTCCACAAAATAATCAAATGCATCAACATGCTTAGCAGCCCAACGGTCATATGATTTCTCAAATTCTGCAAAATCATCATTCATTAGATCATAGCGCCAGCTATTATACATCATCTGGATTGTGTGCTTACCATCCGCAGAGATACCATTATCAACATCCTGAGTGATTTCACGATAAGCAGAAGTCAGATACTTTAAGATTTCACTACAGTCGACGGATTTGTGCGGCTTGTGTTTAGATGTGTGTTCGTTATGAGTTGACTCATTCTGACTCAGGATATGAGCTCGTGCCTTGGCCTTGTGCTCTGGTGTGACTAGAACCTTGCCATTCTTTTGTTTCCCGCCATCTGCAATTGCAAATTCACGAGCCTTGGATAATAGTTTCTCGGCACTGATCATTGTCTTACCATTTGGCCCAGGACGGACCACATCCGACTCATCTAAATCTTCAGATTCTTTAATATTACGATCACCAACCAAATGACGTAAGTGTCGACGTGCAGCAGCGCGATGGCCACGTGTAATTGGACCACCTTTGGCGAGTTCTTTTGCTTTAATCTCGATTTGTTGACTATCAAGACCCTCGTCCAGAGATTCAGCCAACTTAACCTTTGTTGGGTGAAATACTTTACCATCCGTCATTGTAACCTGACCAGTGTGATCATGGACCGCTACTGTGTGATGTGTTCCGTAAATTGATTTAATCTTATCGCCAGCCTTGAACTTCGTTTCCTCTGTAACGGTAAATGTCTTATCCGACACTTTAATGCCAACTTCACGTGCAATTTCAATCATATTGGCAATGAGTTCTTTGTTCTTCATCAGAACGGAATCCTTCTTTGCCTTTGCAATTGCCTGATTAACTAGATTATCCGGGCTTGAAATAGCATCGTGTTTTACACCAAGTGTATCCGCGATGATTTTAGCTACTGTTAGTTTGTCTTTGTTTTGGTATTGATTTGACATAGATTCATCTAGTTCTTTTATTGTTTTAAGGATTCCAACATCGTCATTATCAATAGCTTCGACAAAGAATGTCTTAGCAAAATACTTTTGTGCTTCCTCGGTTACTATCTTGTAACCATGGAATTGATTATTTTCTATCTGTATATCAGTAAACGGTAGTTTGTTTAACTGCTTGGCAAACTTACGACTAACTTCACCTGATTCATTAACGACTTGGTAGTAATTACTGCATTGTTCAATAATTCGATACTGTTTACCATCTGATTCTACCAAATCATACTTTTTGAACAATTCACCGTTATAGAATGCATTACGTTCTTCTGTCACCTGAATGGCAGAAGAAATACGACGGGCGACGGATGCTTGTGCTACATTTTTGTTGCGGTTAATGAATTCTTTAAACTGCATAATTATAATCCCATACCAGAGCGAACATCGGCGATAATATGCGCCGCTTGAGATTGCACTGTTTCGGGTAATCCTTTTCTAAAATTAGATATATCATTGTTCTTGGCATATTCACGCATTTTAGTAGCACTCATACCGGAAGCATCATCTGAATCCGGATCGCGCTCACCTGCCGAGAGTACTTCAATTTTCTTGTAATTAAAATCTTTCCCGTTATATTTATCAAGTAACTTTTTATATTCTGGTATGCGGTCGGAGCCTGCCACAAGATAAAGAGTGTCATATGTGTGGTTTAATTCAATCACCATTTCGATGAATGTCCGCGTGTGTTCATCCGCTCCCACAAATCTAACACCTGGAAACATCTTCTTGACCCAAAATAGTTTCTTGACAATAGATAGTGGATTCTTCTTTTTATCTTGACTGCGAGACAAGTAAATCACGTGATCGCACTTATACTGGCGGGCATAACGCAGAACAGACTGAACTAAAAGTCCGTGGCCGTTGGTTGGTGGATTCATACGACCAAATGCCGCAACAATACCGTTGCTTTTTGATTCTTTGATATAGTCTTTTAGGCTCACCACGGGTCTCCCGACATTTTAACTGAGGATGCCATCTTTTCAGATTCAAATTTGAATCGCATTTTCATTATTTTCTTACCGCCAGCTGATACACCAATAGACTCATTACCAACCTTTTCAAGTTTGATGGGGCCTTTACGTAGTGCATCTAATTTTGGATTATTCGTTGGGTCCATGGTCACAGCCTTATATGGAGCTTTATTCCCTTGACCAGTGACCTTAATATATGGTGGATAAAGTAAATCAGCATCCATCCAGTTTTCTAATAGATGTTTTAGCAACTCACCTTGCTTTAGTGATAGTAGTTTGTGCATCAACACATCACGCATGGCCGCCAAAATTTGTACACCTATAGCCTCTGTTTGAACTTTAATACCCGAGTTGGCACGAATATGCTCTTTTCGAGTTTGTGATGATTCTGGTAGTTTGTATTTTTTGATTAACTGCGCTTCTTGATTCTTATACTCTCGTTGAATATCAATGTTCAGTGCTTTGTCAATAGTACCAAGCCCTGGGTTTTTAAATCCAATTTCACCATTGGTTTTAGTTGCTTTCGCTGATAATCCTAGAAAACCATTAGCTGGTCCAGATGTGAACAGAACAAGAATGTCGGTAGGGTTCTTTCTAGAATCGGCATCTGATTTAGAAGCACGTGCCAACTCGCCAGGTCGCGCCGTCCACCAAACTTCTTTAACTGTTCCAGAATATCCATTCCGCTTTGCCCAGATGATAAACTCTTCTGCCATTACCTGTGCTTTACCAATAGCATCGGCAACTTCTTCTGGCTTTGCTTGTTTAACCCGTGCCTCAAATGCTTGTTTTGCATCAGATGAATACCATTTGCCACCATTTACAAAGTAGCCTGTTTGTATTTCATTGATGTCTGATAATACTGTATTAGCAGTCATCGTTGCCACCCTTTAATTACTCTTGGATCGAAGTTACTTGTAGAAAATTCAAAACGATCTACCAGTTTAATAGCTTCACCAGATGTGTTAATAGCCACAAACCCCTCTGGATTTGTAACTCTGAATCCGTCACTTGTACGGATAAAGTGACTTAGTCCACCGACCTTACGCATTTTAGTTAAAAGAATATCCTTAAGCAGGTCAATACTCTTGGCCAATTCAAATACAGAAGCCCATTGCTCATCCGAGAATACGTGCAGAATTCCTAATGCTTGAAGACGCTTATCATTTAACGCACTTTGTGCAGCATGAGTCTTACGCTTTGCGATTTCCTTTTCATAACGATCATTAATGAACTTATGAAATCCGCGAGACATATCAACCGGATTAATATCCTTGATATTCTGACGCACTAGTGAGTTAATATAGATCAAAACCACATCGCGCATCTCTTCATTGCGAGAGAACTGATTCAGCAATGCACTTGGAATCTTTTGGAACTGAAGACCAATATCCTTCAAAAGGAATTCGGTCATTGCATAATCGGCAGCTGATAAAGTAAAATTTGCGGTCTGATTATTCAGTGTGGCATCAATAGCCCAGACATTATCGGTTTTGGCAAATTTATGAACTATGTCTTTTCCGAAGTTCGCTTTTAGATTAGCAAAGTTATTACCCGTGTATGTTGTGTGAAACACCATACCTATTTTGGCGCGCATAATCTTAGCACCAAGCTCACTGTCCTTTGGCACAGCATACGCTATTGTATTTGGGTGAAACACAACCATTTCTTGTCCATCAATCGTTTCTGTTTTCAGATCATCGTGTGTAAACATCAAATCGCCTTGATAAATTCCCGATTTGATTCCAAGTGAAGGCAATTCTCTTAAAAGTATAGTGAATTTCTCTGCCAACTCACCACTTAAATCTGCATCAATATCAGCTTGTGTCTTGTAGACCTTTGGATTTTTATTGAATATACCCTTCTTAGCGACAAAGAACTTCCCGTCAGTTGGATCAATACCACAGATGATGGCGGGTGCTCCGTCAAACTTGACGGTGTAAACATTGCGCTGAGTGTGGCCGAACATATTACGCAAATCGCGCAAATAGTTAACAGCCTTTCGTGTGCCATCAACACCAGCAATGAACACCAGATCACTAATGTGCGTCATGTGCGCATTAACCTGTGCTTCTTGTAGATATTGTTTAAAACTCATACTATAGGGTGTCCGAAAATAGTTTCTTTGGAATGTTCACCGTTGATATCACGAACATAACTGCCATCATCGTTTATTTTGATTATACCAGAGAATATTTTATTGAGACCATCTTTTTGAACATGAGCACCACTTTTACGCAGAGCGCCTTCCATACGTTCGGATGCTTCAATCCAAAAACCTTTTTGTTGCAGAACTTTATTTAACTCGGCCATCAGCTTAACTTTACTGACCGGTGTACCATCGTGTCCGACACCTTGGATTTTCTTACCTTTCCAGTGCTCATCAGCACGCGGCCCTCGATAAAAAATAGCGATATCTAAGTGTGGATTATCCGTATAGTCAAGTACCAACCACTCGGAGTTCTTAACGTCGTTTACAGATTTAACAAACGACCCAAGACTTGTGTGTTTATATGCGTTATCTACTAGATTAATCAAATCCTTACTGTACTCTGATTTATCTTTGGTTAGCAGGTGCTCCCAAACACCCTTGCGCACAAATTCGTTGATATATTGTTTAAAACTCATGGGTTACCAATCAATAAAGTATTACAACATTATTTATTAGTGTCATTCTTTTGTTGTGCATCCATTTCTGCCAACTGACGTTTCCAGCGTTCTTTCATTGCAAATTCTACTGGATCAAGCTTACGCTGGGCATTTTTTGCATCTAATTCAAACAGTTTGTCCTCAATTAGAGAACGACGTAAATTCGTCGTGGTCTGTTGAACCAAAATCTGAGTATCTTTGATTGTTTTCTTTGTTTCGTCAATCCGTTGGGAAGTCGCCGCCACTTCTTTTTTGGCGTCTTCCGCATGGACGTAACGGGCATCAACCGTGAACAGTGTTCCTACGATTGTGCAGATTGCGATGAATGTAGCAATTGTGGATTTAGCATCCCACTTTTTATTTTCGTCAGACATGGTTCCCCTCCATATCTACTATTTAGTTGATCGTAATTACGGACCCAGCGGATGATTTGCCTAATCAACTGTTTACGGACTTTTACGGGGGACTCATTATATCGAAGGATTGTATCCTCACGGTCATGCAT